AATTGTTCTATTGCATAAATCATTTTCATTTGAAATTTATTTTTGATTCTGTATCTGCTAATTTTATAAGGTATGGTATTCTAAAATTTCCATACATACTTTTAATAACTTCAGAATAATCTTTATCTTGATTAATTGAATCTACATATAAAGGATTTTTACTATTTCCTCGAAAACATGAAAAAGTATGCATATTATTATCACAGTAATAACTTTTTGCAATTCCAATAATATTAAGATTCTTTCTTCCAAGTTTTTCATATAGATGTGCTCCTAGTCCTGGTTTAGGTTTTTCAAAAGATTCTTCATCATTCCACAACCAAACATGAGAATCTAATATGATTGTATCGAATTTATCAAGATCTATATTTTCTAATAATTTTACAATCCCAGGAAGTTCTCTTTTATAAAATTCTCCAGGAATATAAGAATCGAAATTGTTAATAATAATTGAAATTTTATCTATAGGTTCACTATCTTCCCAGTTTTTAAAAATAATACCTGAAATTTTTCCTAAGTGTTCCTTTTCTTTATAATATCCATCAATTATTATCTTATTCATTTTTTAATAATCTTTTTATTTAAATATTTCTTTTTCTTCTCATAATCAAATTCTAATCGATCTAGTTGATTTTGAATAATAGAATTCCAACTTTCAATGGCTTCCTCTTCTGATTCATATAATTTATAATTATCTAGATTATATCTATTAGGAATTAATTGAAAGTAACCAACTATCATATTAGTAGTTTTGTTTCTTAAAGGATACCAGGTAGTGTTTCCTCTATATCCAGATCTTTCCTCTTTCCCTAAAACTACTTCTTGTGGGGAGTTTATATTTTCAAATTTATAACTGTATGGACCAATATAAAATCCAAAAGTCCAGAATATTTGTCCTATAAGTTTATCAAGTTCTTCATATGTTTCTGGCTGTTTCATAATTTTTCTATTTTAGAATTTAAATATCTCAATCTTTCTTCATAATCATGTTGAAGTTTATCTTTTTGATCCTGAACAACTGCATTATAAGCTTCTACACACTCTTCTCTCGTTTCAAAAAGATATGGTAGAAAAAATCTTATGTGATAATTTTTGAAAACTAGATTTTTATTTTTACTTTTTAAAATAAGAGAATAATCACTTTTTTCATCCCAATTAGTTACTAAGACTTCGATGGGTTTTACTAACCTTGTACATTTATAAGATTTACTAGAAAATTCTAACATAAAATACCAAAGTGACTTGGAATTTTCTTTATATTCTAACAATAATTCTTTTGTTATCATATTAATTTGGATTTTATATATTTAAGCTTTTCTTCATAAAAATGTTGAAGTCGATCTACAGTATTATGAATCTGAGCATTATAATATTCTTTACATTCTTCTTCAGTATCGAATATTCTCACAAAAAATTTACATTCTGAATCTTTTCTTTCTTTATAACCCTGAAAAGATCCAATTACAGAATTATCAGAAACTTTTCGAAGATATAATAAATTATCTATATCAATTTTTAAAATAATTTCTGCTGGTTTTATGATACTAGAGCATCTAAAAGTTTTCTCCCTAAAACTAATACAACTATACCAAAATGTTTTATCCTTAGGGAGATTCATTATTTCTTTCGCTGTTAATTGTGTTATCATTTTATTATCCGTTTTTTAAGATTTCTTTCGGTGGCTTTCCATTGATCTTCAAAGAATTTCAATTTACCCTCGATATACTTATTTCTATGTTCAATACACTCACTTGGAGTATTAAAGAAATGATAATGAAGTTGATAATTTTTTAATACTTTTCCAGTATCTAATATCTTTACTATTCTAGGAGCACCGCCAAATTCATCAACAACTTCAGCTTCAGATGGTGGAATATCTCTATAAACTCTTCCAGTATCTGATATTTGTAATGAATAAATCCAAACTGTTCTCATAATTCTTTACATTTAATTAGAGTCCACTCTTTATAATTCATTCCTCCTGTTTTAGTATCGAAATGCTTGATAATTTCCTCGAATGGTATTAAGAAGGTTCCAAGAGATTTTGCTAACTCAGAATTAAAACCTACATCAACTTTAAGATCATAAATACTATTAATATATTCAGTAAGGTGACCATGAACGTGACCAAATAAGTGAATAGATCCATGAGGTTTATGATTCCAAGATACAAAGGGATAATGACACATAGTTACCATATAATCTTTTCCTGAATGCTCTATATGAACATCAAGAATATCAGAGATTATTTTGAAATACCCTTTAAGTGGTGCCTGATCAAAATAAAGTCCATAGTTATCATGATTCCCAACAATTTTATAAATATTTTTACAAGGAATCTGATTTAAGACATCTTTTATATCGTCAACAGGCATTTTCCAAAACATATCACCTAAATCGAATATAATATCTTCTTCTTTAGTTTTTTTAAGTTCCTCTAAGATATAATTATTCATTTCAGTTACATCTTTAAAAGGTCGAGAATCATATTTTATTACATTTTCATGACCATAATGAAGATCTGAAATAAAATAGATCTTCCCAGATCCAGCAGTTGTAAAGGGTTTTTTAATCTTCATAATCTTTTGCTATTTTTATTAATTTATTCTCTTTATAATATCCGATAATATTATTAAATACAATAATCTCTAAATCTGTAGTATCTAAATCCTCTATATCCAAATTATGTTTAGAGTACTCTCCATAATCCATATCAACTTTAATATAATTAAATGTTTTGTTTACATAATATAATTTTTGAATATTTCCTGATATAGATTTAGATTCTAAACTCTTATAATCAAACACAAGATCTTCAAGTGTATCTAATCCAGTAAATTCAAGGACTTTAAGTAATTTAGTTATTACTGAATCTACTAAACGTTTCCTATAAAGTTTATTTAACTCTATTAATTCTTTCCTATTATTCATAATCTTCGAGTTTCCACTTACGTGAATAATCTTTTTTACTTTTATGAGTGATACTAGGTCTTAAGGATACTAACTTTCCTGTTTCTTTAATTTCATTATCTCTCCTAACTTTTTCGGCTAGGGAGATTAATTTCTTTTTCTTCTTTTTCATATGATTATTTTATTACATTTATAAGGAAATCCAAGTTCCTTATATGTGAAAATAAATAAAAGAATTATGATTAGATGTTATGAAGCTAAGTTATCAAAAAATTTAAACCCTAGAGTTAGAAGTTTTATCATGAAAGAATGGATGGAGAAGAGAAATACTTATGGAATTGAATTGAAGAAATATATTATAGATTCTTCATCAGTAGATCAACATCCAGTATTAGGACTTTATATAAAAGATCAAAAAGTGTTTGGAGATAATATACTAGTAGATAATAATTTTTCAGAAAGATTATTAGGAAGACATGTTATTTACTTTCTTAACTCAATAAAAGAAAAACAATTAGGGTTTTATAAGAGAAGGATTCTTAATTTTTATCCTGTGAATTATGAAGAATCCATTTTCTCTGAAAATAAAATGCGTTCTAAACTTGTTAAAGTGATTGGAATGTTTGGTGAAAATAACTATAATGTACTAGGAATTATTTATGGAGATGTATATCAAGTTAGAGAAAATTATAGAGAATTATTTTATAATATATGGAATTCTAAAGTAAATGGAAATTATGAAAAACCTATTAATCTAGGGAAAATAGAAATATAAAAAAAGAGGACTGTAAAAAGTCCTCTAATTATTTTTCTTTATTTTGTAATCTCTAATAATGTCTTGGAGATTAGATTTATAGCACCTTCCACATCTCGATAATCACATACTTCAACTTGAGTATGCATATTTCGTTGAGGAATAGATACTAACATAGTTTCACAATCAAAAGCACCTTCTTGAATTGCTGAAGTATTTGTTCCTCCTGCATATGAAGCTGCAAGTTGATATGGAATTTCATTAATCTCAGCAACTCCGATCATTTTACAGCGAAGATTCCAAGATTTATCAGGTCCATTCATGATAACAGGTCCTTTCCCAAGTTCTATATCTCCATAGGACTCAGGTTTTATTCCTCTACCTTCATCCGTGGCGAAAGTAACATCTATATCAATCGAAATATCAGGATTTACTCTTTTACTTGTTACCATTGCACCTCTTAGACCTACTTCCTCCTGAGTATTCGCCACGCCATAAAAAGTATATTCATCAAAAAGTTCCTTAAAGGCTTCATAATTCACCACGTTCCTTAAGACTTCAGCAACAATAAATACTCCAATCTTATCATCTAGTCCTTTAGATGCAAATCGATTCTTCCCAAGATGTTCTATAAAATTTGCTTCAAAAACAACTCTACTACCTATCTCTACTAACTTCATAGCTTCTTCTTTAGATTCAGCGCCGATATCAACAAGAAGATCTTCAATAGGAATTAATTCATTTTTGCTATTATCATCATACTCTACATGAATTGGCTTTTTCCCAATAATACCTGTTACATATTCTCCTGGGTGACCAATTTTAGAAATTTTAACTATACTTCCTGGGAGAACTTTTTTATCTATTCCCCCAAGATTAATAATATTTAGCATTCCTTGGTCTGTAACATTTTGTATCATCATTCCAAGTTCATCAATATGTGCAGAAATCATTACTTTCTTACTCCCTGAACCTACCTTAAATGCTACATTTCCCATTTTATCAGTAAACTCTTCTATCGCAAACTTAGAACAATAATCTTTAAATACCCTAGTTGCTTCCTGTTCAAAACCGCTAGGACTATACGATCCCAACAGTTCTTTTAAAAATTCTACAGCTTTTAATTCTAACATCTTTCTTTAATTAAAAATAAATATCGTTTCATGTAAATTTCTTTCAGTTCTCACATTCCAATTATACTTAAGAGAGTTTGGAATTTCATCATCTAAGATCATTAATCTAGTATGAATAAATAAATCATAATAAATATCTAAGTAAAAACCAGAGCTAATTCTTGATAATTCTACTCTATCTATATGTTCTACATCTTCATAAGTAACTATAATTTTATTATCTATCTGAAATGCTGAGAAATATTTTAAGATTTCTATAGTTAAATTATAATAGTATACTTGATCTGCCGCTGATTTACATCCAATTATTCCACCAGAACCACTTCGAATTATACCTAACTCCTTAACCATTATAATCTAGGTGTAATAACTTGATAAAATCTAACTTCATCAATCCCACAATCAATTCTTCCTGCACAGTTCCAAGTTACATGAGGATTTGCTGTTTCCCAACATGATTTATGAATAATTGTGTAGCTTCCATGATTAGAGGTACATATTCCACAATCTGAAAAATCCTTCCAATCTTTAATATCACGTGCTCCATCAATTATTTTACTATCATAATAACCAACATCTTCTAGAAGTTCAATTATATCCTTACTAACTTTTCCGATATAAGCTGAATTAAGAAATTGAATACCTTCTCTAGGAAATTTATCTTGAAGTTCATTTATGGTTGCTTTATGATAACCTTTCTTTTGATTATCTTTTATCCAATCTTCTCCATTAGTAAACCATTGTCCGAAATCTGTATCTCCTCTAAGAGCAGCTATCCCAAGAGCTAGTTCTTTAGTTACTCCACATTGAATTCTTTTTACAAGAGATACTTTTCCAGATGAAGAAAATTTAATAGCTTCTCGAGTTATAGCTGCATATTCTCCAGTCTCTGCACAAGTAATAATACAATTTCCTTTATCTGGATTAAAGGCTAAACCAGTTCCAACCATCTCAGAATATCCTAGATCTTCAAACTCTTTCCTAAGTTCTGGTGTATTTTGATCTAAGATAATACTATATAAATGATCTTTCCTCTTCATTTAATATCTAGGTTGTTTAATTATATATTCTAAGTTATTGTCTTTATAGTAACCGTTTAATTCCTTTGAGCTACATAAAGGAGTAAATCCATTCTCCCCAAATGTATACTCACCTCGGAAAGAATCAAATACAATAAAATCATCATCTCCTCCATTAGCTGGATTAGGAATAAATTTAGCCCATGTTTTAATTAGACGCTCCCTTTCCTTTGGCCATATGAAAAATCTCTGCTCTGAAACTTCTTCCTCTATGGCTAATTCGATATCAACCAAAGCATCTTCAACTACATCAGCAAGATAAACCTCATCTTTTGTTCCATCTGCTTTTCCGAGATCTATTTCTAGTTTTTGCATAAACAACTCTTCAAGAAGTTGATCTTTTTTATCTTTTTCCATTTTCTTATACGGTTTATAATTTGGTGTATATAATCTAGAAACCCATCCAGAAACAGATTCTTTATTTCTAGTGAGAGCTCCTATAATAACTATTATTTTAAAAATTATTGCAATTACTAATAATAATGCTATTAAGACTAGTAAAAAATTCATTTGTTTTTCTCTATCTTTTTAATTGAAAATAATATCTTATCTCCTATTTTATATGTTGGAGTATTACTACTAGAAATTCTTTCACTTAATCTAATATCTCCATTAGAACCAATTTCGTCCCCAGCGATGTAATAAATAGTACTAACGCCGTAAGAATTTAATCCTCTATCAATAGATTTTATAACTAATTCCTTACTATATTCTACTTTATATTGTGGTAAATCTTTCCTTTTGCTAACACAACTCACTAATCCTATAATAAGACTGATAATGATTAATAACTTTTTCATAATTACTTTCTTAATAATTCATTACATACGCTCTTTATTCCTTCTAATCTAGCTTGTTCATAAGAAGGATAGTTTAGATTATTACTACTCAATGAACCATTCTCCATTGGGATAGCAAATATAAATCTTTTCTCTCCTTCTTTATTAGTAAATGGATATACGAGAATGATAATACCCTTATGTAATCTTATCCATTCTACTATTTCTACCTCAATTCTCTTTTTCTTTATTGGTTGTTTATATCCAAGTTTTACTAATTTTTCTAGGACTTCATCATCTACCATTATACTTCAGTTTTTATATAGATTTTCCTCTCTTCAAATTGTTTTTCTATATCAACAATCCTCCATCCATATTCATCAATTAACACCCTCTTTAAAGTATCAATATAACTATCTGGAATTAGATTAGGATTTATATAGACCCAAAATTGAAGGAAAGGATCTTTATAAGCTTCTGAACTAGATTTATAAGATTCATAAGCTTTACTCATCTCTTTAGCTGCTAAATCAAAAAACTCTTCTGGTGTAATTCGAAGGTAACTAGCATAAATAAATTCTCTCATTTTTCTCTTAATTTAAAAAAATCATAATCGTAATCAGTTTCAGTTCCGTCTTCTAGAACATAATGTTTCCTATATATTATTATCTGAACAACATTATTTCCAGGAATATCATTTAATATAGCATCTTCTATAATTTCAGTATCTGATCCTAACCAGTTCTCTTTTAGATGATTTTCTGTAGTATAATAAACATTTTCTTGTATTCCTTGAGTTATTGTTTTTATTTTAGTTGGGTAAATTTCATTAGAGCTAAATTTATGTTTAACATAAATTTCATCACCCTCTTTCAATCCAACCCTTCCTGTCGAGTCAGAATAAATTTTAATAACTCTTTTACATGGAACTACTTTTTTATCTATCAAATCCCATAAAGCTTTTACAATATCAGTTTCTGCTATAAAATCACCAATATTCCTATCTTCTGGAACAATAAAACTATTTTCTAGATCATCCTTATCAAGATACTCACTATCTAATTTCCAATCTATTTTCCATAAAGGTATTAATTCACCTTTCTTATTTTTAATACAATCACAATTAATAAATCTGTTCATAATTCTATATTTATTTATATTTATCACATATAAGGAAAATAAACCCGAAGAATTATCTCCTCGGGTTTGATTACTAACTAGGATTTTTTCTGATTATTAATCTTTATTAAACATAAGAAGAGCTTATCCCTAGTTTCTTTACTCTTCACAATATTTAGGTTTTCGACCTGTTTCTAAGTATTCTAAAATCTCTTTAAGTACCTGATCATGATTAAACGCCCAATCATAACTATCAATATCTTCTGCTGGGATAAACTTAATATCATCTACTTCATTAGGTTCTCCACCTCTTGATACGGTATCACAGTTAATTTCCTTATCAGCTAATTTTTTCCGAGTAGCTATGTAATCTACATGAATAAGATATCTAGAAACTATGTTTTCTCTAACATCTCGAGACGGATCATCTATAGTACAAAAATGATCAATTGCTTCATTGGGATAAATTTCAAGATTAAGTCCAAGTTCTTCATAAAGTTCTCGTTTTACCGCTTCTTTTCTTGTTTCACCCCAATCAAGATAACCACAAGTAACTGACCATTTTCCAACATGATCTGGACATCCTGAACCTCGTTTAGATACTAAAAACATTACTCGACCATTGCTATCTCTAGTATATACAATTCCTACTACTGCATTTGCTCTAGAGATCCAATACTCTTTTCCATTTTCTTTTGATGTTACTTTAAAATTTTTCATAAATAAAAATTATTAACAATTGTCAATGTTTGTTTATCAATTATAAGGTTATTACCGATTGTCTTTTTCACCTTCTTTAGAATTTGTATGATGTTCTTTTTACATAAAACACTATCATCTTTAATTGATGACCAATCTTTTATAGTAGAAAAGTTAAATTCATATCTTTTTACAGTAGGTATAAGAGTATATGCTTTCTCATCTAATTCCTTCTTAGCTCCAAAAACTAGTTCTATGAAGGGTAGCAGAAAACATTTTTTATTATAAAATACTACTTTATAACTACTATTATGTCCATTTCCAGGAGGTGTATCATTAATTTCTAAGATACTTCCATCTTCTATAGGATTAAGAATATCATTTATTACTATTTTACCAGTACTATCACTTATTTTTCCTGGAATACTATAACTCTTCTTATAAAATGGCCATAAGTTTATATTCTTAGTTTTTGGAGAAGTATATGAGAAATCTAGCATATTGTAATGAAAAGAATATGATACAACTACTAATCCACCAATCATTTCTTGATTAACTATATCAAAATTAAAAATATCCACTTCTTAATTAAACAAGATATAATTTGATATAAGTATTTAAATCTTCTACAGCTGGTAATCCATACTTTGCTGTAAATTTTCTAGTAGGTTTCTTTATATATCTCACATAGAAATCATCTACTAGTGGTTTTATAGTTTCCATAGAATTCTCTCCACTAAGTTTTTCTGTCCCATGAATATCTTTGATTATAAAGAATATAAGAGAAGCTACAAATGGAGTAAAAGACATTTCTTCTTCAATTATCTTTTTCACTATATGTTCATTTTCTTTAAGAACTCTAGTAACTTCCTTGTAACTCTTATTACCTTCCGTTTGTCCGGCGGTTTCTACTATTAATGTGAATAGTTTAATATATTCTCTAAATAATTCTTCAGTTGTTAACATAGCCTTTAAGTGTTTCTATTATTTTTATTTTTTCAGTTTCTTTGAGAAGACTCCACTCACCTCTTTCTAATTTTTCTATAATTTTTGAAATATTATTAACAGGTATTTCTGAAATCTCTAAAGTTCCTGGTATCAAAGTATACCCTAGATGTTCAAGAATAGACTCAATCTTCTCAAGTTCTTTAACAGTTGCTACTCTTCGACCATAATAATTATCAACTCTTGGATAATTAATAACAATCCTTGAATCTATTACATACCATCTCCAAAGATTATTTGGAAAATTAAATACTCCTCTTTCACATCCACTAAATAAACCGAACCAACCATCAGGTCCATCTTTATAATCTACATAAATCTTTCCTACTTCCATAATTCATCCAAAATATAAAAATGGATTATCTTCTGAATCTTCTTCAATTATCTCAAAATCAGATCCAGAACAATCTTTTAAATTTATCATATACTTTAAAAGTAAGTCTACACCATAATTATAAAAATAAGGTTTATCTTTATCATATGATGCAATAGATTCTCCTTTACCATTTACTACTTTTACATAATTCTCATTTTTAGAATCCAATGATGCTTTTATTCCCTCATCTGTAAAATTCTTTTTCGCATGTTCTTCTGCAAATCTTACAAGTGGATTTATTGTTTCTCCGGATATACGAATTTCTTTGTTAATGAGATTTTTAGAATAAAGAACAATCTTATCTATTACTGAGAAAGTATACCAATTATCAGAACCTATCAACTTAAACCAAGGACTACCAGAATCATCAAAATAAACTCCTGTAACTCTAGTATAATTTCCATCACTTGTTTTTATAATAGGTTTATATCTTAATCTTCTACAAATTTCTTTTAATAAATTAGATCTTTTCTCCAAACACATCTGCGAAAGGTTTTAAATTTCCATTCGGGTTATGATCTCTCCCTGAATTTCCATCATCAAGAATAGCAAAACATATCTCCTCAAATGCTCCAGTAAATTCTGATTCTTCCAAAACTTCTTTAAATAGTTTTGCTACATGAGAAGGTGGATTTTTAAAAGCTCCACATCCAAGTGCTCCTAGAACAAGTTTGGTGTGATTATTATCTAAGGCTATTCTAAGTATTGTTCTTATTTTTCCTTTTACAACAGGAACATATTTTTTCATCATTTCTCCAGTACTCTTGTCAATGTCTGGTCTTACTACTCCTGCCACAGAAATTACATTGCATTTAAAATAATTATCTACAGTTTCATAAGTTCCTGGTTTTCTATAAACACATACTCCTGGACTATATATTCCTCCATAAACTGGGATAGGGTAGGAGAAGTCATTAAGAACTTTTCCTGAATAATAATCTCCAAAGTATTCATCCCATTTTTCAGGAGAGTATAAATATAGGGATAATAGCAAATTACTTCTTCTACATAATTCTTCTTCCTGAGCTCTAGAACCTGTTTCAACTCCTCCACCTGGTCTTTTAGATGAAGCCATATTAAGAACTGCACACTCTGAACCCAATTCCTTTGCTTTTTCAAAGGTATCTATATTCTGTACATATATTTTAAGAGGAGTTTGAAATTTAAGTTTATTATTTCCTTTTTGAATAGACTTATACATTTTTGATTCATATATTAGTCTATCTGTTTCTGGAAATTCTATATAATTATCCTTATATTCATACTCTCTAGAAATAATATCTTCTATTACTTCTTCAAAAACTTTAATTAATTGTTCTTTTGTTTTCATATCATTAATGATTTTGAATTATCTAATAAATTATATTTCACAATCCCACACTCATTACAATTATCCTTTGAGAGAATACATTGACTACAGTAATTTAATTTACCTGAATCTATTGTATATCCTCTTCTTTGAAATAATCTAAGGTTTTTCGAAAAATGACTTATTTCCTTTGATGAATATTCCATAAAAACTCCATATTCAAGATTTTCAAGAGTTACAAGTTCTTTTATTCTATTTTTTATGAAATCCAAAGTAACAATACTTTTTTCATTTAATTCCTCTACAAAGTCTATAAGAACACTTTCATTTATTCTCACACGTTTAACTATTCCTTTACGATTATTTACTGGATAGGAAATAAGTAGAGTGCTATTTATTTTATCTCCAGGGAAAAAGAATTTATTAGGTCTGATAGAAGGTTTGAAATTACATAAATCACATTCTCCAGAAAATTTACATACTTCTTTACATACTATATCAGAAATCCCTGGGAAAGATCGAAAAATCAACCTACTATTTACTATATCAGTATTTAATACCAATATATTTGTTCTTTCTCCATAATATCTATGTTCTGAAGAACGTCCTAATTCTAAATCTACAGTTTCATATCTAAAATTTCCAAAAAAACCTACTACACCAGTTACTAATCTAATAAGATTGATTTCATTGATATAGATATCATTATTGAACCAAGTAATTATATCTCCTGGAAGATATTTTTGATAGTATAGTCTCCTTTTAGTATTCTTTGTCATAACGTGCTAAATTATTATATGCATCTGTACTATAAAAATTAGTTAGATCGAAAAAAATCGAAAACTCTCCTTTGGGATTTAAAGGTGATTCCGGACGATATCTATCTAGGATAATATTAAATCTAAATTCATTACTCCAATCTTGCCTTATTTCTACAATTATTAAAGGGTGTTCTGGTCCAAATGCTGCATATTCACCACTACCCCATAAATATCCAGGAGACTGAAAATAAACAATATCACCTACTTTATAATAATCTGGATCTAACCTTCTTGCTACTACTTGAGGAATTCTGGCTAAGCTTTTCTCCTTAAGATGTTCCATTATTTGAGGGATAATTGATGTATAATCATGCTCTATGATTTCACATTTTTTATCAAAATCATCTGTACTCATTCTTTCTGGAAATATAGATGATCCCCAACATACTTTATAATAAGATCCCTTCGAATCAAAACCATTACTATGAACAACTCCTATATCTCCAGTATCTTTATTTTTGACTCTTGATTGCGTCCAACTATCTACTCTCATCTGTTATCTTATTAATTATTTCATTTTTTGCCTTAGTCCAACCATCTTTAAATGATTTTCTTTCATTTCCGACTGTATAAATAAAAAATCCAACAGTCATAATAATTATTCCTAAAGGCTTATACCACTCAATTATTTTAATTCTGAATGGTGAAAATGATATCTCTGTATGTCCTAAATACAGGAAAAATACAATTAATAATACTAAATAAACTATAACCTTCATCATATTTCTATTTTATAAGTTTTATCTTTCATTACTACTAATTTTCCAGGAACTGACATTAAACGATCTTTAACACTGTCTAAAAATGTATCTAATATTATAACATCGCCAAAACTTGAAATACTAATATAACATGCATTGAGATCATCAGTCCATCCAAAAAATATTTCTTCAGGATCAGCACTATCCCATGGAGAAAGCACTAAACGAGGCAATCCATCTTTTAATCTTATTGCGGTAACAACTTGTAAATCTTCTTCTAGATCATACAAAAATACGTATCCAGCTACTTTTACATATTCTTCCGTTTCCATATAAGTTCTTTTAAAATTGGCAAAGATTTCTCCATATATTCAACTAAAATATCTTCAAAGAGAAAATATTCTCGATTCATTACTCCAAAAGAATCTCTAGCCATATGATGTAATTCATGAGACCAAGTACTTAAAAGTTCAGATTTGGTCACTTTTCTGCTTTTTGGAATCATCATTATAAATTTTTTCTTACCAGCTCTTGAATAAACCATACCATTTACTGGAGGAGGTCCTATTCTAATGATATCCTTATCTGTCTTATCATAATAGATTCCAGAAGTGGACATTACATAACTTACATCACCCTTAGATAGTTTTCCAGAGATTTCTTTTTTCTTCTCTACCTCTAAAAGAAGATCATCTATGTATATAAAATCTAAAAGCTGTTGAGAAACTAAATATCCAAAGATATAAGCTTCTGTTTCACTATCAACTATCCCTCGTGAGGATGTAATTATATTAACAAATTTACTAGTTTTTCTAAATATCCACTTTATTTTTTCTTTTGTAGTTAGATTTGACAAGATAGTGATCAAATAACTTCTACGATTATTAACAGCTAATTCGTATCCTTCTGACCTTGGTATAATTCCATATAAACCTTTAAAAGCTTCAAGAGAACATTGAATAGTAGTTAGTCTTGTATTAAATATAGAAATATCATAATATGCATATTTAGAACCAACCTCCCTTCTTAAGTTTTCTTGGTAACACTTTTTATTAAAAAATTCTGCTCTTTCTAATAAATCTAATACATCTTTTAACATTTTCTTTTTTATTTTATTACATTATTAAGGATTTAAACTCTTATAATTGTTATGAAGAAAAAGAAAATGATAAAGATTGAATACTATTATCGTAGTGTTGAGACTAATAAGTACACTTATGTAATAATAGATAATAGAATTATTCTCTTATTAAAAAATCAATTAAAGAGAGTTTCATCTAATTATTTATTACACCACATAGAGTATAAAGATATTTGTTTTAATTTTTATAGAGACGCTACAAAAATAAAGGAAGAAATTATATCTGGAATTAATTCAGAAGATATTAGAAAAGCTTTAATTAAAGTAATAAACACTACTACTGGACTTTTTAATCTTAAAAAATCCATAACTCAATTTAATGAAATATATTATAATTATAAAAAATATTATGATAACTTTTCCACCAAACTTTAGAATATACGTAATAGAAACTCCTCTTAAACTAGTAGATATACACAATGCTCAAAATTATCTAACTTCTAAGGAATATAAAATAATATCAAATAGTTTTAGTGTATTTTCATTTCTAGGAAATAGAAATAATCTTCAAGAAGTTTCAAAGATTGTAAGTTTTTTAAAGGATAATAATCGCTTAGGTAAAAGTAAATACTATATTTCAATTACCTTAAGTAATTTTGAAAAACCATTTCGAAAAATCTGGACAGCAAAAAATATGACAAGATACATATATAGACTGGATTTAATAACAAAAGAAAGTTTTAGGTATTTTAAAAAACTTAATTCGGATATTATTACTATTGAAAAACCAAGTATTCCTGAAGAAGAATTTATTAGAATCATCCTATATAATTCTTTAGCAATAATAGAGAATTATGAAAAGGGATTAATAAACATAGATGATAATGCTGCTTATTATATGAGCAATTACAATTATTCTATTCTTAAACTATCTAGAGAAAAAGGTTTATTTTAGAAGAGAAAGAAAACTAACCAAGGATTTTATTTCCAAGGTTAGTTCTTTTTTTTATTCGCTTTTTGCAGCGTCATGTTTACATATTTTGATCAAGTAAATATATTTATTAACAGTTTCGAAAAAGTCATCTGTTCTGTTAATAATACCTGACCACATTAAATCATCTCCAGCTTCTCTTTTTATTCCAGTTAGTAATCCTCTAATATCTACTAAGAGATTTTCAAATTCTAATGCTTCTGGAAGAATAGGATTTAATGTTCCTGGTTGGATAAATCCCCAGAGAGCTTGAGCATTTTCCATAAGAGCATCATCAAAATCCTGAAATTCACCATCAAAATCATCAATTAATTTATGGATGCTCATAGTGGGTGCTGAGAAATGCAGTTCTTTCAATCTCGTGTGTATACCATGAAATTGATTCTCCAAATTCAAAATAAACTTATTATTCATAACTTTTTTAATTTATAAATGTTTTATTTTCATAAACTCTGATAATGTTGTTTGACTAACTCCTAACCTTCTAGCTACTTCTGCTTTACTCAATCCTCTTTCAAGTAATTTCGTAATCTCACTATCTTTTCCATCTAATTTACGCTTCCTAGGGATTCCAACAGGCCTACCTAATCTAACGCCATTAGATTTCATCATAGCTAATGCACATTTTGTTCTTCGACTTATTAATTCTCTTTCTTTTTGAGCACTAATTATATCAAAGAAAGTTTCATATACGGACAGGGAATCTTCTTTTATTATTTCCCCTTTCCAGATAGGTAAGATAGCAGCTCCAGTTAACATACAATGATTTATAATTGACATCACCATATATACATTTCTTCCAAGTCTAGAAATTTCAGTAACTAATATTAAATCCCCTTTCTTTATTCGATCTAATATTAATTTTCCAAGAAGTCTAGCACTAGGTTTTATAGCCCTGAGATGCTCTCTTCTATCCATGCATCTACTTCAATTCCATTTTCCCTACAATACCTGTTTATTTCATACCTCTGTACTTCTACTGTTTGTTTTTCTGTAGATACTCGTATATAACCATAAATCATTAGATAGTTTATTTTTTAGTTATTAATCAACTCTTCAAACAGAGTTTCTTATCAATAATTAGGCTTTCACTTAAAAAATAAAGCAAAAAGAGCATAAACCCTGAAATTCTTATATATGGACGAAAAATAAGCGCTAAAGTTTCTGTCTATAAAACAAATAGAAAAATTAACAATTTAGTGATTAAAAAAAAACAAGTAAAATTGATGCTAAAAATTTAGTATGAATTCGGGTGAGTGTAAACGAGAAGCCACGAGTAAAGCTACTGAGAGGTAGTATAACATTTTAATAAAAAAAATTAGTAGCTTTATGAATTACGGTAAAATCTTAAGCGTTGGCTTCAAAGTATTAGTTGCAGCAGTTGCAGGCGTAGCTGTATTTATTGGTGTAGATAAAATCAATACTAATAATGGCAATCAAAATGGTGGTTTTAGACAAAAAAGTATTCCTGACGATCCAAGTTTCTCTTCAGGATCAGAGTTTCAATCAAATAACAATACTCAGATCCAACAAGTAAAGAGAGATAGGAATGATAGTAATATTGTCGAGAAAATGAAAAATGTTCAGGATACTTGTGGAAGATTATTTACTTTCGTTCAATCATTGACAATGGTAGTAGATAATTTTAGCAGAATATTTAGAAATGATGGAAATAGTTATCTAAGTCAACCTTACTATGGTGACCCTTGGGGATATCGACAGCCTATTGATATGGGAAATGGCGTTTATTGGAATAGAATATCTCCATACATCATTGAAGCTTCGTCAACACCAGATCCAAGATATTATGGTCGATTATAAAATCTTAAGGAAAGGAAGGACTAAAGATTAATTAATTGCTACACCACCCAATAAAGAAGAAATATATATGTACGTTGTATAAAAATGCCTTCCGAAAATAATAAATTTATTATACAACGTACTTATGAAAGAACTTGTTATGCCATAGGAAATTATCCTATGGTTTTTATTTTTCGCTTCAAAACCTTATTAGTGTACAAAATAAAAGAGAAGTATGGAAAAAGAATTTGTTGTATATGGGAAAAAGAAATTTAACCCAGAGAAATTCAGAAAAATTAAAAACAGAAAAGGATGGTGTAAACCTAAAGCTGGATTATGGGCTTCTCCGATAGACTCTAAATGGGGATGGAGAGATTTTATAATATCTGTAATGGAATCCTGGAAGAAAGATCTACAAACATATTTTAAATTCAAACTTTCTTCTACAGCTAAAATTTATATCATTGATACATTAGAAGATTTATATCAAGTACCGTTTAAAAGAATATTAAAACTTCAACCTGCTCTTTCAGATTATTTAATTGATTTTGAAAAGATGGTATCCGAAGGTTATGATGGAATATTACTTACAGAGAATGGTCAAAATGAAACTAGAATGCCTGAGTTTAGTGGATTATACTATAACGGAAAAAGTTTTAATCTTTATGGTTGGGATGTAGAATGCTTATTAGTACTTAATCCTAGGTGTATAGTTCCAGTAAATTCACTAAAAAGAATCAACTTAAAGAATGGAAGGAATGCATGGAAGAAGAATGTAGTGATAGCAAGAACACAAAAATCTATATCTCAAGATGATCCTGAAATTTTAGAATGGAAAAGAGAAACAGAAGATACAATGATACTAGAAAGAGGATCAACATACGGTTCTAAAAAAGCATTTATCAGATCTCTCAGAAAGTTACAATATAAGATCGGAGATGATCCAACTTCAAAATTTATCTTGAAGTAAAAAAAGAATAGAGAAGAAACTTTAATTGTTCTTCTCTTTTTCTTTCTTCTATCTATTATATAGTCTGATTATCATATTCTTCTTTAGTTAATAAACTTCCTGAAAGATAATCATAAGCACTGATTAATTTAACAGATTGTTTAAAAGAATGAATCTCTTGTATTCGAAGTTCTCGTCTTTCTATGTCAAATACCTCTAGGAATTTAACTTCAAACCATGCAAGTTCTATCACATCAAGATCTTTCCAGTATATAATATCTCCTGGTTGTAAAGAATCTATAAACTTCTGTACTTTCTTTTCTTCGGCTAGAATTTTTAATAAACTTTCTACTTCTACTATATTTTTTTGACTTGATCCTATTCCTATAATTGGATTAAATCTTCTTTTAATTCCAATAGATAATAATCCTATATCACCTCTTTTCATTATAATCTTTAATTAAATCGTTATACTTTTCTGGTATTTTCCCAAAATCTATATCTTTATATACTTGACCTATTCCATCTTCCATATATCTCAAAGAAAACATTAATTTCATAATCTCAATGTAACTATCTTTTGTATATCTAGGATCAGAACTGAGAATATATTCAAATTTTAAATTATCCTTAAAATAATTCTCGATTAAATATTTTTCAAATTCTTCAGGAGATAAACTACATAAATCTTTGGACTTATCACCGAATAATTTACTCGGCGCATTACATTCAAGAGTTCCAGTTATAGGATTAGTTGTAAATATAAAATCTATATCAAAATCAGATCTAGTATTTACATGCCTATAATCAAATCTAGGCGCCGAGGAATATCTTTCGGTGATATCCCAAAATGAATCATAACACTCATAAAAATCATACTTCATAAGAATTGGTTTAAAATTTTTCATAAAGTATTCTAAGTTTCTATAATGTGCTCTAATAGTTCCTAATTCATGTTCGGTTGGGTTCTCTGATATCCATAATACTTTCTCAAAATTATCTTCGAACTCTTTACCTTCTACTATTATTCCAGTTCCTTCATCACAAAAAGAATTAGTCTTTTCTGGATAAGTAATCAAAGTCTTAAACCATGCTCCTGTGACTTCTACTCTCGAAAAATCAATCTCAAATTCAGTCCCTTCAGGAAGAGATTCTAGTTCTTTGGTATATTCTTCTGTATATCTTGTAAATAATGTAACATGCCCTAAAGTATCTTTCTTTTCTAAATCGGTATACTCTAAGTAACCACATATAAATTGATTTCCTGCAGAACTATATCCTCGCTGTACTAAGAAATCTATATAATCTTTAGCAGTCTTCATCTTTAAAAAAGTCAGTTAAATAAATAAATGTAAATGTAAGTGTAGTCCAATTATCTATACCACTAATAGTACTATATCCAGATATAATAACAGGATACTTGATTGGTAAGAAATAAGGATTTGTATATCCCTTAATACAATCATTTTCTGGACCATAGTATTCAAGATGAAAATTGTATAGTTCATTTAGTTTTTTATAAAACTCAAGCCATTCTTTAAGAGACTCTATTAGTTTTTTCATGCTCAAATCCATTATTTAATATTCCCAACCATTCTTCTGTTTTTTGTACATCTCTCTTCATCTCGGAAACATTCATCCAAGAAAAATAGAGAACAATACAATCTGGATAATCCTCCCTAGTTCTAAATACTGAAAATTCTATCTTATCACCTATCGACATCTCTCCATAAAATAAAATTTTTCCAGAATCAGAAAACTTAGAATATGTAAATGAACAATCTGAATTATTAATCATGAAATTTCCATGTTCTGTCGGAAATAGCTCACATAGACCATATTTTATTTCATTATATACTTCACGCTTTTTTGTCATACATTAATAAGTTTTATAATTCTTTCACGTATAGATATAGGAATTCTATCAATCTCAACAATACAAGGATCAGATAATAATTTTTCTGCCTCTACATAACCTTGACAAACAGATATTATTCCGGCCGCGTCTTCTATAATTGTTAAAAAAGCATAATACCTCGAATATGTATAAGTTATATTTTGAACTTTTATATATGTATTTCTTTCAATAATATCACCGGCCGTATTTTGATCCTCCACAGTTCGATAATAAACAGATCCTATTGTAACGCCTCCTAAACTCGACTTCATCAATTCAAAATAAGTCCTAGTATAACCTAGAGAAGGAAGAATGGAATCTAAAGGCGTTTTCCATGTTTCTTCTAATTCTTCTTGTGTTGTATAAATTTTTGCATCCCTAAGATTAATTTTTGCTGGATCTAATATTATTAACATAAGTCATTGATATAAAAAGAGCCCAAGGAAATTATCCCCAGGCTCATTATTTTTACTCTATTCCTAACGTATCTTTGCATAACTGAATTTCGGCCGGATCACCAGTATGTTTTCCTAAGTCGTCTGAAAGTTTTATGCAAGGAATCCAAGGTTTATTTTCATTCATCCTACATCTTACTAATTTCATTACTATATTAGCAGGTTTAATTCCTGGAATATCACAAGTAAGATTAGTTCCTATTCCTGCGACAGCTTTTTTGATTCTTCCTGCACAATATTCAGAAATGTCTTTGAATTTTTCCATATCAAGTGCATTAGAGAATACCACTGTTTTATCTTTAGGATCAACTCCTAGCTCTTTCAAACGATTAATCATAAGATTCACAAACATATATTCATCTCCAGAATCTTGTCTAAAACTTGGAAATAAGAATGCATGTTTTCTAGAAAGCTGATCGAAAAATGCTTTAGAAGTTATCGTATCTGTAAGTACGCAACCAAGCTGAGAATCATATACATCTTCCCAATTTTCCATCATTACGTACGATCCTTGACGATATCCATACATACTATTCATAAAACTACAAAGCTGATGATTCATAGTTCCTTGAGGAATCATATTATACTTCATAGCAAAATAAACATTACTAGTTCCAGTACAATAAGTTGATTTCTCTTTCAACATTCTAATTACCTCTTCATGAACATTGAATGAATATCTTCGACGTAAGCCAAATTCACAGAACCAAAGCTTTTCTCTATTTGAAAGTTCTATTTTCTTTTCAAGTTTTCCTAAGACTTCAGACATATCAACCTTGTCTTCTTTATGCATCATCTCTGACAATGTTGCAAGAATTGGTATTTCATAAAGTGCCATTCTATACATTTTGTCGATAACACTGATTTTAAGATGATGTTTTTCGTCTAAAGAAATGTTAACTTTCTCTGGATCGAATCTCCACTGTCTTAACCATTCCCAATAAAATTCTGGAATGTATTTAATTCTATTCTTTACCCATTCAAACTCCTCTGGAAGAAGTTTAAGATTTTTAATTGTGTAAAGATTTCTTTTAAATTCTTCTACAAATTCCTCAGTGTACTCTGTGTTGTTTCGGTCAAAAAATACTAACTCTCCAATACTATCTGGAAATTTTCTAGAGAAGAAATGTGATACACTAAAACAATAAAGATCTTGTTCTAAAATACTTTTAATCATAACTGTTATTAATTTTGTTTATATAAGTTTTCATATCATATATAAGAATTTGCGGGCCTGAGGAATTCAAACCCTAATACATGACATAGAACAATTATAAAAGAAATTTTGTAGTTGTTCTTTTTGTTTTGATCTAGTAACATAATAAAAGGGTGAGTATTATAAATTAGCTACTTATAAGAAAACCCTTCCTTAATTGTTATTGTGTTACTCGATATATAATTTATATAACCTTAAAATTTATTAAAATTATGTTACAGAATCATTTAAAAACAGAACTTTCATCAGAATGGAGAGACCTATTTAAACATCATGAATCTTACCCCGAAGACTACTATGATGTCGCAGAAATAGAATTAAACTCTGGAGAAAAGAAAATTTTAGTTTTAAATCGCAAAACGGATGATCTTATGGAGTACTATTATGATGATATTCCAGATAATCAATGGATAGATCTTGAAAAATTTTTTAAATTTGAATTAATTGATCGAAATGAAAATTTTAAAAAATTATTAGATTATGATTTATCTAATATATACTTTATTAATAAGTATGGTGCAATTCAATGTAATTATAAAGGAAAAGTAAGAAAATCTAATCTTAAAAATAAAATTTCAAATAGAAGAATATATCCCGAAAGAAGCTTTTCTTTATTTGATATTAGTATTCATGTTTATAATCATTCTTTAATCGCTTATCTATTTATTCCTAATTTATATCCAGAAGTAAATAATATAATAAACCATAAAGATTTAAATCCCTTAAATTTTTGTAAAGAAAATCTAGAGTGGATTACTTATAGCGAAAACAATAAGGCAGAGAATAGATTAAATAATTTTTGTCATAAATACAAGTATCTTCAAATCGATCCAAAAGATAAAAAAGTTATTAAAGAATGGTATAATGCTAGTGAACTAAAGAAATATTTTCCAGGCTATAGAAAAGTGTTATGTGGAATTAGAATTACTTACAAAGGTTATGAATGGAAAAGAATAGACTTAACACTCGAAGATTATAAATCTCGTCATCCAGTTATAGAAAATGGATGGTATCTTAACCCATTTATTACTTCTCATAAAGTTGAAGCCAATCTCTGCGGAATTCTAAGGATTAATGGAGTAGAAAATATAGGTACTTTAGAAGAAAAAGAACAAAGGTATAGAATAAAAATCGGAGGAAAATCAATTTTAGTTCATAGATTAGTTTATGAAACTATTTCTGGGAAAAAGATAGAAGAAAATAATGTAATAGATCATATTCAACCTATTCGATCTGTAGAGACAATTAATAATGAATACTCTAATCTAAGAGAAGTAACTCAAAAAGAAAATATGAATAATCCGGAAACTCTTTCTTATAGAAAGAATAAATAAATTATTAAGGATAGATATAGTTTTACTATATCTATCTTTTTTTTCAACGTACAAAATAAAAAGAGGGAAATTAATCCCTCTTTTAAACAACTACTTTCTTAATTCCATTAATAAATGATTTACCGAATTTTACTAGTTCTCGATCTCTAGCTACTAAGGCTAATCCTAAAATAAATGGAACTTGTAAATTTTTTATTATCTCTTTATACCAAGGATCGATAATATCACTCTTAATGCAATATTTTCTCATTGACCCATAAAGTTCCTTAATCGCCTTGCTTTGATATTTTAGGCACTTAGTTTTTTCTAGTAATTTTTCAAACCTCGCTTTTAATGCAAAGACCACTCTTGATTTCTCAATAAATTCGTCTTCAGTAATTGTTCCTTTTTCAAATTCAAGTTTTACCTGTTTGAAATTAATCTTTTCAAACTTAACTTTTAATTCTTGAAATTCTCTTCTGATTTTTTCTCTATTTGTCTTTTTCATACTATAAAAATTTAAAACTCCCTAAGCTTTTTATTATTGCTTAAGGAGTATATTATTACTTTTTTATCTCATATATAAGGCTTTGAAGGAAAATAAAAAGGAGAGGAATTTTTTATCCCTCTCCATACATAATAATCTTAGATTTCAAACAAGTCGAGAATATCCTTCCAACATTTTATAGTTGTTATATCAAATGATTTTGTAAACTCTTCTCTATACTCATCCATAGTCAGTTTTGTTCCAACGATTTCGCCTTTGTAATTTTTTAATCTAGCAATAAATTCGTTATTTTCCTGATCTTGAGAATGTTCTAATATAAAGACTGTATATTTTTGTTCCTCATTCTCGTTTGATAATCGTTCAATCACAACAATCGATCTTACGCGATTATTACAATCTTTCGGCATGAATAGTTCTCTTAAATTCTCGCCGAATTGATTTTCGATATCCTCTTCTAATATCGAAAATTTTGATCTACCATGAACTCCAATTTGAACTAGAGTTGCATAATAATTGTTCTTTTGCTCTTCTTGGCCCTCTAATACTGCTGACCAAAGTTCTTTTAAATTTTTCATAATTATTATTTTTATTTGCCTTCTATTTGCTTCAGGCATTGCGTTATTATTGTCTCAAAAAGTAAAAAAGACATAATATATCCTTTAAATCAGATATACTATGTCTTTAGGTAATATCAGATATTTCTATCTTTTATTACATATATAAGGCTAATAGGGTTTCTTAGACGGTATTATTTTTAACCTCTTAGGAACTCTATTTTCCTTTCTACACATATAAGGTTTTCAGGGTAATGCAGAATCCGGTTAAAAACTAGTTCCGCCTAAAAATGTTTCAAAGCCTTATATATGAAGAGAAAATAAATGAGCTAGCTCCTAAAGTATATATTGCAGATATACAAAAGAAGCTAGCATTAATTTTTTAAAGTTAAAGAAAAATTCATAGAATAAATTTAATCCGTAGAAAAAGGTGTAATTAAAATGATTATTTCTATGAATAATAAAGAAATTATTCAACATATCATCATTGCAATTATCATGACACTAATGATGATATTTCTAGAGGATGATAACATTCTCATAGATATATTCAATCACGCTATTGCTTTGGCAAGAACAAAAATAGAGTGTGATAAATTAAAAAATAAAAGAGTAGATTAATTCTTTTACCCTAGGACTTAAACGGTTCTAGGGATTTTATTTTTTCTTTAACTTCATTATTAAGGAACTCAACCATCTGTAAGAGCAAAATCAACCTCTCTTAGGATAGTGGGTTATTTTGGCTCATTTTATAGGTTAAGATGGCTAAAAACATCAAAAATAACCCACATTTCGCTACCTTTTTCTAATGTATGCCTTATATATGTATAGAGTTGTTTAATCTTTAATTTTATTGTGTTATGAAATATAGAATTAGTGAGTATTGTAAAGTTCAAAAAATTTCAAGAGGTACAGTATATAGTTGGAAAGAGAAAGGTATAATCTCAATGGAAACAGACAAACAAGGTAGAGTCTGGGTTATTGAAGAAGATCCTAAAAAACCTAATCCGACCGTAGCTATATATACACGCTCTGAAGAAAAAGAAGAATTAGAGAAACAAAAAGAGAGATTATTACTATATTGTTCAGCTAAAGGATATATAGTAAGTCAAGTAGTCGAAGAGAATATTGGACTAGATTCAGAAGATACACCTGAATTAGAAAAGTTACTATTATCTCCGGCCATTGATATTATAGTAACTGAAGAAAAGGACCGAATAAGTTTAAATTCTTTCGGTCTAATATTTAAGTTACTTGAATCCGCCGGCCGAAAAATAGAAGTAACTAATCTCTCTTCAGGACTTACAGCAAAAGAAAAAACTGAATTAATTAAAAAATTTAAACTATGAGTAAGTATGATGATATATTCTTATCTACAGAAACTATTCAAGATTTTATAGATAAGAATAATATAAAAAATAAAAAAGATCTACAAAATAGATTTGGAAGTATATATAATATTTTTAGAAAAGATCCTAGAAAAGATAATATAATATTTCCAAACCCTCAAGTAAACTATTCAACAGTAACTTTAGATCAAGTACAAAACTTAATTGACTCTGAAGGAATAAAATCTTCATACGAATTTCATAAAAAATATAGAAGATTATTTCGAAAATGTAAAAATGAATTGCATATTTTAGATAAATTAGTATTTAAAAGAAAACCAAAAAATATATTTAATCATTGGAAAGATATTGATACTATTGAAGAATTTCAACAATTTATAAACGATAATAATATAATTGGAAAAGGGGATTTTAATAAACGATTTAGAGGGTTGTGGCAAAAATGCAGAAATAAAGGATTTTTATATAAATTATCATTTCCCAAATCAATATATGGATCTTCTTGGGAAATGTATGTATGCGAATCAATAAAATTAAATTTGGAAATACAAAACTTAGAAATTCAGAAACAATTTACTGAGTGCATTGATAAAAGACCATTACCTTTTGATTTATATTTTATATATAATGATAGAAAAATACTAATAGAAGTACAAGGACCTAGACATTTTATGCAAATAGATTATCATAAAGATGGATTTAATGAAGATGAAGTATATAAAAAATTTCTAATATGTAGAAAACATGATATAATAAAAAATAGATTTGCAAAAAATAACTCTATTGAAATCTATTATATTTCATTAAATACCAATTTATCAAATTATGATTACCCATACTATATTTATCACAATATAGATAAATTAATTTATGATATTAAAAACAACCAACCATTAGACATGTAAACCTTATAGATGGGAAGGTATTATTGTGTTATCTTCCCAATATTTATAAATGAAAACATATTTAATTAATATTAAATTTTTTAATAAACTAAATTTTATTTATGGAAGAAAATAAGAAAAAAGGACCTGGAGATATTAGATTATTACAATGGCCGGAAAATGTATTAACTAATCCGGATTACATGTTAGGATCTCTTGCTCCAGATCCATCAGGAAAACCTTGTGAAGGTGCATGTAATGCTTTTCGAGAAATTATAGATAATGCAATAGATGTACTTTACGATAATCCTGATGCAACAACAATCATAGTAGATACAGAAAATTATAATGGATTTAATCTAGTAGCAGATAATAGCTGGGGTATTCCACTAAGAATGAGTGAGATACCTGGAAAAACTATGGCACATTTATCTATAAGTACATTAAACTCTGGAAGTAAATTTAATGGGAAGGGGGACGATACAGGCGCTCACATTGGCCGTCAGATGGCGGCTTAGGAAATGTTTCCTAAGAAAATTCTGCAAAAATTGGTGAAAGATATAATAATCTAATACCAAGCAATAAAAAATTATTTTATTGTTTAACGACTAAGTACAGAACTGAACTTTTAGATGAGATAGTCTAAACTTATGATGAAAATCATAGAAAACTTGCACGGTGTAGGAAGTGCTTGTACCTGTGCCCTTTCTGAACAATATATTTTATTATCAAAGATTACACAAGATAATTATGATAAATCTATTCCAGAAGTAAAACAACTTTGGGAATCACAAGGACCTAGAAGTAAAAAAGATCTATTCTATATAGTTGTATATGAGAATTACGGTAATCTTACTTTTGAAGGTGCTATGAAACTTTCTGATGTAAATAAAAAACTTGGCGTGAATTTACCAACAGGAATGAGTACTATAGTTTTATTCAAACTAGGTACTACATATGTTCCTGACCCTAGAGTTGTTATTCCATATGATAACTTAAACTATTTTCTTCTTATAATGAAGGAATTTTATAAAAGAAAAGTAACTGTTATTGCAAATGGAAAAAATATGACAGCTGCAGATCTTGATATTTATAAATACAAAATTATTAAAACTATTATTCCTGAAGATACAAGTAAAAATTCAGAAGTAAAAGTTTTAATATATTTTGATGTAGATCCTGAGATGTCTAATAAAAGTAGTTATGGTAGTGTGAACGGTCTTGTAGTAAATACGGGACAACATTTAAATTATATAGAAGCATGTTTTGACCAAGCAATTAGAGCTGAGTATAAAATTACTCATAAATACACTATGAATGGTTTTAAATCATGTGTTGTGCTCCTGGCAGAGGTAATATCGTTCGATAGTCAAACTAAAGTACGATTAAAATCTATTGGGAAAGTAAAACAATCGGATTTCACAGGAGCATTAGTAAAAGAATTCATAAAAATATTTAGATCTAACCCTGACTATTGGCAAGAACATGTAGATAGATTGAATACTATTTATAATTCAATGAGATCATTCTCGGCAGCTGAAAAAGCGCAAAAAATGATTGATGATGCTCAGGGAAGAAATATGTTTAAGTCAAGGGTTGAATTAATAGAGGGTTTTAGTGACGCAACTGGAAAAAACAGATGGGATTGTGAATTATTCCTCTGTGAAGGTCAAATTAGGCCGTTTAAATCAGAAATGTCTTAAATTATAAGTGAGTAAATTCGGTGAAAGACCTTAGAGAAAAAATATCCTAAGTAAATCTAATACCGAGTCAAAGATAAATTCTTTGATGTAACGCATACTGTATTCACTATCTATAATAAAATAGATAAAAATATATGCTGAACTATCAAGAATCAATTGATAGAATTATTAACATATTGCTAAGTCCAGCAGGATCACTAAAAAGTGGAAGACATAACACTCAGTTCCACGCAGTACTCCCGTTAAGAGGTAAGATACTTTCGGTGCTAGATAAGACTGTAGATCAGGCACTAGATAATAAAGAAATTCATACTATATTCAAAGTAATTGGACTTGGTATGGATGTAAATAACGTAACAAAGGATGCAAAATCTTTTGAAGAAGCTTATGAATTGATAAAAAAATACAGCCGTTATGGTAAAATTGTTATCGCAGTTGATGCGGACCCTGATGGCGAACAGATAAAAAAATTAATTCTATATTTATTTGGAAAATTCGGAAGATTTTTGATAGATTTTGGAATGGTTTATCAAATAATGTCACCAATATTTGAACAAGGTGATAAAAAGTTCTATCCTGGAGATCCATTACAAGATAATGGAATATTTCCGATAGGATTAGATCCGAGTAAACCATTTTTTCGCAGAAAAGGTCTAGGAGCTTTTAATTCTGAAGATATTTATGATATCTTTTATAATCCGGCAACTAGAAAATTAATTCAAGTAACTCCGGATGGTTTCGACTATAGTATGAAACTGACAGAAGATATTGAAGAAAGAAAAAAACTATTATTTGATGCCGGAATTATAACTAATCCATATGGATTCACAGACTTATAAATATCCAAATATTCCAGAAGTTAAAATAGTAATATTACTTGGTGAACCACAAAATATATGTTGTGATAGAGCTAAGAAAATATTAACTAATAAAAACTCTGGAATTTATAGATTAATGAATAAGAAGAAAAAGAATTCATAAATCTGTATCTGAATGAAGGAGATTTAGTAATGATTTCATATTCATTATTATTTCAAGGATATATTACAGTTACCAATTTAGAAAATAAAAAGAGTATGAAATTTAGCATTCCGGAATTAAATATCTTATATTATTATTTCGGAGAATTTAAAATAATTGATAATGGATTTACAGATTTATATAATTAATGGTATTGAAACTAGTAGGGATGTATTACCAACAATGAAATATTTAATTAAAGTAATTTCTAAGATGGGTAAAAATACCTACTACGTAAGTAATAAGAAAAGAGAAATATTTTTAGATGGAATTAACCTAGGAGATATGATTCTTCTAGAAATTCCTCCTATTCTTGAAAGTAGTGCACAATCAGGAATGAGATCTGTAAGAACTAAGATAACAAATCTTAGAAGTAATAAATCAATAATAGTTCCTGGAAGTGCAATTGATGAATTTTGGGATGCTATGAAAGAAATACAAGTAATAGATCATGGAAACATTTAAAATGGGAAGTTTCAATACACAAGAATTACCTACAGTAAAATATACAGTTCAGGTAATTTCAATGGACAAATGTATTGAAATGAGCTACAGTACGAGTAAAACTTTTGAAAAATTTATAAGAGATATTAAACAAGGAGACCTAATTCTTCTAGAATATCCACCAATAGTTATATCTAAAAGTGGAATTGGAGGAGGAATTATGTCTTTCTCAATAAAAATAACAAATCTTAATTCAGAGAAATCGATTTCAGTAAAAGCAGGAGTATCTGAAGATTTTTGGTATAATTTAGATGAATTTAGAATAATTGAATAATATGGCTAGAAAAAAGAAAGAAATAGAATTACCACAAATTACACAAGAAGAATTAATTCAACAAAAAGCTATTGGAGAAATAGCAAGAGATGCTTTTTTAGATTTTGGTAATTATATTAATAATCAAAGACATACAGCATTTATACAAGATGGTTGTAAACCTAGTTATAGAAGATTAATATATTCAGCTCTTCAATTTCCAAAAGGGAAGATGATACCTAGTACTACAGTAATTTCAAGTGTAGCAAACTATCATCCTCATAGTCTTTCCGGTATTGAAGAACTTAATGCTAATCTCGTACATACTGGAGTTTTTGAAGGTCACGGTTCATGGGGATATACGGAAATAAATGGTGTATACAATCAGTATGCCGCTCCTCGATATACAAAACAAATGGTTTCAGATGTATACAATAGAGTACTTGGAGAATTGTGGAAAGAGGTTCCTATGGTAGAATCGCCAGTAGGACCAATGGAAATATCTTATCTTCCACTTCCTATACCTCTTTGTCTTTACATGAAAACATCGGTAACTGGTCTGTGCATAGGTGTTAAGAATGATTATCCGAATTTTAGTCCGAAATCATTATACCAAGCCTATATAAATAATAACCCGTTACTCCTAGAACCGAATGCAAACTTAATAATTGACAAAGAAAATTCAGAACTTGATAGATTATGGAAAACAGGTAAAGGTAGAGTAATATATTCATACAAATTAACAAGAGTAACTGATGATTTTGGTAATCCAGGAATATTATTTGAAGGAGATACTTTCTTATTTACACCTAATTTTAAAAAGTTTAAGAAACTTGCAGAAGAAGGAAAAGTATATATGGAAGATCTTACTGATATTAATGGTCCTAAAATGGTAATATCTAAAGTTCCAGGAACAAGAGGAATATCTATTGAAGAAATTGAAGATCTAGCAAGAAAATGCTGCTATAGTGCTACAAACTATACGACAAATGTAACTACTGGATCCACAATGTTTCGAATTGGTTTATATGATTGGTTAGATTATACTTATAAAAATTATATAGATCTAATTGTAAAAGTAAATCAGAAGAAGATAGAAAAAACTACTTTTGATATTGCGGTTTTAGAGGCTATTCCATTAATTTCGGATTATATATTAAACAAAAATCCAAAAGCAACTGACGAAGAGATTATGAAAGTATTTGGAATGCCTCAGGAAATAGTTAGTTCTGTTATGTCAAAGCCTATCAGTTACCTTAGAAAAAATAAAGATACTTCGGATCGTATAAAAGAGCTCAAGACAAGATTGAAAGAGCTTAAGAAATTCGATCCGGTAGCATATACTGAACAAATTATTAATCAACTTTAAAAAATATAAGATATGAAACAAGAAAAATACCTAGTATCAGAGATGTTTGATGATGAAGCTATGGCAATTGATTGGAAATATGTACCTGAATCATTTCTCCCTAAAATATCAAAAAACCTATATAATGTATCAGCAGTAAGAGAAGATGGGACAATAGTAGAAAGGACTGTTATATTCATTAAGCCAGTTGATGTATTTGTTAGGGATGTAGATCTTACTGAATTTGCTGGGATATTACTAGGGAAGGAGATAAAAAAATGAATTCCGTATATTATGGGAATGGATTAGATGCTTTTATCGAGGCTATTTACTTACAAGAAGAGATAGATCCTTCGGTAGGTAGTCTAATTCACGTTAACCCAAAGAATCCAACATATATAACCGGAAAGATAGTGATAATTAATACGGCCGACTACTCAATGGACAAAATAATGACTCTGGTAAGAAATAAATGTAAAGTTATTTCTAGAACATCAGAACCAGGAGAGTGTCAGGGAGTCGAAGTTTGTCCATATATTCTTCGGCCGTGTTTTGATGTGATATGGAATGGGAGAACAAAAAAAATAAATACTCACCCTGAACTAGATAAATTTTTAGAAGGAAATGAAGATGAATGGAGTATGATTTTCCCGGACTACAAATTATATTTCCCTAAACTAACAATATGGGATAAAAAGATTGTAGTAGATGAATATGGAAACTTGACCGGACTTGGATGGATTTTACAACAAACAGGAGTAAATCTTATCGAAGGTACTCCATTTAATGACTTAGATCTAGTAAAAACAAAAAAGCTAGATTTTATGTCCTAAAAAGAAAAAATAAAAGAAGGAGAACTGTAAAAAGTCTCCTTCAATTTTTTTTATTTTCTGGTTCTTAGATTTTCTATTCTATCTACAGAAATGAATTTATTATCTCCTATAATTTTTCCAGATAATACAGTTCTGAGTTTTTCTCTCAATACATCTATATTATCATTCTCAAGAGATCGAAATGTTTTAGAGAATTCAATTAACACATTCTCATCAAAGTACATTAAGTGCAAAATTCCGTATTCGACAGTATAGACAGATTCAATAAAACCACCAAACCTTTCTTCATAACATCTTTTAATTATATGAATAGTTTTCGGAAATCTTAGTAATTTAATCCCCTTCTTTTTCTGTCTATTTAAAAATCTTTCACTAACATTTACATCATTACTAGGAGTTATCTCATTAGATAATGATGAATTACGTACCTTCCCTCCACTTCTTTCACCTATAAATCTTTGGTATAGATCTACTAGGTCTTTTCTTACGAATCCTCTATAAGATTCATCGATTAATTCTTGTTCAATTTTCATTTCTTTTAAGTTTGTTTTTCATGTAATAAACTACACATATAAGGCTCTTAAGGTCTAAACCTTATAAATAGAAATAAAATTAATATAACTTATGAATACAGACCTAATTAAGATATTTGCTATGGGATGCAAATATTATGCAGAAGAGATTGAACAAGGATATATCATTCCAACGTATCTTTTAAAAGAAGATAACACTCACATCTCTATTATTAAAAATAGAAGAGATGCTCTTATCGCTAATGAAAGTAGTTTTTCAAAAAAGTTTGAAGAAGATATAGAAAAAATAAAAAATGAATTAACGCAAGAAAAAGATTTTACAAAGTATATAAAAGAATTTCCCGTTCCAATAATGGATAGAGAGCTCTGGAAAGAAATATTAACTAAAGAGAAAGTTCCAAAAACTCGAACAGAACTTTGGGAGAAACATTATATACTTTCTGATTATTTCTTTTATAAAGCGAAATTCATTGTAGAAATTGATTCTAGTTTTCATGATGAAAAAGCTATTGATGATAGAGTTAGAGATACTTATATGTACTTCAAATATGGTCTTCCTACATATCGTTTTTATGAATATGGAAAAAGTACTATAGTAAGAGGTAAATTCTATAAATCTATCAAGAAAAATATTAAAAATAGTTATAGTAGTTTATCTGGATTAAATGTATATAATAACTATATGTTTGATTTTTCTGATATAATTGTTAATAACTTTATCATTAGTAATAAAGGAGCCTTAGAATTCATAGATAAACTTTATAGATATATCGGAGGTTATAATAATTTTAAGTTTAGAAAAGGAATAATACTAACTTTGAGAGATATTTATAATATAGATTCGAGAAATTTTGGAGTATTTACTAATAAAGATCAATTAAATATGTTCCTAGATAATATAATAGGAATAATGAGATCTGTTTTTAAAGTATCATTACATATTCACCAATCTATGTTATATACAATAGAAGAAGTATTATGGGCACTTTCTGAAAAAACAAACACATCTAGATGGGATAATATAAGAGGAACTAAAATCCCCTATTGGATAACTCAAATATTTGGTAATCCAGAACAGAACGATAGAGTTAATTGGAATAATATAGAGAAAGAAAAAATAGATGATAATGTACAAGACCTAATAAATAATCTACAAAAATTTGGGTATTTTTAAACCCCTGAAATTCTTATATATGGTAGAAGATAGAAATTTTATATACCTATAAGGTCACTGTAAAATTCTATAAAGGTATTTGTAATTATTATCTTTGGGAAATACTCATGATAGTTAAGAAATTAACTATTAGAACTTCAAAAAGATATACCCTTGTAGCGATAAAGGTTAGCTAAGATAAATTGAACTTAAAGTAAGTACAACTTTTTGGAATATTTATCAGGTCAGGTAGTGGATTGCGAAATAAGTTTGGTCCATTACCATTTTTTTTTATTTCTTCAAAAAAATAAAGGCAAGAGAATTAAACTCTTGTCTTTTTTAATTTAAAAAGTTTTCCTGTAAATAACCAAACTATCTCAGATACTAATTCATTTTTCGAAGAATATTTAGAGAGATCTTCAGAAATTTTTAATATTTCTGGGCTCATCTTCTTCCACCCCGAATACTTCTCTGGAAATGTTGATATAAGATGACCTATAATATTATTAACATTCTGAAGTGCATTCTTAGAAAGTTTACGAGATTCATCAAAAAATATATAGGAGTTTATTAACTGTATTCCAATTCCAATTAACATTCCTCGTTCAGATAGTTTTGTATAATATCTATCCCAAGGAAAATATTGATCTAACAAATGTCTTCTAGTCTCTGTTCCTGGATCATCTGCTATTTTCAGAAACTCCAAAAATGGTATAAGATCTCTTTTCATTTATTCTTTTAATTGAAAAAATCTTCTCAATAAAAAATTTAACCACTTCCTTACGAAATATTAAATTTTGAATCAACATAATTTCTGTTTTATTTCTATATTGAAGTGAACCCCTAGAATCAGAGTATTTATTTTTATACTCTTCTAGATTTTCTAAGAATTCAGGATACGAAATCATTATTCTTTCCATTTTTCTTAAGTGTTAATATTCTTCCTAAAAATCTATCTAAAATCCAATCTTGAGCTTCCTGTTGAGAATTAAATGTTTTTGATATAAGAAATGTTTTTGGAGATTTTAGATTCTTATATTTTTCTGGATTTATTTCTTCAAGTGCTTTAATTATAAAAATCATAACTACACCCAATATATAAAGAAATCCTTGATTATTATAAGATTTAATAAAGCAAGATATACTTGACAGTAAATAATATACTAGTTCATCTTCTGTCATTCTTTCCTTAAAAGACTTTATATAATTATTATAATTTTTATAATCTAATCTTTTCTCATATAAAAGATCCAGATGTTTATAAAATTCAGGATACGAAATCATTATTCTTTCCATATTTCTTAAGTGTTATTATTTTTCCCACTAAATTATCTTTAAGCCATATTGCTAAATCTTCCTTAGTTTTTATACTTCCTATACTATTAAGATCGATTTCACTAGACCACCCAATCAACTCTGTATGATATACTATAAGAGTGTGATAAACTGGATCTAAACTATTCGCATATTTACACAAAGAATGAATTAAGATAAACTTATGGTAATAGTCATCAGCATATTTAATTGTATGAAATCTTACTTCTAAATACTTTGCAATTTCTTCTCCATTATTTAAAACATCTATTATTGATATCATCTCTCAATCCTCCAAACTCTTATATATGCATAAAAAATAAAAAATAATTATATAAATCATTCTGATAAGATCTGGCTTGTGAAAGTCGGATCTTAATTTTCTTCTCTTGATAACAATAAATCAATAACTCTAACCTCGTTTTTTCCATGTCTTTTTATTGTTATCAATTTTCCAACTAAATTACATCTTAACCATTCTTTCAAATCCCCTATTGTTTTAATCTTCGCATAACTTCTAGTATTAACTTTCCCTCTCCATAAATCTATACCCTCTAAAGCAGTGGCAAACGTTAATTTCTTTAAAGTTATTATTGCTCCATTAGATATTGATTCAGCAAGAAGAATTAAAGAAATTATAGCTTTTAATTCTGGATCTTTAGTACGATTAAATTTACTTAGCAGATTAAACTCTACTCGATTTTCTAGTATATACTCAAAATCTGCAAAACTTATCATTATTTTCATATCATAAGTAAGGATTTTGCTCTTCTCTGCACTAGTGAATCTTATATATGATAATAAAATAAAAGAATATGACTACAGAAGAAATTATACAAACAACAAGAAACTTAATATCTGAACATTTTTCCGATATAACATTTATAGAAGAAGGACATAAGTATTTTATAGGAACTGAAGAATATACACCAGTTTCTAATATAATCGAAAACTTTGTTAGACCCTTCGATAAACATACAATCTCAGAACGATATGCAAAAAAGAATGGAAGAACTCAAGAAGATGTCCTCAGAGAATGGAAATATAAAAATGTAAAATCAGTAACACAAGGAACGAAGTATCATGAATTTGGAGAAGCAATGACATGGATAAAATGTGGTTACCCTGAATTAATTCCGACCAATATCCGAAGGCAATATATTCCAGAGGAGGGTTGGTTAATTCCCTTCGCACCTAAAGAAGAAAGTATCCTCAAATTTTATTCTGAGTTACCGCCTTCGATAATTCCGGTCGGTGCAGAATTCAGGATGTCATCAAAGTATATCCCAGAAATTAATACTAAATTTTGTGGGACTACCGACCTTCTATTCTACTATAATTCCCCTGATAACCCTGGATTTATTATAGGAGACTGGAAAACAAATGAAGAACTTACGAAAGATTATCAGAGGTCGAAGGGAATCACAATGTATCCTCCCTTTGATAATTTAATAGATGAACCTCTAGGACATTATACCCTACAATTTAGCATGTATCAATTAATGTTAGAATCAATTGGCTTAAAGATCCTGGGGAGAAGATTAATTTGGCTTAAAGGAGATGGAACATACGAAACTATAAAGATCGATAATGTCTCAGATAAACTTCTTAAAATACTATAATTCTAATCAAACTACACTGGTCCGAGATGGATAGGTGTAGTTTCTTTTTTTATTGTGTCTGAAAGAAAAAAGAGAGAAACCTTAAAAGTCTCTCCCTATATTTCCTAAAGTGATACAAATCCATCAAACCTATAATAAGCTATATAAACCGTCTCGCCGTTGTGTTCATGACGTTCTTTAAACTTAGACAACCTAAAAACCACATTCCTTTTTAACTCTGGATTATATTCCGTCATGAGAAATTTGGCGAGGTGTCTAATCTTTTCGTACTTCACTTTTTTCTCGATCTCTGCTAGGACCTCAAACTTTCCATGAACCTGTACTAAATGCTCTGTACAATTCAAGTAATCCTCTAAGTTCTCAAGTTCAAAGCCAACTACTATTCCTTTCTCTGGTAAATTGATCTTTTCTTCCATAGTCTTATATTTTTAATTATTAACTACACTTATAAGGAAATCAAAGGAAGAATAGTATCAAAACTACCCTTCCTTTTAAAAACTCAATTAAAATGCAAACACCTGAGTTTTATTCATCAGTCATGCTCATTACAGTGTTCATGACTTTTGGGAGAATCTTAGTGATATCTTCTCATAGCTTTAAATTATTAAAGACTTTGAAAGCAATTTCAATTTGGTTATGTAAATAATCAAATATGCCCTGGACAATTAAGTCTGGGGTTCTTTTTTCCCACATATAAGAAAATCAGAAGTTTAAAGTAGCAAAACTTCATTTTTCTCTCTTTACTGTGAAAATCTTATTCTTCCCTGTAAAATTGAGTACTTCCCAATCTATAATCTGTTGTTTAGTTACAGATGTATTATTTAAGAATTGTAGGTCAACTTTCTTTACCCAACTATATTTAATCGGATCTATTTCTAGGAGAATAGAAAACCAATTATTAAAACAATAAGACGCTCTTTGGTTAAAATTGGAAGGAGTTAGAAGAAAAGCTAGATTACTTATCATATAATCAATAATCATATCTTCATTATTCTCATGTTTATGATATTTGTGTATCTCTGAAAAATAATCTATATTAGAGATAAACTGGTAAAATTTTATTGGTAACTTCATAGCACTTATAAGGTTTTTATTCTATTGTAATTTATTTTTGAGGACTAAGGAACCCATGTGTATCCCTCCATTCGCTATTTACATAGCTCATTACGGGTCGCTTACGCTCACAAGACTGAATAAGATATATAGAGAATAAAAGAGAAAGATAAATATTAATAAAAACTGAATAAAAAAATTATTTCTTTAATGGTTCTTAAAAAGAATGAAGGAACTGAAAGGCCTCGCCCTTTGAGAGGGCGAACGGCCGTTTCTTTTTAAGGTTCATTTCCATTTAAATAGATATTATTAATTAATCTATTATTTCTCTATTTATCGTGAACCTCCTATAAGAGACGACATCACCTCCTCCCGAAGGGAGGTGAGTCTCTCACTATGTTCGCTCTTATAGAAGAACCACTACAGATGACTATTTTTTTTAATAAAATATTATATAGTACTTGTATGTTATAATTTCTATTAAATAGTCATTTTGCTCTTCTAATAACTTTAAACTCTAATTAATGAAGTTAAAGGTATCCTTAGTCTTCAGTTTTATTTAACTGAACTCTGTATTGAGTTTAAATATTAATTTGTAACAATAAAAATATAATTTAAATATGATTAGAGAAAAAATAATAGTACCATCTGGAATCAGATATATTTCAGATTGGAATGAATTTAGATTTAATAAATTTCCAAGTAAGTGTATAATAAATAAACAATTACCTGGATGTGGTTTTACTGAATATTGTATTAGAAGTAATGAAAATATTATTCTATGTAGTCCTAGAAAGATGTTACTAGAAAATAAAAAGGATCAACATGAATTTGATGTTTATTTGGTAGTAAATGAAATGGATAAGGAGTCTAATATAGATAAAGATCTATCTAAGGTAGATAAAAATATCTCTGTAGATCTATCAGTTAATTTAGAAATATCTACTAATTCAGAAATATATAAGAGATTATATCATGAAATAGAAGAATACTGTATATCTAGATCTATTAATGGTTTACCTTGTAAAATATTAGTAACATACGATTCATATAGAGTAGTAAAGGATATACTAGAGAAATTAAATAGATTCTATACATTTTATACAATAGTAGATGAATTTCAGAGTATTTTACATGATTCTAGATTTAAGAGTGATACTGAATTAAAATTTCTAGAGTATCTTAAACAATCTCCTACTGCATACTTTGTAAGTGCGACTCCTATGATGGATGAATACTTAGAAATGTTAGATGAGTTTAAGGATCTTCCATATTATGAATTAGATTGGTATACAGAGGATCTATCTAGGGTAATAAAACCTGACCTAGATGTATTTGTAATGAGATCAGTAGGAGAGAAGATGTCTGAAATTATACAAAAGTATTTATCTGGGGATTTTGAGGAAATAGTAGTTCTTAGAAATGGTATACCTACTAAAATAGTTTCTACAGAAGCAGTATTCTATGTAAATAGTGTTAATCATATTACTAGTATAATAAAGAAAAATAATCTTACTCCAGAACAATGTAATATATTATGTTCTAAGACTGATGATAATCTTAAGAAAATCCAAAAACGGTTAGGGAAGAAATTCATTATAGGTGAAGTTCCATTAGAAGGAGATCCTCATAAGATGTTTACTTTCTGTACTAGAACTGTATACCTAGGAGCTGATTTTTATTCTCTTTGTGCTAGAAGTTTTATATTTAGTGATAGTAATATAGATAGTTTGGCTGTTGATATTTCTGAAGACCTTCCACAAATATTGGGGAGACAGAGATTAAAAGAAAATCCATGGAAGAATAATGCTATATTTTATTATAGAAGTACAGCTAATTATAGAGAAATGAAGGCCGAAGATTTTCAAAAAATAATAAATGATAAACAAAAATCTACTGAAAGTTTGTTAAGAGTTTATTCTTCTACTTTTATAGAGAGTGATAAATTTGAATTAGCGTTAAAATATCAAAAAGATGCTAAAGCTTCCAATTATAAGGATGATTATGTAGCAGTAAATAAAATACATACAAAAGATGGAAATATTATTCTTAAACCTGTTTATAATAATCTAGTTCTTGTGAATGAAATTAGAGCCTTCAAGATACAACAGATTGATTATAAGGATAGATTTACTGTATTTAGTACTGTACATAACACATTAACCAGAGATGATATAGTAAATCAAGAGGTGTCAGAATTTCTTAGGATATATACAGGATTAACCACTATATATGATAAATTGAAACTTCTATGTGAATATGGTTTATCTAGTGATGCTATCAATATAGTTCTTGGACAGATTGCAGATAGTGATGAAATTAAATCTTACTATACATCATTGGGTCCTCAAAGATTAAAATCATTAGGGTATAATTTAACAAAAATAAAAAAAGAATTAGGAATAGTTACATTTAGTCAAGAACTTTTAGAATCTAGTATATATTCAGAATTTAAGATAGGAGATAAGTTAAAAATGTCTGAAATAAAAAACATGTTAGGAAAAATATATTCCAGTATTAACTATGACGCTACTCCTAAGGCAACAGATTTAGAGAATTATTTTGAGGTTAAAAGATGCAAAGTAACAGATAAAATAACTAAATTAAGAGAAAATTATTTTGAGATTATTAAAAAAAGATAAATATGATATACTTAATAGAAACAACATACTATAATAAAGATACGAAGGAGGTATTAGATCTCTTGAAGATCGGATATACAAAAGATATAAATTCTAGAATAGACTCTTATTACTTACACAATTCTGAGTGTAGATTATTAGATACTAGAGAAGGGAATACAGAATTAGAATCTTACTTTCACTCTTTATATAATAAATATAGTTATCCTAAAAGGAAAGAATGGTTTTATTATTCTCAAGAGATAGTAGATAATTTTCAGAAGATATCACTAGAGGATAAGTATTTAATTAGTAAGGAAGATTATATAGTAGGATTTAGGGAGTATTTAAAATCAGAAGTTCCAGGGATACAGGAATTAAAGAGTAAATACTTAGATAGTATATTAAAAGAGATAGAGGAGTTATCTGTTTCAGAGGGATTGGAAGAATTATATAATCCTGAATTTCATAGATCTCTTACTGTAGGGATATGGGAGAAAGAGTATAATTCTGAGATATCTTATATAGATTCTTATGATTTTGAAGAATTATTTAGGGATTATTCTGATAAGATAGATATTCAGAAAAATCCATGGAAAAACAGTGCTACTTTCTATTATCGAACTACAGCAGATTATAGAGAAATGAAGAAAGAAGATTTCCAAAATATAATAGATAGCAAAAATAAATCTACTGAAAGTTTATTATCTGCATATAACACTGTTTTAGATAAAGATAAATATGATTTAGCAAAAACTTATCAATATGTAGCCAAGTCAGCAAATTATAGAGATAATTATATAGCTGTAAATAAAGTTATTAATTCTCAGACTGGAGATGTTATTCTTAAACCAGTTGTTAATCAATTGGTTTTAGTAAATGAGATTAGAGCTTTTCAGATACAGCAGGTGGATTATAAGGATAGATTTAGTGTATTTAGTTCAGTTCATTCCAAACTTACTCCTGATGATATAGTAAATAGAGATGTAACAAGATTTTTCTGTATCTATGATACATTAACTACTATGCATGATAAACTTAAAATGTTATGTGAATACAATTTTATATCTGATATTGAATTAAATATAGTTCTTGGACAAATAGCTGATTCTGATGAAGTTAAATCTTACTATCTCGCTCTAGGGCCTAAGAAACTTAAAGCTTTAACTTATAGTAAGACTTATATTAAAAAAGAACTTGGAATAGTAACGTTTAGTAAAGAGTTATTAATTAATACTATTACTTTAAATTTTAATCCTGGAGAGAAGTATAGTTTATCAGATCTCAAGGTAAAACTTGGAAATCTTTATAATTCTATTAATTATGATGCTACACCGAAAGCTAGTGATATTGAAAACTATTTTGACGTTAAATCAGTAGTTATGTATGAAAAGAAAGAGGATGGAACTAGAAAGCAGATTAGAGGTTATGAATTATTAAAAAGAAAATAACATTAAAAGCCTTATAGATGAATAAAAATAGAAAAAATTATGAGAAAAAAGAAACGAATGACATTTGGCGATCTTGAGAAATATGAAACAAAAGATTATTATAAAGATCGAAGGATACTAATTGAAATAGTAGAAAGAGAAATTTCTGAATTAGATAAATCTCCAACATTCTATATTAACATTATTTTCTTAAAAATTAAAAGAAAGACGGATGACATGTATGCTTATAGTGTTCGTGTATTAGATAGTGCTATTTTGGATTGTTCCGAGGATATTAATGTAATTCTTAAGTTATTATTAATATCTAAGAATAAAAGAGCTAAGAGATGGTTATTGAAGACATTATCAGATTATCCTTTTGGAGATACAGGGCATAAGGTGGGAGAATACATAAATCGGAAAACAGGATTTTTAGATATAGAAAAAGCTGAGAAAGATCAAGAAGAAATTTGGAGAAAGAGAGAGAGTAAACTTAATTACTCTCTTCAATTTATTATTTTTTAATTTTATATATGTTAATAAAAAGAAAATTAATTCAAAAAGAATTTGCAGAAACTAGAGCAGATTCATTACATTATGTATCTAAGTACAATGATGAAATAGGATATGAGATAATCAAAATGATTGAATTCTATGATGATAAAAACAGTGACCTAGAACATTGGATGACACAAATAGATGGGTTCTTTGACAAGATTAAAACTCAAGGAAAACTAGCTGTTCCACCTGGCTCACCTCAATATGGATTTATAAAAATTGAGGATAGGAATATAATAGAAAATAAATTAGGGTCAGATTTTGTAGAAAAATATGTTGAAGATTCTGCAATAGATTATATAAATAGTCTAAAGAATGATATACTTAAAATGAAAAAGTCCGGAGAATTAAAATAAGTAAATGCTATAAGATCAAATGGAGGATTTACTTATGATTCAGAGACTTATAGATCATTTTTTAAGTATATTGCTCTTTGTTTAACAGGACAATTAAATTACTTATCTATTAATTTCTGGGATGGTTTATATCTTATATCTAGAACCACAATAGACTTTTCGAAGAGGATAATAAATATGAACACTGATTATTTATTTAAAATAATCTCAAATTGTTTATATCAACTTAAAGGTTATTCAGATCCAGCAGGTAAGTTAGTTAAATATTTGGCTTAAAATAGTAAATCCTTGAAATTCTTATAAATGTAATTAAAAATAAAACAATAATGGAAACAATTGAAAGAGAAATTACATTAACAAAACAAAGATCAGTAAGTTTAAAGAAAGGTCTGAGTAAATTAAAAGTAGAAATTGTTTGGAAACCTAATTCTAGAGCTCTTAGAAGTAGTAATTATGATTTCGACGTAGATTTAATTACTGTTGAGCTCAATAAAATGGGTAAATGTCCTAGTCCAGATCATTTAGTATTTTATTCTAGTATCTTACAAACTTCGGAAGGAATGTTAACAGATCCATTCGAAGCTGTACAGTATGGAGGAGATAATACAGGATCTGAAGATGAATCTGGAGATGATGGTTATTGTAATGAGGAAGTTCTAATTTACCCAAAGAAAGTTGATCCAAATATAACTGATATTCTATTTTTGGTTAATATCTATGATTCTGGAACTAGAGAACAGACTTTTAAAATGATTGATGGTGCAGAAGTTAGAGCTTACGAAGATGGAAAAGATATTGCTAAACTTGTGTATAAATTAGATGATGACTATAAGAATGATACTACTCTAGTCTTCGGGAAACTTTCTAGGGTTGAAGGAAACAGATGGGAATTCCAAGCACTCGGAGAAGGATCTAACCAAACTTTATTTAAGAGTTTGGTAAAATATGGCCTTAAGTTCAAAGAGTCAGATATTTAATGAGGGCGATTCATTATACATGCTTTTTAGGGAATATTAGAGGTATATATCAATATCTAATCTTTCCGGAATTTAAGGTTGAGTGGAGTATGGATTATAATACTGATCACTCGGGAATTAAAGACCGTCGAGATTTGTTTGAAGCTAGATATAATGATTTTTTGAAAGATATCAACCTAGATAAGATTTCTTTACAATTTCCGATAGAATCTTTAAAACATCCTGGAATATATAGTGATAGTGTTGTGAATGTTTATAAAGCAGCAGGTCCATTACGCTGTAATAATGATTATTCAAGAATGCTCATGTTTGAATTTCACTCACACAAAGCTTTAGGAAATAATCTAGTTGTTTTATCTAGAAATTCTTATGCAAGATATATAACATCTGATTTTCTTAGGGATGATTTCTTTAAAGGTCTTATTTCAAAAGATGAAGTAGATTTTTTAAAAGAAACTCCGGAAACACTTCTAGAAATCTTAATAAACCCAGAAACAACTCCTAATTTCGGGATATACTTAGAAATGAAATTATTAAAACAGTTTAATTTAATATAAACAATTATGGAAGAAAGAGTAATTAGCTTAAGAAAAAATGGTACAAGAACAATTAGCCTAAGAAAAAATCAAGAAACAGAAGGTGAAAACTTTGATTATGTTTATGTAGGGCTTAGATGGGCTCCGGCAGTAATCAAAGGTGGAGTAACTGGAAGAAAGACTCATGTTGAAAGAAAGACAGTTAAGACAGGTAACTTCTTTCAAAAACTATTTGGTACAGGTCCATCAGAGATAATCGAAACTGAAGTAGTAGATAATCCTGGAACACTCCGACCTGATAAACAACTTGATATTGATCTTGATGCTAGCGTTGTAATGTTTGATAAGTCTAAGAAACAGTATGATATTGTTTATTACGGACATCAAATTTCTAAAGATGGTTCAGTTGCTAGTTTACTTGGTGATGACTTAACTGGAAAGAATAACTCAAAAGGTGATAATGAGTTAATTCGAATGGAGCTTGGAAAAGTTGCGCCGGAAGTAAAATATATGGCTGTGATTTTGAATATTTATCAGCACATGGGAAGAGATCCTAAAGCGCTTGTATTCGATCATATTCCTTCGGCGACTATGAAGATCTATAGTTCGGATATGAAAGTAACAGATAGTAATAAGATTAATCAACTTAAGACTTTCGCCGACTTCCAGATCGACAATAATCCAGACTTTATTGGTAAGAAAGCATTAGTTCTTGGTACTTTTGTTAGAACTGGAGAAGGAAACTCTTGGAAATTCTCGTTATCAGGAGCAATGACAACTGAAGAAGGAATTCAAGAGATGATTAAAGGTTCAATAAAAGCTGCTCTTAAGGAACTGTAATATAGAATAAAATTAAGAAGAAGATATTTTGATTTATCTTCTTCTTTTTTGTTTGTTCGAAAAGGAGAAAAAAGAAGACAGGATTTTTGAATGTCCTATCTTCTATATTTTATTAGAGTCCTCTTACTTCAAAACTTGTTTTAACGAACTCTGCTCCACATAATAATCTGGCAAGTGATACTACTTTTGTTGTTAGATTCACTTTTGTAGTTTTTCCAGATTCTACGTTAATTACATCACCTCCTTCAATTGTTGCATCTCCAAGAGGTTTTACATCTTTTATGTAACCTAAAGAAAAACAGTCTCCGTTTGTATTCTCTAGGTTTGAAAGATTTAATGTTCCGACTCCTGTATCCATTGTAAGAGGAGCCAGTTTATATTTTCCTGATTGTCTGTAATAGTAATCTAGCGGTTTTCCTTCATTGATCAACTTCGTCTTTCCTTTCGAAGTCTTTAACCTATACACAATTCCTCCGATCACCAATACTGCAATTCCGCCAAAGATCAGTAATTTAACTGTTTTCTTACTTAATCCTTTCTTCTTTTTTTCGTCTTGTTCTTCTTTCATAATCTTTTAATTTTTATTTAATTATTTATACATTAATAAGGCTTTGAGGGGAGAATAAAAAGGAGGGAAATTTTAACCCTCCTCTTCTACTTTAATAATATAACCTCCAAATAAATCTTTATAAGTTTCTTCAAAATCCTTCATTGCTTCTTCGAATTTTCCTTCTCTAAATTTATCTCTCAGTTTTGATTTCTTTATGATTAACCATCTAGATTGTGTTATGCCATATCTTGCTAACATAACCCATTCTCCATAATTAAATTTGAGTAAACTTTTTCCAGCCGTACATTTAAAAGTAACAGCTATAAATCCAGTATTAAGTGCTACAGCTTCTAAGTGAGTATAAAATAACATTCTTCCGAGTTTTGATCCTTCTATAGTATTTAAATTTACCATAGGGATTACTTTCTTTATTGTTAATTTACCTTCAGATTCATTTATTAGCTTTATTGCCCAACATACTCTTACTAGGATATCTGTTATTAATGCAGCTGGATATGTTGAAAGGTGATATCTAAAATCATATCCTTCCAGGTACATTTTCTCAACTATTCCAAAAATTAATTGTCCATAGTCGCCGAAATTTTCCAGGTATCCAATCACGAAAGTAAACGGCGCTGGTAATCCTCTGGTTCCATTTATATCCGAGAGTTGATGTTTTACTACTAGATTAAATGCTTCTACTAATTTTTTAGCAACTCTTTTATTTCCATCTTTAAAAAATCCTTCCATGTCTATTGTTCGAATTTCTCCAGAGTCCATAAAAGTCGCCGTATTTTTCATCACGTCTTTTACACCTGTTATTATACCGGCGGGACTAGGATCATGACCTACTCCAGTAATATGATGAAGATTAGGTGATAGTCCTTTGATCTTATGTCCGGCTCTCTCCACAAATTTCTGAGAATTAACTGATTGATCAAATGTTACTTTAGCCTGTTTTTCAAGTTCTTTCACTGTCTCCTCTGAAAGTTTATTATCGAAGAAACCCTGAATCATCCCTGAAATTCCTGAAACTTTCTCTGGACCACCTCTAAATACCATATCTATCGCAAAACCTACCATTGCTGAACCTATACAAATTAAGTGTTCAGTCTGGTTTAAGTCTATTGTATCCTTGAATCTCTGATCTAATGTTTTATAAGATTCTGCCCAAGGATATATACCACTAAAATTTGGTTCTGAACTTATTTCTTGTTGCGCTGCTAATACTAGGTGTTCAAACTTAGGGAGAATTAGTAATTTTTCCTCTCGAACCATCATCTTATTGTTTAATTCTTCGAGAGCAAATTTTTCTCTTATCTCCATAACGTCTTCATAATAACCTTTAGAAATCAAAACATTTTCTAGAAATGCTACTCTTTGTTCTGCAGATTTCCTTAGATTTATTAGTTGTTGATTATTAAAGGACTGATCTCTTGTAAGTTTATTTATAACCTTACCAGAATTTTCTAAAAATTCTTTCATACCACTTTCCTCCTTTCTTTTCTTGTTCATTAATTTTTTCAATTATTTTCTCGGTTAACGCGTCTCCTTGTTTAACCAATTCTGAAATCTCCCAAATATCTTGTCGATTATCTGATATTGCCATTGATAATCTTATGATATTATCTTCGATTTTTTCACACTGTCTTTTTAGTTCGGCAGTTTCTTCTTTCTTTTTATTTCTTCCAAATAAATCCATAATATTTTAATTTTTTAAGTTATTGTTTCTAGGGTTGTAAAAAGAAAATCTATAAAACTCTACTATATATCAAGTTCTATAGATTATTCCATACATTAATAAGGCTTTGAAGGGACAAAAAATAAAAACCTACTCATCTTCACAGACTTTCGGTTTTCATCAATTATTAGTGGGATTATAATGTTTCTAATTTACATCCTAATTCCTCTTTCAGCATAAATTCATTAAGCAGATTTATTCTTGTCTTGATTCTCTTAACTAAATCTTGATCAAATATATAACTGCTTAAGTTTTCTGCTCCGATGGATATTGTCGCTAATTGGATCCACTTCGTTAATTCAGTGAGCGATCCATTATAATATACTCTATAAAATCCATCTCTTTCGGTTATCATAGACAATGTTTCAGTTTCTGGAAAGATATTTTTTATTTCTTCCAGAGTTAGTGATAGTCTACAATCTACCCATTTTATGTTATTCTTGGGATTGAATTTTTCTTTGATTTCATCCCAAGTTTTCCATCCTCCTTCATTTAATCCTACTGCTGCTCCATATCTTACTACAGAAAATTCAGCTCTTTTTCTTAGGATTCCTTGAAGTTCAGTTTTTGATACATCATATCCTAATTTTCTCAAATTAGTACACAATGAATCAATATCTACCGCTTTATAGCTATGTTCAACAATTATTCCTGCAGCGTAATAATATAAATCTTCATAGGAATCTTCTTTAATCATTTTCTTATCAATGACTGATTCCTTCATTACTATTGCAGAACTAGTCTTACTTACTAATACTTTCGGTTTTTCTTTACCACTTAAGAGTTTTAAATATTCTCTTTTTGGTTCTTTTCCTGTAATCTTTCTGTATAATTCACAACAGATAGATAAGTCTTTTTCCGCTTCTCTGAATACCAACTTATCATTTCTTCCGTCATAATATACATTTAGCGTTACTGAATGTTTTGATAAACCATTTACCCAAGTTTTTATTTGGATTTGATTTATTCTTTTCACACCTAATACCTTGGCAACATTATTTCCAGTTACTCCGTCACCTCTGTTATATGTAATAGAATAACTTAGCGCTTCCATGATATTGTCTAAGGTGTTTATTCTAATTCTTTCTTCTTTATTCCTTTTCTTCGAGGGAGTAGTTATTTCTTCCGGTTCTTCTTTTATTTCCGGCTCTTTTCTTACTCTTCCCGATTCTTTTACTAATACCTTTTCAAGTATTTTTTCAGTGAAGATTTCAAACTCCTCGTCATTCATAGCTTCTTCATTTTTCAGCTTAATAACAAGTGGAGTTCTTTTTCCTTTCATTTCTTTCTTCACTATATTTAATTCACCGTTCATCCATGTGAATAACAACTCATCAGCTTTTCTCTTGATTAAAGCTTTATCCAAGCTTCTTCCAATTTCACTATGAACTTCGCTAATTAAGTTTTTTACATGTACGTCTGAGATAGTTTTATTTTCTCTAAGTGAATTTAACAGACCTCTTACCAATTTTTCCTGGTAAGCATTTTTTTCTAGTCTTTCCATTTTTTTTTATTTTTATTGTTTTACTTTAATTAACGGCATATTTCACAAACATATACTTCTATGATCGTATAGTCAGGAAATTCCGTTTGATCTTCTTTAACAGTTGTGTTACCAATAATAGTGTAAAGTACATCCTTACGACTAGGAGATAACACTACATCATCTGTTATTGTTTTGTACTTAACTCCAACTTTATCTAATGCGTTCTTATAAGGGACTCCATTCCCTAAAAATCTCATGTTAATTGGAGTATTTTCACTAATTTCTTTTAGTTCTTCAAGAGAGATAGTATAAAATATTACTTTCCCTCCTACTTTAAATACTTCTTCGAACATAGAACTGTGAAAAGTTCTATTAACCGCCCAATACTGACGTTGTTCTTTTTTAACACTTTCTTCCATATTCTTATTTTTAAGTTCTTTTTTGTGTCAATTTCCCATTCTGATAGGCTAAATTTTGAATTTGTCTCAGAAGGGATTTATTTATTGTTTGGAGATTTTGATTTTCTCCACGGACAATGTCTAACTTTTTTTGGGTTCTATGTGAATTAATTATACTGACAACCGCACATGTTAGACCTATTCCTATAAATGCTAATTTCCAATAATTTTTCTCTTTCTTTTTGTTTTTGTTTTCTTTTTCCATATTCTTTTAAATTCTTTTTACATATATAAGGCTTTCAAGGAATGAAACAAAAACCCCGATCTTCACAGACCAGGGAATTTTTTGATTTAAACAAAACTATCATTAATAAGGCTTTGAGGAGAATAAAAAAGGAAGCTTATAAAAGCTCCCTAAGTTTTTCCATTTCACTATCAATTTGATCAAGGCTGATTTCTTCTGCTACTTTTCTAAGTAATTCACAGGTTTTTAAGAAATTTTCAACATCCTTTATAACATTTTCATCAGGACATTTAAATCTTGCAGTGTGTAACAGATCTTTAATTTTCCAAATAAGCATCTCGTGATTTCTTTGAAAATTTATGCAATCTTCACTGTACTTTTTTCTTACTTCCTCTATCCTATCAAAATACTCCTTTTTGAAGTCATTCCTCGTTTTCTCTAATGAATTGAAAGTTCCATTTTTGTACTCTTTGTATTTCTCGAAGAAGTATTCTCTTTTAATTTTCCCCGATTTTTCTTCATAATCTCCTTGCTTAGCTAAAAACAAGTTGTGATTTATTGTCTCTACCCTCATTAATTCCATGAGACGTAAACAAATTTCTTCTTTTTCCATATCTGTTTTCTTTTAAGTTTATAATACACTTATAAGGCTTTTAAGTTATATAAGACATAGTGAAGAGAATACTTAAATAAAACAGAATCATAATATTTATTCATATATTTGTAATCTTCCAAGAAAGTCTTTCGATCCATCTTATATGGTGAAATTTGTTTAGGATTAGGAATTAGGTACTTGATATACTTACCTTTCTTAATCTTTTTCTCATGAAGTCTAAGTTCCTCAAGTTTTAATATATATGGTCGAAAAGATATCCAGTACCTAAATTGTTTAATTCCAAATCTCTTATATTGTCCTCCTCGATTACTAACTTTTAAGACCATATCGAAGAGTATTCCCTTTTTAATTCTGTTATCTAGAATATTAAGTACTTTTTCTGGATCATCCCAATGAGATCCTATAGTATCCATCATATGTTTTTTAGATCTGAATGGAAATTTTATGGGAATTATTATTTCTTGTTCGTTCCAAATCGAATATGGCGAGTTTATATAAATTTCTTTCATAACATATATAAGGAAAATAAAGGGAAGAACGATTATAAGTTCTTCCCCATTATATTATCTTTCGAAAAATCCTGGAGCGCTAACTTGTTGATTAAAGTTTCCAGATTCACCCAATCTCTGAGTTTTCTTTTCAAGCATCTGTAATCTTTCTTCGTAGTCAGTTCCATTATTTTCAAGAGTTGTAATCTTACCATTAATCTGTGTGATACTAGTATTAATCTTACCTATTTCAGTAGTTAGGTTAGTATTTACCTCTTCTATTTTTGTAGTTAGATTAGTTCCTAGTTCAGTTATTTTATCAGTAAGTGTTTTCTCTAATATCTCTATCGTCTCCTTGAGTTTTTCATTTTCTGCTTCAAGTGCTGAAATATTATTCTCTAGGTCTTGAATGATAGTAGTTAGAGTTTTATTACTAGAATCAATTACTGCATTAGTTGTTGTTTGCAGAAATATATCTTCTCCGTTTTTTATTAATTTTGAAATCATACCTTTCTAAGTTTTGCAATTTCAGCCTCAAGTTCTTTTATCTTAGACTCAAGTTCATTAAGTTTTTCTTCTTTTGGATCGAGAGTTGCTACTTTAAATACTGCTGGAGTTCCATTAGCTTGGAAGAAACCGTTAGGAGCATTAACTTTACTAAATACAACAGCATCAGTAGTATCAATCTTAAGATGTCCTCGATTAGTTTCGTGAGGATTATCTCTTCTAGCAATGTGAGCGTTCATAGCTGCTTCTACTTCATCAATTCTCTTATTTAATTCAGCATCAGCGGCTTCACGTTCTTCTTTTTCATTTTTAAGTTCTTCCTGCCATTCATAAGATCCATCACTCGGGCCTACTCTAAGTGATGGATTATTACTGCTGGATATTTTTACACGAGGAGTTAATAGTTGTGCCGAGGATGTTTTTTCGCTAACGGCACTAATAACTTCTTCCTCGTGAGTTTCTTCTTCAGCAGGTAGATCACTCATCATTACTTCTTTCGAGGCCATTTTTCCAGCAGATCCGACAGACATAAAGAATCCATTAGCTGTAACTTTAGAGAACGTAACTTCATCACTTTCTCCAACACCAAGTTGTTCACGAGTTACATTATGAGGATTATTTTTGTCTTGAATATGAGCATTAAGTTTATCCCAAAGATCATCAATTCTAGCATTTATTGCAGCATCAGCCTCTTTTCTCTGATTTCTCTCATCGGATATATCTTCTCCCCAAGCAACTATTTTATCGATTTCAAGAAGAATCTGATAAGCTACTTTTGCAGATATTCCCCAGTTATTCCATTCTGTAGGTACTTCTAGAATCGTAGCTGGTCTCATTAATTCTTCTATAGTTCGAATTAAATCACGTCCAATACTTTTTTCTACAATAATACCATCATTTTTAACAATAAATGCAGTTCTTCTAAATTCATCTACATAAATAATATCATTCCAGATTGGATCTGATGCTGTCCAAGAAAAATCGTTAGGATCACTAGAAGTTACAACAGCTACTTTATTTCGATAAGCATTATCTACTATACTATTACTATTTCCACTGCTTTTGTAATATTCAGAGATATAATATTTTTGATCCTTTTCAGTTACTTCTGGATGATCCCAACCTAAAGCTTCAGATTGATCTGAATTTGGATAATCTGCTGGTTTTGGTCCTCCTGGTGCAACTTTTACAAGTACTCCTTTGTCATCAGTATCCCACCAAGAAGCTGGATCGAGAGGATCATAACAAAAATCATCAGGAAATATTGCTACAAGAGATTCTACATATTTTCCGGGATATTCCAGAAGATCATTTGGTATTTTCCCAGTATCATCTACTGTAACTAAACCATGAATTGGAATACTATTATCATTTCCATCTACTACGCCATCTTCATTAGTATCTACTTTAACTGTAGTAGATGAATTCTTATTTAAAAATGCTAATGCTAATTCTTGATAAATACCTCTAGCTCTACCTACTAGAATTTTTTCAATAGCATTCTTATCATCTGCATTATTTGGATCTAAATATACGTAATCTCCATTTTCTTCAGTATTATGAACTTCTGCAATAAAAGCCATATCGTTCTCAAGATCACTCAATTTTGTAGGAAGATATCCAGGAGCCCATTTTCTGAACTTATATGGATAAACTTCTCTCTCAATTGGATCAGTGATAGAACTAGGTATTGAAGCTCCATCTTTTATACTACTATCGTAATAAAATTCAACTGCAGATCCTGAAGAGCTACTTGATTCCACAACTCTTACTATACAGCCATCTTCAAGTCTTTCTTTTGGAATAGCTTTAAGATCTTCTATTGTTCTAACACTTTTCCAACCACCTTTTCCATAAATTGCTTCATGGGTAGGGTATGTATCTTGATCAGTATAAGGAACTATAGGAGCTGAAACATTTATACCTTTTTTATTTTTTTCCATATTATTTAAATTCTATATTTAAAACTCCTGTTTGAGGATAATCAAATACTATTACAGAATAATCTTCTTCACCAAATTTACAAGAGAAAGCATTATTTTCCATATTTCCTGTTAAAAGTCTTATAGGATCTTCACTTTCATTAACTTCTCCATAAATTTCAGTAGGAATCATGTAATATATGTATAATCCTGAAGTATAATCATTACCTTCATCATCTACGCTACAATCTACATTATTTAAAACAATTGAACGTTCTTTAGATAGACTTCTATTTCCGTAAGTTTTTCCGTCAATTACAATCTTACTAATATCGTTTGTTTTAGATTTACCCCAAATTCTAGAATTAATAAATTCATAGGTAATGTTTTTAGAGATACTAACAGATCCAATAGAGTCTGATGAACTACCATTACCGTATAAAACAGATAGAGTAATTACAGTATCTCTTGAAATATTTTGATTATAAATCCATACCCAAGTATACTCATCTTCATCTTCGCTAGGATTATTCATTCCTCCAGAATAAAAACTTCCGTTTATATATATACTTACACTAACATCTTTTCTTTTTAATTTCATTCCATTATACCAAACTTCCCAAGCAAAAGAGGGTTGTATTCTAGTTCCATTTTCATAAAGCCCTCCATCTACTGTTGGATTACCCGAAATTGTATAATCTGGAAGTAATCGTATCTCTAGAACTGTTCCAAGACTGTGTATAATATCTTGAATTCTCTCATTTAATCCGTTTAATGCATTAGTTACAGCATTCTGAGACATAACATCATCCTCAGATGAACCTGTGGTTTGAAGTACATTAATACCACCTCGAATTCTGAAAAAGCCTGTAATTGAATCTTTTTCTATATCCTTATAGTAAGTATACCATTTTCCATCTACAAATACTTCAAATCCATCAGGAATAGGGTATTTATCATAATCCCATGTTCCTAATTCTCCTATTCCACTAACTATACCTTGTCTTTTATCTAGGAATACTTTAGCGGGTAATAAAAAATTTGAACCTATTTTATTTGCCATAATTTATTTTATTTATTAATATTTTCCACCGCTTATATTCTTAGCAGCTATAGACATATTAGAATCAGTTACAATACTAGAATTATCAACATTGACTCTAATTTCTGTACTACCATCTTCAAGTTGTACTAAATTAATTCCAGGACCACCAATAAAGCCTTCACGTATTGATAATCCTTTAATAATTTGTTCAAGTTTTCCAAGAGTATTATAATTTATGCTAGCTCCACCTAAAATCTCCTGTCTCAGATTTTCTAAGTCAGTTGCATTTACACTAGAATTTTCTGTAGATATTCCTTCGAAGAATGTTGGTAATGAGAATGAAAAAACTTGTTGAAAATTATTATAATTTAATGCAACATCTTTTACATAAACATTGTAATCAATATCATTTACTTTACAAGACTCTATTGAATAATCAGTTATATGATTCATTCCAGAAGTTGTATCATAAATACTCATAAGATTTCCGTACAGTTTTGGATATGCAAAAGCTATTTTCTGTGAGTTAAGATCTCCTTGGAAAGTAACAATTGATTTCTCATTTCCAACTACAGTGTTTTCAAGAGAATTTAAAGCAGCTTCTGTTATATTCCACCCACTTTCAGGAATTTGTCCATAGTAGAAATTGTAACCAAACTTAACTGTATAATATGAAGTTGCAGTTCTTATAATTCCTGTATCTGGATCCGTATATTTAACAGATAATCTATATTCTGTTGTATTTGTAAGACCTAAGACTGTATATCTATTACTTTCAGGGAGAGTTATTTGTGTACCATTTAATTCTAAAATACAATCATTAGTAACTTCATATGTATTTGCTTCACCTGTTTTTATATCTATATCAGGGATTGTTACTCTGATTAAGAAGTTAACAGCGGTTCTAATTCCAGTTTGATATAGAGGAGTAGTGCCATCATCTTGTCTGTTAGAATCATAAAAACTAACTCTTAATGGGAATGTAGCTGAATGATTTTTATAAGTTAACTCCTTAATTTCTTCTAGACTTTTAAGAGCATCTTGAATACTAACATCCCAACCAGAAATCATTTCATTAATTTCGGACTTAGTATAAAAATCATCTTCACGTTTTAATACTCCATCACGATAAAACCATCTATACTTATCTTCTATATTACTAAAAATGAAAGGACCACCAGTTATAGGTTCTATTTGTCTAACCCCACCAGTTTCGTATACATAATTCCAAATTCCATCTTCATCCTTGTAAAGATATAATTCTCCATGTACAAGAAGAGATACATCTGGAAGTTCAGTTACTACATCTCGAACTAAATCTAATCCGCCAAGTGTAACAACTTGATAACAGTCTTCTCCTATTCCATTCTTAATACCTAGAGCGAATATAGTATCTGTTTCTGTTTGTTCAGGATTAGAATAATATCTAACCATAACAGGCTCTCCGATTAAGAATTCATGTTGATTTAATCTTAATCTTGCTATACTTCTATCTCGTTCTATGTATTTGCTTCTGGAAATTTGTATTTGAAAAGAATTTAAACTACTCATAATTATTTATTTATAATTGAATAAAATAATAAAAGAATAGACTTAGTTTTATAATTTTTCTAAGTCTATTCTCATAATTTAGGTTTTGAAGCTTTCAGAAGAGAATTTCTGTTATTTAATTTTGATAATTCGGAAAGATTCAACTAATTCTGCAGTAGACCAAATAATAGAAATTTTATGATCTTTATCCATATAGAATTCAACAGGATTATTAAGAATACCTAGATCATAGAATTTACCATCAATACTTACTAAAGCATCTGGATATTGTGATTTAAGTTTTTCGCTAGGAGTAATAGTAACTTTAACCACTTCTTTATCACCAGTCAAACCATATTTATTGACTTCGTAATTAGGATATACAGGTTCTAAAACTGTAGCACTTTTATCTTCACTATCGAATTCATACCAAGTACTTTCATCATCTCCTAACCAAGGACCTTCAATTTTATAGACCTGATAAAATCTACTAGGAATAATATCTTTTCCATACTTACCCCAAGCAGCATCTTCATAAATTTTAACTTCTTCGTTCATAAGTTTTTGTTTTATAAAAATTATTGTTATTTATTTTATTCATAATTATAACCACTTATTTCTATCGGGCGACTTTGATAGAATTAAGGCATTTATTCGTGGTATATAATTATAAGTAGCAGTTTTCTTAATTTCTTCTACATTCAACTCTATATTAGATTCATTTATCCATTCCAGAATAATTAATCCAATAGGTTGATTAATTCCAGGAATACTAATAAATATTTGTCTTTTAGAACCATCTCTACTATTTACTAATTCATATATTCCAGGATATTTTTCCATAAATACGCTATCTCTTGGACCATCACAATATACAATTTCTCCAAACTTAATATCTTCATAGATACTAGTAATTAATCCAGTATTTATACTTTTATACTGTTCTGGATCTATGGAAGGTACAGCAAAACCATTATCTTGTTGGAGAAGTTCTACGTATTTGAAGGGAATAGATACTAGATTTTCTTTAGAATTATGATATTCGAAGTATAATATTCTATCAGCTCCAGAATTACTTCTAAATTCTGTAAGGAGAGGTTTTAATTCTGCTAATAACTGATCCCTAAGTTCCATTTTTTCGGAGTGTATCTTATCAGAAATTTCAGAATATATTTCTATAGTATCCTCTATTATAGTTTTGTAATTAAATATAGCTAAGACTAAACAGAAGATAAAAATATACTTCACGAACTTCGAAAATCCTATGTTTTTATCTATCTCTGTTATAGCCTCAACGAACTCTTTTAAAGATAGTTTCATGATTTATTATATTGCAAATTGAGTTAACCTAATCTCTCCTGATTCTATAGTACTCGTCTTTTTTGTTATTGGATCTAGATTAGTAATTTTTAAGACTATTACTAAATTTAACTCTTTTCCAGTAGTATTAGCAGAATATATTAATCTTTTATTCACCTGATCTACTTTAAACTCCAGTCCATTACTTTCTTTCACCAAGATTTCAATTACAGGCAGAGATGTTATATCTATTTTAACCTTTTCCTTTATTTTTGAAATATTATAATCATTTATCAATCTATACATATCACATTCTAATGTTCCTAATAGATTTATATACCCTCCAGATTTTTTAAGACTACTAGTATCTTCTAATGCTGAAAACGATAGAATAGATGTAATTTGTCTAATCACAGAGTTATTATATATTTTCTCACCAGATATATTATTGTATAAGAACGAACTACTATATCCACTTGTTTTCTTGTTTCTTATATACTTATAGTAAGATTTTTTTGTTACTATTTTTTCTTCCAGTGAGGTAAAGATATTAACTCCATAATCAATTCCTATACCTTCCAAAAATACAGTATCACTATCAGCTATTGTTTCAATGTTTGCTTCTGTATATTCTGGAAAAGATAATTCAAAAAGATTAGATGATATATTTAAATCTAATCTATTGAACTTAATTATTTTTCTTTCAGCAGCCTCTAGCTCAGTTATTATAAATGCTATTCTTTCCGATCGATCTGGATATATACCATAACAATAAATAAAACAATACTCTGAGCTAGGTTCAACTAAGGCAGCTTTTTCTTCTTCTGGGATATCAATATTAATCTTTAAGAGTTTTTTATTACTATCCCAGATTGAATTTAGAGGATATTCTGAGGTTTTTCTAACATCATTATACAGATAAGATCCTGAAAATAATTTCTCCATGAATTCTTCTCCAACTGTATATGAATTATAAATTGTTCCTATTACATATTTGGTTATTTTTAGTGTGTTATCTATCCTCCTTATACTCTCTAAGAATTCTTTTTCAAAAATAACTCTCATAATTTTATATATAATTTAAATACCCATCTTCATCGATATAATAAAGTAGTCCAGAGATAGATGCTATAATTTTCGGTACTTCTGTTTTAAGAGATGCTTTGAAATAGCTTCTTCTAAATCCCGTAAGAATAGTTCCAAATATACCTGTTGGATTATTTCGATGAATTACCAATATTTTTCCCTCATTATAATACCCCTTATACTTTTCAAACTCTTCATCCTTACTAACTAATATCCCGAGTTCTTCTGAATATTCTAATTCTGAATTTCTTGATGTTGCCCTAGCTTTTTCTGTATAATAACTAATCCCTGGTTCATAATAGATAGTATAATAATCTAACCCCAGATCTTCATCTACTGTATGAATCATTAAGAGACTGTTATTAATCAGTATTGGACTTTCATCTGTATTTACTGTATATACTAATCTATCAATACAACTATAAATATGAAAATCTTTTTGTGAGGATTGTTTATTTTTAAAAACATACCAATCTCCAACTTTTTTGATAATATTAATGTTCGTATATTTAGTATAATCAGTTAAATTTAGAAAAGTACTATTAATACTTGGAATGTAATTAGTAATACCTTTATTAGAGATATTTCCAGGAGTAGATATAATTCTACTTCTAGGATCAAGAGTATCTAAGAAAAAGTTTTGATAGTCTGTTGAAATCCACTGACTTTTCTCTATATCATATAATTCAAGAGTACTAGGATAATTAGTTCCAATAGTAATTATAAATCTTCCTGAAAAATAGAATATTTCTTGATTACTTCTCATATCCTCGAAAATAGAATAGTCTGCCCCCGATGAAGTTGTATATACCTCAGGATTACCAAATCTTGTTTTTTTCACTAAAGATTTGATAGAATACTTATTACCTGTCCAAGAATATAATACAATATCCTTTCCATAAAATCCAATTTGATGATTTTCATAATTATGTGAGTATGGATCTATATTAACATCATGATTCAAATTAATTTTATGAAAACCAGTACTATTCCCAATACCATAATCTAAGAGGAGATTCATTTGTTCATTATCTTGAATATGGTATACGTGAGAAGTATATCTTGGATAATTATCAGCTCCTAGGTCTTGCTTTATAGTTTGTGCTCCAGAGTAGTTATACAAATTTACATTATCTAAGAAGTTTTTCCCAGTTGTTGAGTTATTCTTTAGTTGATCTAAGGAATTACTAAGATTTATCTGGATTTGGCTAGATATACTAGAGTCTAAAGATATATAAATATTTATATTACTACCTTTTCCCTGAGAATTTAGAAACTCTGTATAACCAATAGGAGTGTTATCTATTACACTCATATAAATTATTACAGTAAATCCAGAAGGAAGATTATTTTCATATTTAAAGGGTTCCTCTGGGGTAGTTCGATTTAATCTGATATAATTACCGCCAGAGGAAGTAAGTAGTCCTGAGTAAACTTGTTCGATATTATAGAGAGATATTTTTGGTAACTTAGGATCCCAATTATCATTTTTATTATATAGTATTACTTCTAAGCTATTGGATATATTACTAGAATTTCCAATAACGTAAGTACTATATCCTGTATTATAATTTTCCATAAGTTATTGTACAATTACTAATAATACATTCATCTATGTCAGTTGATTTAGATACAACTCTAATAATATTATTAACACATTCAATTACAATATCTGATCCAATTTCTTCTATATAATCTTTGGAAATTAATTCTCCTTGTTTATTATATCTAGGTCCGGAGAATGTTGTTTCTTTAGAGTATAGTTTTTCGTTACCTACTAAGATTAATTTTTCTTTGTCTTCAGGATCTTCAACATATCTAGTTTCATACTTAGAATATTGAATACCAAGATCAATTTTAGTAGAAACTCCAGGACTAACAGAGTAATTCATTAGTTCTGTTAAATCTACTGTATTGGTATAGATATCAGAATTGAATGGTATAACATCGATAGTAATAGAATTGTTTAGAATATCAACCACATTTTTTGAAGTACTATACAAATAAATTTCGTTATTATTCATACTATTATATAAGTTATATATTTCTTTTAAGTAATTATTTTTATTATTCTTGAGGTAATCTAGATATGAATTAAATTGAGATTTTTCTTTTTCAGTTAATTCATATTTATCAATTTCAATACTTTTCGTATTTTCATCAACCTCATTTATTATTCCAGAACCTTTAGAATAATCATCAATACATACTCGTAAATTCCCTTCTGAGCCATCTTCACCTGGGATAACAAACCTCCGATTAGTTACATTCCAATCTCTGAGTTTTAATTTATTACTTAGCTCAGATATTCTAGTCATTCTGTAATTTGAATCATTACATACTAATGCTCGATTATTTCCAGTTAAGTAATATTCTTTCTCATCTTCTTGACCTGTTACTTGTGATATAGAAATATTATCGGAAGTAGTGGTTATTAATTCTATCTTTTTCATTTCTTGTACTTATCTCTATAAAATATATTCACTATGTTTCCACTAGTTACATAAAGCCTAACAATTTCTCCTTTATTTCCTTCTGTCTTTCCAGGAACTATAACAAGAGCACTACTATCTGTTAAATAATAACTAGAAATTGCATCATGACTCATATAAGCGTCAAGAAGATCTATGGAAATCGTTGTATTTATATTATTCTCCTGTGTAATTACTGTAAGAATAAATGACTCCTTATCAAATCCAGATACAGGAAGGTAATTATCTTTTGTATTATCAGTACATTGAAATTCTATTACATTAGCTGTTTCTGGAATTGGATATTCTTTAAAACGGAAATTATTTACTAATGATTTTTCTAAGTTATTTAATTCTTCGATTTTATCCAAGTAAAGTTTTTCAAGTTTTTTTATATTCTCCATCCATTCTTTATCAATACTACTAGGCAACCAAGAAGTAACACTATCAAAAGTATTCTGATCTCCGTTATTATAACCTTTTCCGTACCTATACCTAACAACTGAACCCATAGGATCTATTAATTCCTGAAGTCTGTAAATAGAATCTGAATTAGGTTCATTAGTATAAGTATATTGTCGTAGAATTACATAATTAGCATCTTCTGGATAAATACTAGAAGCATCATTAAATATAACTTCACTTATTTCCGGAAGATTTCTCGATATCTTAAATACAGCATTATTAATTTCCGGAGAGATTAAGATCATTGACAAGACGTTTTTAGAATCAATTCCAGTTCCATTTAAAAAATCAGATAACTCAGATGAAATGGATAATGAATCGTTCCCTGAATTAAGATAGACGTATTCAGAAATTATACCCTTTTCATCAAATCCTATCATATATGTAGATAAAATTTGAGATAAAAGATGTGCAGTAATTAATTTATCTTCCTTTCCTTGCTCTTCTTCAGAATGATTTATATAATTAAAATACTCTTCTATATTATTTAATTTATCTCCTAAATATGGTGAGTAATTATCTGAACTTTCTTCAGGAATAACACCAGAAACAGTATTATTTGTTTTATTAGTTGGATTTTTAGCTGTACAAATATAGATAGTATTTCCATAGACAACAAAATCCCCTTTCTCATATTCAGTTTCTTCTGAATACAAAAACATTCCTTGAACGTGCGTATTATTTAGTATCATATTATCTCTTTATAAGTTTTATAGTTGTATTATAATATATATTCATTAACTTCAAGGTATACTCTCCTTCTTCTGGAGTATTTATATTTGCAGCCCTAAGTGATACTTGAGACGTACCGAAACTTTGAATACTTCCGTTTGCTGTAAACTTATTAATAGTTAATGAATTTCCTTGAGAGTCTTCTATAATAACTTTTTCTAAGTTACTATTTGGATAATCTTCAGAAATAAACTTAAATACAGCGTTACCTCCAGAATTTATCTTTAATGAATTATTAGATACTTCAAACCCAGAGAACTCTATAATACTAATAGTTACTCGTTTACTGCTAAGTTCTAATGTAAGAGTAGCTGCCGAGAAATTAACTTCGGGAATTACAATACTGTTAGTAGTATTGATTTGTTCCGGATAATATATTTCTGGCGCATCTGGATCTCCATTTTCATATTTTGCTAAGACTCTTGAAATAATATACCCTGAAAGTTCTGGTATTCTAATTTCTGCTCTCTGATTAATTAGGACATCTATTTTACCATCCTCTTGTATAAAGGGATCATATTTAGTTTCATCACCTATAATTAATTCAGATACTATAAAATTATTTTCTCCAAATTTTCTTTTCCATTCACCATAATCGTATACATCACTTTCTCCTGATATTTTAGCTTTCAGAATTATATAAGAACCTGTATATTTTAGATTGAAAATTAGGTGATTTGTTTTTAGAACTTCTTCCCAATTAGTTACTGTTATTAGGTTATTTGGAATATTATAATTAAAGTTATTACTTGGTGGAAATGGAATTAAATCTTTCATATCAAGTAAACACGGTACATCTTCATTCAAAACATATCCAGGATTAGGGTATATCTTAAAATCAATAGGAGTTTTGACGGAAGGGATAGATATTATTCCGATAGGGTTACAAGTTCCTCCAATCTCTGGAGTTACTGATACAACCACTCTAATTGGTTTATTTATATTTAGAAACTCTGAAAGAATCCATTTAGATGAAAGCGCCGGATTATTATTAAAGTTGTTATCTGATACTGATTCCCAAACTTTTCCACCTAGAATTACCTTATCTCCAATCTTGTATGTAGTAAAAGGAAAATACTTGGGGTAATCTTCGGCGCCTTTATACATTTCAATTAATCCTCGTTTATTACCTAGAATTAATAATCTACTATCTTCTATTTTCTCATTTCCTAAGAGAGTACTAGAATTTGCATCAATTAAAACTTCTGGAACATCCTCAACAGTTTCTATTATCCCAACTGAATCTATCGTAGACCAATATTCATCGTTTCTAAGAAGATATTTATTCATATTTCTGTTAGGATTCGTACTATCTACCCATGATTTATAAGATAGATTTACACTTTCCACCTCGGAGTTATTAGAAATTAGCATCCAAATCATCTTCTCTCCAGTAACTTCATCGAGGAGTTCTTTCTCGCTTACTAAATCCTCGCCGCTTGTAGTTTCGTCTGGTTCTCCTAAAATCAATATAAAGTTAGGAGTAGAAGTAGGTTTAATTCCAGCGGCGGCCATTGAATCAGTATCTATAAAGTCACTACCTTTAGAATTGTTATTATTCTTGTCGATTATCCCCTCGTATAACTCCAGACGTTTAATTCCAGCGGCGGCCTTAAAAAGCGCGAATACCTGATTGGATATTATAGTAGTTCCGAAATATCTATCATTTTCCTCTGTTAAATTTTCTCTAGAGGATGTTGGGAATATTATTGATTCTATTTTTTCTAGGGAATTTGATGTCTCTCCGACTTCTTTCAAGGTTTTTTCTCCTAGATAATTTACTAAAAACTTATCATTAAATTTATCTTTAGTGATATTATACGAAAAGTCATACTCACTAAAGTCTCTATTGTAAAGTAAAGAACTGTTAGATCTGTACTGGACTTTACTGTATTCACGGTTATCTAGGTCATCTTGACTGTAAAACACTACTGTTCCGATATCCGTAAAATTGTTATTATTAATAATCAATTTCATAGGGCGTTACTGTCATTTTGTTATAGCTTCTTAAGTTTGCTCCAATATAATTCTGGAACTTACTTTGAATTGTTAGATCTATACTTCCAGAACCTATATTAGTATTTAGTCTGGTATAGTATATAAGTGCATCTAAAAATTTCTTAAGAAGTTCGTAAAATAAGCTTTCATTTTCTACACTTAAGTTCTCAAAGTTTACTGTTATTTCTCCTGAGTCATATATAATCTCTCCATCAAAATCTAAGGGAAGATATTGTATCATATAATTAAATACTTGAATAGTTCCCTTTACACTGTAAAATAATTTACTAAGATAGTTTATAACTTCTTCGTAATCTTGGTTATCTGGGAGACTTGATTTTGGAATACATAATCTCAAGAAATTCTTCACCGGATCACTTCCAGAATAAATATAGTAATCATCGAATGAACCTTGTTGAGTTGAAACTACCGAAGAATATTGTTCCTCGTAATCCTCAATCATTCTATAAAGCTGATCTATGATTTCTATATTTCTTAAGTGTTTAGGTATATATATTTTCATGATTCTATAACTGAATTAATAATGTAGTTAATTGAGAAGTATACAACATTCTCTTCTCCATATACAATCTCAGGAGAAACTACAGAACCATCTTCGTTAGTATAAGTTATTTCCATGTCAATTATTCTCTTTACATTAGATATTTTACTTATAAGAGATTTTATTTCTTCTGTTAACTCTGGAAATTTAATATTGAACTTATTACTATAATTATCCAAGATATCACCAACTTCTGAATCTATACTACTATTCTGATATATCTCTACATCTAAGTTAAAGATAGCTGTATATTGAGATCCTCTTTCTATAGTAATTTTATCAGTTATATAGTAAGCTCCTTTAGTTTCAATGAAATTAGTTTTTTCATCTTCTGTTAGGATTGTAGAATTAGAGTATGGAACATAGTAGATAGTGATAGAATTACTTTGTGCTGAACTACTAAATCTATAAGTTGTTCCACCTGAAATAATTTTATTTGGATAAGTTTCTTCAAGTACAGTACCGATATCAGAATTACTACGTAAAATTGAATTTACATATCTATCACGATTAGCTTTGTAATGAATAGTAATTAAGTTATCTCTATCAACTTCAGACATACTAGCAAGACCAGTTCCTAAGATCTCATAATTTCGTCCACTCAACCAAGAAGGATCAAATTCTACCATCTCAGCTCCACGAATATTAAGCTTCTTTAGTTCTGAAGTATTATATCCCGAGAGTGTTGAGAATTTATAATAAAGAGCTTCTATTGTTGTATTTGCTGGAGTCTGTGTTTCTTCTCTTTCCATTACTGTTCTAAAAATATCTGCTACATAAAGTCTAGAACCAAATCCAGGGAGAGTAAGATCAAAAATACTACCATCTAAAATATGTCCTGAGAATAATCTAGTTGTTGGGAAAAAATTATCATTAACTTTAACCCAAAAATCATCAGATAGGTCGTTTTCTAAGCAATTAACATAGTAAGTATTGTTTTGATTTAAGATCCACTTCCTAGAAATTGTTTCTTTTGCAATTAGACATATAATAGTATAAGTATCAGTATCATTTACGGCCGGAGACATTGTAATTGGAGAATATACAAAACCTTCATCTCCAGCTATGTCTTTATCATCTCCATAACCTTCCGGCCGTGTATAGTTTTTATCATAATACCCTAAATAGTAAGCCTTAAAACTATTAGAACTTATAATTTCATCATAAATATTAAAGCTTAAATACTTAGTAGGTTTTATATTAAGAATTACGCGAGGACAACTACCACGAAATACCGAATACATATCATCCACACAGTGTTGAATCTTTGAATTGATAAGTGTAGATTTCTCAAGAGATGCTTCTTGTGTATAGGCTATGTTTTCTACTTCACTAATAAAAGATGCATTAGCTAACATCTGAGACAAAATCTCTACAGAATCTCCGGTAATATTAAGTTTATTAGCTATTCCTCTATAAATATCTATATAATCTTGTAATGATTTCATAATAATTATCCTGTTGTTTCATTTATATCAACTAGTATATCGTCAGATTCTACCTGATTAACACTTATTACTAGTTTTACTTTTGTTTCATCTATTAGGTCGAGTGAAACAATTTTTATATCGAGTGTTTTTGTAAATTTCTCTTTTATTTTTGTTGTTAACTGTTCTACTCTACCAGTAATTTCAGATGCTAAATCCTTTTTCTTGGTATTAGTAAAAATAAAGTTAAATCCAATCTTAGATGCTCCTGGAATATCCTTTGGCCAGATATTTAAGTAGAGTTTGAAAAGATCTATAATATAGTATTCTACTTGATTTGTTATTTGACCTGTTGAAAGTAGGTAATTCATAATCTTGATTTATAATTTTTACAATTATTACATTTAACTGTAGGATCATCATCATTGAGAGCTACAAATTTACTACAGTTAGATGCTGATATATTCGTAAGATCTAAATCTTTTGAAGAAAAAGCAGAACAATTTGCTGCACTTAAGTCAGGAATAGGTATTGGTATTTCTATTTCAGGAATAGGAAGATCATCAATGATATCACCAACATTAGCTCCAACTAGTGCAATTAATGGTTTAGCAACTGTTTGTGTAGTTTCTACAATACTCATTACAGATCCAACGACCGGTATAGTTCCCATAAGAGATTTTAATCCTAGTTTACTTACCTTAGCATCAACTCTATCATAAACTGCACTAAGATTATCTCCTTCAGCTTTAAGTTGTTGAAGTAATGGAGGAGCTAATTGAGCAGAAACGCCAGGACCCATAGGAGTTACAGAAATCAATGCTGGAGGAACCATTGCAATTCTCGCAGCAAATTGAGCTGTTCCTACTGAAAGATGACCTAAATCTTGTCCAAGCTCATTGAAATCTTCTATCATTTGATTATACATCTGACCAAGTTTTTCATTAGCTTTATCCAACATTTCCTCTCCTCTTTTCTTCATATCCTCCTTAGCATTATCTAGAGTTTCTTTATATTTCTTTTTTGCTTCAGGATCTTTTATTTCATTAGATTCATCCTTAAACTCAGGAAGAGAATCTTGATATTTCTTTAATGATATTGATTGAGCTGCTTTAGCAGACAATGCACTTAATAAATTTTTCATAATATATCAACTCTCTAATAATATAGTATCTGATGTAGGTATAGGAGATCCTGGAGTTAAGAAAGTAGGTGATAATACAAAAGGTCCGAGAGCTGTATGTCCTCCCGCTACTACTTTACCCTTTACTGTTAATGTTCCAGGACCTTTAAGTGTAATATCAGATCCTTTAACTACTGCAGATCCAACTAATTCTACATTTGTTTTCCCATTTATAGTAACATCACAATTTTTTCCTATATTGATAGTTACATTAGATCTCATATTAATATCCATGTTTCCATCTTTATCTATAGTCACCCAATCAGTTGGTTCAGGTCTAGGATTATTATTTGGATCATTATACTCAGTTCCTGGATCAAAAATAGCAACCCTTATATAATCAGGTGTAATATCTACCATTTTTCCATTACTTCTAAAACCTATATAATCATTTTCTTTTATTTTTTGATATAAGTAATAACTCTGAAATACTGGATCAAGACACTTAAGAAATACGAAATCACCTACTCTTGGCTCATCTACTTCTCCTCTAAATGGAAATGCCTTAACTCCCGATTTTATTCCTGGGATATCCACCTTTATTTCATACAATACTTTATCTAAAACTTCTACAATTGTTCCAGTATAGTATAAATCTGCTTCTTTCATATTTTTCTATTTAATTTGTTGGATCTACAATTGGTAATATTTCTTCTTTCTCTTCTACACCTGATAACAATGAAGTCCAAGAAAAACTCTCTCCATCAGGGCCTACAGAACTGGAATCTTCAATAGCCATAAATAATTCATTAGATCGAACTAAGAATAATTTAAATGGTAATTCTGTTTTTTGCTCACCACGTTTATACTTCAAGATATCACCAAGTTTATATTTAGGCATATCAAAATCTTTTATTCTAAATGCAGTAAAGAAATCAGAATTCATATATCCTAAGTTTCTCCAATAGTTATGCATAAGTTGTTCAAAATCTTTTCCAACTATTGTATAATCTTCATAAAACTGAAGAGTTCTAGAATTTTTAGGTTGAAGATCTGTATAATCATCTGTACTGTTATTTGCTTGCTCTCCATTATTCTCATCTCCTTTAACTGGTTCCCATGGATTAGTTGGAGTATAATAAATTAAAGGATTATAGTTTAGATTATAAGAATCTAATTGTAAGAATTCAGAAGAACCCTCTATGCTATAATATGGTTCTTGATTTCCTCCATGATCAATACCTATAATCTCTTTCATTAAATACCCTTCCCATCCATAAGCAAATATAGATTTTTTCTTAAATCCATATGATAACTTAGAGCATAATGATTGATTTGTTTCCGAGTTTTGGAAAATTGTAAGTTTATTATTAATATCACATTTACATCTTATATCCTTTTTCCCTGGATATAAAGATTCAATAGCTGAAGTAATATCATCCCACTCAGCTTGTATAAGTTCTGTATAAAATTTCTTATCTTTTATACAGATAAAGTTTAGAGTTAAAAAGTTTTTAAAATATTTTTTATTAATTATGAAAACATCAATAGTATAAATATTTCCACCTTCCTTCTCCAAAGTTATCTGTCCAGTATATTGATCTGTAATTAATTTAAGAGCTTCCCCAGAACCATCATGTGACATACTAATTTCCCCACTAGCTATCTTTCCACCAAGTTCTTCGTACATATGGATATTATCAAATTTATATCCGGAGTCAAACCATGGAGTGAAATTAATAGAAACCTTATAAGAATTAATATATTTCATAAACTTCCTAATATGTTATCTAATACTCTTTTTGGAATTAATTTTAAAATTGCGCCTCTTTTATAAGTTTCAAGCCCTCTAGCAGCCTGTAACATTAGGAGGCCAGCATATGAAGTAGAACCATAATAATCCTCTGCAATAAGATCTGGTCTATATTCATATGCTGTTATTTCATAAGATTCTCTTTCTATAATTGGATTATTTAAGTATACTAATATACTAGAGTTATATACATCTATTCCATCTATATAGTTTGAAAGATTTTCCTTATTGCTAATTATCTCATCTTTTTTAGTATACATTTTATCCTCCTAATAATTTTTTATTTTCTTCTATTTTTTTATTTATATTATCTTGTAATATTAACTCCATCGCTTGTCTTTCTTTTTGTGTAGCATCTCCTCCTATTAATCTCTTAAGTCTAACATCAGTAAATTTAGATGCTGGTTTGAAAGTCATTGTAATATCACAAGATAAAGGACATAGATCATTTTCTTTAGATCCAGTATCCCACCTCTTCATCATTTGTTTGGACATTTGAAAAGTAGCACTCTCACAAACAAGATTATCAATAGCATAAAGTGAGCCGAATTTAAGTTTAAGAGTTCCAAATTGTATTTTATCTATATTATCCAACTCAGCTTTAAATCCACCAGGAGGGATCTGCCAACCAAAATATCTATCAACTAATTCTTTTATCAACGCTACTTCAGTATCATCTTTACTTGCTGGCTCTCCACTATCATTTAAAAACTTAACTAATTTTCCAAAACAATATGGATATAATTCCATAATCTGATCATATACAGATTTGAATTTCCCATCTACATAATCAGAAAATATAGTAAATTTTATCGTTAGATTACCAAATCCAACTCCAGTACCAGAATAGTAAGAAAATCTTCCAGTCTTAGTTACTAAAGCTCTATTTAAATAATCAGTTCCTGCTTTTGCTAATTTTTCTAGAACATCAGTTGTTTTATCAAATATTTGTCCAATAGTACTAAATATAGCCATCCTATCCTCTTCTGATCCAGTCTTCATTTCCTCTTCTGCACTATTCATTTTTTCAAGTTCTTTAGAGAAAAATGATAGATATGGTGCATAAGGTTTAAATTGATTAAATACATCATTAATCTTTTCATCTCCAAATTCAGACCAAGAATTAGAAATAGCAGCTTGATAATCTTCAGACATAATAGCTCTACATAATGGTTCATAAGAATACCCATCATCGTCTTTAGCACCGTGATATTCACCCCAAGATCCATCATCATAAAGAACAGAGTTATAATGAAGAGAAACTGACATTAAATCATTACCACGATTAGTATCATAGTAAAATCCACTAACCTTAGTTCCACTACTCATTCCTTCTCCATAATGTTTTTGTTGTGGAACTTCAATTCTTGGGGCAGAAGGAGATGATTTAACCATACTTCCTAATGATGGAGGATTAGGAGTTTTTATTTTTCCCGGTTTTTCTGCTGTATTTAATGGCATATTATTATTTTAATAAGTTATCTATTTTATCTTTTTCTCTTTTCAGACCATCTCTCATATTATTTTTCGCAGCAGTAATAAAATCTTTTGTAGACTGTCCACTAATAAATTTCTGAAGTGATATATCAGAGTATTTAGTAGATGGTTGGAAATTAAGAATAACATCACAGTATAATGGACTTAAAGTATTCATTTTCTTTGATGCATCCCAATATTTTACTACTTGCTTTGAAAAACTAAATTGAGCATTAGTACATACAAGAGAATTTAGTGCATAAAAAGCCCCAAATTTTAGCTTGAGTGTACCAGTTAAGATAGTATCCATATTTAAAAGATCCGGCTCATATCCAGCAGGAGGCATTTGCCAACTAAAAAATGTATTAAGCAATTTTCCATCTTCTCCAGTAATTCCAGTATTAACGCCTTCTTTATTAGATTCAATTTTTGATCCTAGTACTGTTCCATTTTCATCAACAACTCCTTGAGTATATTTACCCATTATATATGGATATAACTCTTGAAGCTGTTCTGAAACCGTTTTAAATACTCCACCAGAATAATCAGGAAGTACTGTAAATTTCATAGCTAAATTTCCAAAACTAGTACTAGTTCCAGAATAGTAAGAAAATCTACACCCCTGAGTTACAAGAGATCTATTAAGAAGTTTAGATGCTGTACCAGTTGCAGTAGCTATACCAGATAATACTTTTTTTGCTAGTTTTTCAACAGTACTGTCTCCAGTTGTATCTCTCAACATTGATTCAGCTGTTTTCGTAAGTTCTTTCGCATATGGAGCATAAGGTTTTAGATTATTCCACATACCACCTATAGGATCATCTCCAAAATCAGTCCAGGAATTACCAGCTTGAACAATAAAATCTTCATTTAGAATTCCTTTATAAAGAGGTACTGTATTATAACCTTCTTCATCTAAAGAATAGGATGAACCCATTTTTTGCCATTCCCCTTTTCCATCTAAATAAGAATTAGCATGAAGAGTTATATGAGTAAGAACTTTATCTATTTGTCTATCATAATAAAATGCATGATGTCTAGAAACAACTGCCCCACTATTATCATCCTTAGGGTTAAATCCACATCTTGCTAGTTCCCTATCTAGTTCTTCATCAGTAATACCAGCCATAATTATGATTGTTTAAATAATTTATCCTCTATAAGGGGGAGTAGTAATACTCTGTACTTTAGTTCTTCCATCTCCACCACCCATATTTATATTTCCTCCAAACTTAAGAGATGCTATGGCTGTAGAAACATTATTAATTGCTTCTGCTTGTGCTATAGATGTTTTTGAAAGAAGTTTTATATTTTCATTAATATCAGAAACTTTTGTATAAAGATCTTCCGTCTTATCTTTTTCTGCATCAGCTATTAATTCTCGTCCAGCAGATTCTGAAGTATTACCTGGAATAGATTTTTCTGAAGTTGGTGTAGTTGGTGTAACTTTTTCTGGAGCTAAAATACTACTCTGAGCCATTATCAATCCAGAATCACTTCCAAAAGAATTAACACCTGCAGTACTCCAATCATAAGTAGATATACTAGATCCTTTATCTGTTCTCTGTTCTACATAATTATCTGGAGTTGTAGATGAAGCATCAGCCATATAAATAGACTCTTCAGAATTTGTGGGATTAGTATTGGTATTTTCTAGAGTATCACCTTTAAAAGAGTTGTAAGTTAATAAAGCATCTCCTGCAAAATTTTCTCCTTTTTTCAAGGATCCCCAACCATCTTGCCCTTTATCTTCCATATGTTGAGCTGATTTTTCTGGACCTGCTGAAAATTCATAATATCCAAAAACATTTCGAGCTGCTTCAAGATGATCTTTTGAAGCTTTTATTTTCTTCAAACCTTCTCTATAAGCCGGAATATTTTCCATTTCCCACTTAACAAATTGAAGTTGTTCTTCAAAGGATGCATCTCCCAAAGATTTACCTGAACCTGGTCCATCATAATGTTTCCATCCAGCTTTTTTTTCTTTCTCACTAAGTTTACCATGTTCAAAAGCTCTTCTTCTAACTCCTAACCACTGAGCTATTCCAGTTGCTGGAGAGTCTGGATTCTTAGCAGTAGTAACTAATTGAGACTCTCTTAAAAAATTACCAACTAACCCGGCAGCTTGTTCTTTAGTCATCCCAAGTTCCTTCATAGCAAAATCCATGGCTTTTAGTATTCTAGCCTTTCTCACCTCATCAGTTATCTTTTCAGGTGGTCTATTTCCTGTAATATACCCTTTCACACCATCTACTGCATCACCTATATATTCGCCACTTTTTTTCATAGGAGAACTTTCATATTTTTTTTCAAATTCTTTATCTCTTCTTTCTGATTCACTAATAGCGTTATGATAACCTTCAAACTGCTTATTAATATCTATATCACTATGAATATTTTTAATAACTGGATCAAAAGAAATATGATTTGCTTCAAAATATTTTCTGTTATCCTCTAATTGTTTCTTTTTTAACTGAGTCATAAGACCTTCCATCTGTTTCAAAGATGCTTCATCAGATGTATTGAAACTAAAATTCTCATTATTTAATTTCTCTCCTAATCTAGCTCTTACTTTCTCAAAGAAACTAGGAGTAGCTTCATAAAATTCAAAAACAGATTTATTAACTTTCTTCGTCTTTCTAGCTCCAGTATGAGAAGGACCATCATACTCTTCTACTTCTAATACTTCCCCTCGTCTAGGATCATCTAAGGGAACCATATCTAAAGTATACTTATCAGCCCAAGCCTTATTCCATAATCCTTTAACTCCTTCAGATACAGCTTTCCATGCAGGATCTTGAATAATATCTCCAGTAGCAATTGCATCACCTATATCAGTTAAGTATCCATCTGCACCAACAACATTTCTCCCAGCATTTATAGCAGATCTCTTTGCAAATCCTTCAACACCTCGTTTCTTCCAATCAGCTCCTTCTCTATAGTAGTCATCATCGGTTTTTTCTCTTTTAACAAACTTAAATCTCTTAATGCTTAAATCTTCGTTGTTAAATAATCCTTTAGTATCTATTAAATTTCGAAGTCCTGATATAAAATCTTCACTAATTAATACTCCTCCTTTAGTATCTGCAGTATTTTTTAACCTCTCCATTCCTGACATTACACTAGCAACATTTACAGTATTACTAGTTTTGTCATTAAGCATTCTAGAAATAGTTCCTGCTTGTCTTACCTCTCCGGCAGTATTCGTTATCTTATTATCACTAGATATATCCCAAGAATTTAAATATCCATTTGATCCAGGTTTAGAAACAGTGGTAGCATCTCCCCATGAAGTATTTTTAACATTAACTCCTTTAGCAGATTTAAAAGCTCTTCCTTCCATAGCTTCACTAGCCATAGAACTTTCTTTTCCAACTTGTTTAATATTAGAACTAACTATATCTTTTATAGCATCAGCACCTCCAAAACCAGCCTTAAGAATATTTCCTAGATATTCTATTAGTTTTGTTACAGTATCTGGAAGATTACCTAAATCTAACTCAGGAACTTTAATTGCTTTTATTGCATCACCTCGTTCTTTAAAGAAATTACTAATCTTATCCCCTAAAAGTTGAAGAATACCATTTTTTTCTTTATTCCAAAAAAGTTTGCTTAAAGAATCAACAATTCCATCTTTTCCTTCAGGATCTCCGCCAAATAAACTAATTAACATTTTAGAAAATCCAGATCTGCCTCTTGGAGCTTTGGGATCATTTGGATTAACCTCTCCAAAAAGAAATGATTCTACATTAGCAGCAAATTTAACTATTCTTTTCCAATTTTTTGCTAAGAACATAGTACCAAAGAGGAAGAGAATAGTTTTAAATTGTCCACCTACTGAAGATGCTAATTTTCTGGGATCTAATCTCTCCGAAACACTCTTCCCTAAGTCAGATAAATGTTTCATTAATTTATTAGTACTTCTTGTTAAGGACCACTCACGACGTTGATATTCTTTTTCCCTGGCCGCTGCTTGTTGATTCTGTTTAGCAAAGGCATTAGATATCCAAGTTTTAAATCGAGCCTGTCCTTCATCTGGATTTTGTTTTACTGCTAATGTTCTCCCTTGGACAGGACCACCAATATTAGCAGCGGGAACAGCAACGTTATTAGTCGTCGTGTTCGTAGTGTTATTATTTATTGTTATCTTCTGTGGAGTAACTTGTACACTCCTTGAAGATGTTCGCTGTACTTTAGGTTGTCCAAGACCATATTTTCCTAAGACAGCTTGAGTTTGTGGATTCATTGATTGTACCTGTTGTTGTACACTTGCCCCTCCACCTAAACCTCCAAGAGCAGCCATTTCAACAGCCTGACTCATTGTTTCATTATTAGCCGCATCAGCATTATTTTCGAGTCTAGCTGTTTGTAAGTTTCCCTGACGTTCTGCATTTATCTGAACAATCTGGTTTTGCGCTTCTTGGAGTTGTTGTAAGTCTTTCCCATCCTCTGGTTTCTGGGAAGACATTTTTCTTACTTTATTTTCTATATCTTCTGCAGCCATTGTTTATTTATTAATCATTATAAAAGAACATACTATGATAAGTTGATAAATCCAATAATCTATATTTATTATTATGAAAATAGTACTTCTCATATTTCAAAGGTATAAGTTTATTCATCTCATTTTGTTCAACATCATCTATATACTCATACCCAAACATACACATAAGATAATATACCTGAAAATAATATCCTGTATTGTGAAGTAATTTAAAATCTATAACACTATCGGAATCTAACTTATCTATCAGAATATCTCTTACTCTATTATCTTGCTCTAGTTCTTCCCTAATATTGGTTACTATACTTATATCCGGATAGAAGTTACTAGTATCTACCAAACAAAAACTAATCCTAATATTAAATTCTTCTTTTAATTTATCAATTTCACTAGATAAATTGATTAAATCTTTTAAATATCTACTAAGATTATTTCTTTCTATACTATAGGATCTTTTTATTCCAAGAAAAAATTCAATAGATTTTATATGAATCCAAGTCTTTATGTAATCTACTATCATATTATTTCTTTTTAAATACGGACTTTATTGATCTTTTCAAGTTTTCTATTTTATTTTCTCGATTAATCTTTAATCTTTCTTTTTCTGATGGAGTTAGATGTTACATAAGCACCTGTAGCAGCTCCTATAGTTCCACCTAATAAAGCACCACCTCTTCCTCCAGCAAGACCTAGAAGAGCACCAGTTCCTCCTAAAGCTCCAGTAGCAGCCAATCTTTTTCCTAGTGTTGGCTTTATACTCTTTAATCTCTCTAACTCTTCTCGATCCGAAATATTAAATAATTTTCTCTTAATGATCATAATTTTATAATAAAGATCTAGGGGAATTTTTACTAATATAACCCCCCACTAGATCAACTTTTAATAGAGGGGAGTTATATTTTATAGGTCTAGGAGGTTTACATTTATTATTCCTCCCTCACCCATCATTTCTTTTCTCTCAGCTTCAGATTCATAGTAGGCTTGACGTTGTGCTGCTGATATACCCTTAAGCCTCTGCCCCTTCTTTCCACCAAAATTAAGAAGTGGGAAATCTGGATCAGTTCCTTCAGTAGTATCAAGGAAATTCTCATAACACTCTCGAAGCGCCTTAAGAGAACTCAGAGTATAACCTTCTATCCCATCTGCCTTGAGAAACTTATTTAAATAAAATTTTAGATCCATCAATTGGGGAATTGTTACAGATGTCTCGAAAGAAGTCGACAGTAAGAGATTCTACACTTACTGCCACACTCCTCCTTTCTTTCGCTTTCTTTCCTTTATTACATTCAGGACAATATAGTTGAATAGGTTCAAGTCTATCGTAATATAAGTCACGAAGAGCAAGCAAGAGAGTAACATCACCATGAGTAGCCCCTAAGACATCTTTCTCGATCTGTGTTCCCTGATAATCAAAATCTTTAATCAAGGCTATAGTTTTAATCATCTTCAAGTCAGTTACAGTTCGATATCTAAGGTAAGTCTGAAATACCTTCATAAACTCTCTAACTGTCGGAACTATAGTCTCGTATCTATGCCCTCCAAGTTCAATAAAAGCACCATTCATAATCTTTTGATCGATCTGTTTAAAGTGAATATCTTTTTCGAAGGATATAGTTTTCTTCATCTTCTTACCACATTCAGGACATGTTACTTCTATTTCATAAGATAATTCCCCTGATACAGTACATAGCTTCTTATAGAATATCAGGAAATCTACATCCATTAAGTAACAATCTAAGATAGTTTCATCTTCCTGAATAAGTAAGTTAATATCATATAAGTATTTTTCTAACGGATCATCAGAGGGTAGATTTTCAAGGTATCTAGTTATCTCTAAGAATGTCATAGGACTAACTTTAACACTCGGAAACTTATAACCATATCCTCCTGATGGCAATTGTGCTGTTAATATATTCATAATTTTATCAAATTTTACATTAAACTCTCATTTTATATCACTTATTCTTTTCCCCTACGCTTCAATTCTTCACGAGCCTTTCTTGCTTCAGACTTATGATGTAGATGTCCGGCCGTAGCTATAGCAGCACCAGTAGCAGATCCTATACCAGCTCCTACTAAACCTCTCTTAAGTGATAATTTCTTTGCTAAACCTATCGAAGCTCCAGAGACACCAGTAACAGCTATAAGTCTTTTATTATTTTTCTTAATATTTTCTTTTTCCTTATCAGTTAAGCCACCATCATATCTAGCTCGTTCTTTTAGCCACTTATCTGATTTTCTGGCAAACTTAGAATCATCAAACTCCTCGGATGCCCCAAGATAAGTTTCTTCATCTGGATTACTCTTGGGAAATTTCTTTGCTCTGAGTTTTTCTGCATTCTTCTTCATCTTATGATTAGAAGCTAAACCTACTGCAGTACCTACAACAGCTGCTCCAATAGCTATCTTCTTATTACGTTTAGAGGCTTTCTTTGATATCCGGTCCTTTAATCGTTCTGCTGCTTTCTTTGTCAACTCCTCACTTGCATGTGCCTTGTTTACAGCATTATTCATGTAGATATTCTCAACTCTATTAACCTTTTCGTTGATATCGATTTCATTCGCTAAACCTACTATAGGATTACCAGTTTTTATTCTCTTCTTTGCTAATTCCCGAACTTTATCACCAGTAGATCTAATCTTTTCGAATTCCTTATCAAGTTTCTTTTCACCCTTAAGATTATGGATAATTACTTGCTTATCCACTCCCCTATGTTTCTCATCCTTGATAAAATTAGATGCAAGTATACCATCCGCAGCAATACCAGCACCAGCCAAACCTCCATAGATTGTTGCTACACCTTTTCTAGTTCTGTCAAGGTTATCTGCAGCCATTTCTCTTTTCTCCTTACTTGTCTTGGAGAATAATTTACGTTTTATTATCATCTTCTTTTCTATTTATATTACAGTTCATCATAATATCCTTCCTCTATTAACTCATTTTTCGTGCGTTTTCGGTAATTATCTAGGTATCGTCTCCTCTTCTTCTTTCCATCAACCACTAATACCTTATATCTCCTACTAGCACTCGTTTCACCATCAATAAAGTAAGGAACATGAGAATTATCATTAAATAATTTTCTCTTAATAATCATAAAAAAATATTATTACACGGGAGGAGAAGAACAAGTCTATACACCACCCTCTCCATTAAAGGTATATAGAACTTTACAATTATTATTACTTAAAAGCCTTATATATGAAGAAAATCAAAATATATAAAACTATGAAAAAAGATATTATTAAAATTGTAAAACCTAATAAACAAAATTCAAAAATATCAACTACAGCTAAAGTATTTGAACAAGGAATTTCGTTTATTACATTGATTCAAGTACCTAAGGAAAAGTATAATATTCCTAATGGTATTAAAATATTAAATATCAAAGAGAAAGACTTAGAAACTTTTAAATCATTCTACGATATAATTCTAAAAGATCCTGAGAGATATTATACAATCGGATCTATAGATAATAAGTTTAAAACAAAAGAACTAGCGGAAAAATATGTAGATGATCTAATTTCTAAGATTCGTGAAAAAGAGGCTTAAGGTCTCTTTTTATTTTTCTTCTTTATTCTATTAGGTTTTATTATCCCTTTTAAAATTTTTTCCTTTACTAGATTTATAACCATGCATATAAGTTCCAAGATCCGCTCCTAATTCTTTCCTAGCTTCAATCATTTCACTAGGATTTGCATTAGCTGATCTTAAAAGTTTCATTGCAGTCTTGGTAGCATTCTTTTCTTCTTTTATTAAAACCTTTCCTGTTGCAGAAGTTAAAAGATAATTTCCTAATCCATTTTTATTTCTACTTTTATGATAAATCGGCTTTGTCACACCATTTAATTTAGATACAACTCCTGTACCTAACTTACTTTGATTCATAACATGAGCAATTTCATGAGCAAACACGGCCTGACTTCCCTTTTGATTTATTACTGCTCGCTTACCTCGAGATAAAGCTTTTCCAAGTTCCCTGTCTTCTGGAAAATCTGACTTAGTATATCTAATTCTATCTCTTCTATTGGTATATTTTTTAGGTAATGTCCAAGTTTCACTTCTATCAGGAGATAACTTTACTCCCTTTTCTGTTACTGGTTTATACTCTTTCTTCCCTTTAACTACAACTATTCCTCTTTTCTTTGCTTCTTGACCTAAAGCTTTCATTACTTCAGGTCTTTTAGGAAATTTTGTATTTTCAGTGTATGCATCAAGAGCCATCTGAGCTTTATCATTTGCCTTAATCGACTTATCTATATCATCGGAAATCTTAAATCTGAGCTTTCTTATTCCTCTTTTTAAGCCTCGATCTTTAATAGACTTTGCTCCATATTTTATATATTTTTCCACGGAACTCCAAATTCTCTTTGTTCAGGATTATCAAAAATTAATTTACGTTTTATTATCATCACTTAAGAAATTTATTATCTTTTACCTTATTTTTTATACCAAAGCCTTATATATGTTAAATTAAAACCAAAGAATATGAAGATAGGAATAAAAACAACAAACGTAATAGATGAATTTATTAGACTTACAGGTCCTACAGCTGATCTAAGAATAAAAGATTGTAAAATATATGTAATAATAGATCATAACAAATTCACTAACCTAGAAGAATTGCTCAATATAATAAATCAGCAATCTATCTTTACCTCCGAGCCTGCAGAAATTGTATTACCCTCTGAAGTGGAATCTATACTACTCGATACAGATAATTCAATAACAGATACAACCATAAAACTTCCTGGGACTTGGAGAATGAATACAGAAACTAATAGAATAATTGAGCAAGAAAAGTTAGATAAAATTTTAGAACTATTTACTATACAAGAAGGATGAGGAAACTCGTCCTTTTATTTTCTCTTCTTAGAATTTCCAAAACAAAATTCTCACCCACCTTTTCCTGGCGAATGAGAATTATTATGTCTCGGGAATTATATCCCTACCTCATAAAATATTATTTCCTTTATTTATTATCTTTAAGTTATTATATATAAATTGGTATTCTGGTTTGACTCCTACTATTTCAAGTGCATTAACTCTTGTCTTATCCAAAAGAGTTATTTTACATTTTTTTATTTCAAAATAATTTCCTAAATCAGTGGCCTTTGGAGTTGCAGTATAAGAAATAGAAGAGTATAGATCAGCTAGTTTCTGTTTTATATCTATTTGATTTAATCTATCTCCTACATTAAACCTAGAAAGAATTGTATTTATTAAAAGTTCTTTATTAAACGTTACTATTCCTAATTCTCTTTCTATATATGTTTTATTATAACTAAGAGCTTTAAGTCTATCAGGTCCAAGTGATATATAATAAGATTTAATACTATCATGTTCTCCTATCTGATCTAATACTATTTGTATAGCTTGATCAGATAATCCATACTCACATAATAATCTAAGTTTTTGTTTAAATAATGTTAACTTTTCATACTCACTCATAAAATTAGATACTTCTCCATTAATTGAATCATTTGTATCTAATGTATTATGAACTGAACTAAACACAGTAAACCTATCCTTGTAATCTATTTGTTGTATCTTAAAAGCTCTAATCTCATTCACTAGAACAAGATTATTAAGAACTGGTACAAGAGTTCCTCCTTGATGCTCATTAACTGCCACATAATCATCTTTATAATTAGATGCTTTAGCATCTTTTCTATATTTCTCAGCTAGTGTTAATTTAGCATTATCAGGAGTAGAATTGAAGGCTAATAATAAATCATTAGTTGCTTTCTTTTTTCTTTCTATCTCCTTACTAAATTCTTCTTGACTAATCCTTCTATAATCACATGTAATTCTATAATAAAATGTAGCTTCATTTTTCCAAGGATTTTTCTTTAATCTTTGTCTACCAAGTATTTGAGGAAGATCTTCTGATATATCTACCGCTAAGGAATCTATATTACTATCACTAAATATAAAACTTCTAGCACATTCTGAATAAAAGTCTGCTCCTAGGTAAACAGTTCTAGTACAAAAGGTAAACATTTTAGGTTTAACTCCTTCTAAAGGTACTTTTCCTATTTTAAACTTTTTTCCTAATTTCTTTTGAATTCTTTTAAGATTTTCTGGAGTATCAGAACAAAGAATATTTACTTCTTCTGGTTGAAGGTTACACTTTTTAATAATAGATGTAATATGATTTACAGAATTTACATAAAATACTGCTTCGTCTGATATTATTTCTCTAGGGTAACCATTAACCATTCGGATTGCTTTTTCATAATTACCATCCTTATAAGTTTGAATAATTTCTGGTAATTTTTCACCTACAGATTTCATTGTTAATACTCTTAATGCTGGTTTTATAATTCTATTAGGATCTTCAGAACTCCAATCCATACTAATATAAGGAAGGCCATCAAATTCATTTAACATATTAAGATATTCTTCTAACATAGGAGTTGCACTTACAAATAATGCACTATGTGATTGATGTAAGTGATATAAGAAATCTAGTTCTGTATTTGATTTGAATTTAGAATCATGTAGAATAGTCTGAAATTCATCTATTACAGTATAAAATCCATCAAATAATCCTAAAGAGGTTAGAATATCTTTTACTATTCTATAAGAATCATATGTTACTAATATTTTAGCTGGTTTCCCTAAATACTTTCTTTCTCCTAAGTAATCTTTAATTTCATTCATTAATTTATTATAGACCGTATCCTTCCCATGAACTACCTCCTTAAGAGTATCTATAAATACTTGAGATTTATCTGTTTTACTAAGGTCTTTATCCACATTTACTTCCTTTTCTAATTCATTTATAACCAGATATACTTCTCTCTTATGTTGATCCTTTTTATTTTCTAATAACATCTTTCTTGGACTACATAAGATTACATTTTCTGGTCCTCTTAGACAATATTCAGTAAATCCACAACCTGGAAGTTGTTTATTAATAATACATTTTACTGGGAATTTATAAAATCTAAAGTCTGTTCCTAATTCTGATATAAATCTAATACCTCTTGGAACAATGTAATCGTTTAATTTAACTATTGACATATAATATTCTTTTTTATTAATTATAATCTTAATAAAGAATCCAGTTAAAAATAATTTTATGTCTTTTAAAATTGAAGACATAGGAGGATTCCCTTTTCGAAAATAAGGAATTGAAAGGATATTATAAGCAAAATGACTACTTTAATTGGATCATTTTGGTACAGTATAATAAAATGAATATAGTATTAAAAAGTAGACAAATTAAAATTGAAAGGATATTATACGCAAAATGACTATTTAATTTATAATTATTGACTCTACACTATAAAAGAATTTATCTGGAAAAAATTAGTCACATTGCTCATATAAGTAAAGAACATAAGATCATGCCTCCGGCATGGAATATTCATGTTCAAGATTTCTTATGAGCATTTATTATATTTTAATGGAGACACCACCCCTGGCCTGAAGGGCCAAAGGGGTGTCAATAATAATTAAAATAATATTATACTAAAATTTCCTATATATCTTATTCAATGTTTCTTTTCTAAGACACCTCTAGCGGTAGCGGTTAGAGGTGTAGGATAAGGGAAGCTCCTTTGTCCTCATAAATAAGGGACAAACCTATATAAAACCTCCCTTTTATCAATTTGAAAGCCTAGTATATGTAAATGTAATATAAACTTTAAATACGTAGAATCATGAAAAGAATAGTCAAAGAAGCGGTAATTGAGAAAAACTTACTGATGAAGAGAAAGATATAATAAGATCTCATTTAGAATGTAATTATAAAATAGTAATGTTATATCCTATTAACGAAAATACAGAAGTACCTAAAAATGCATTATCCTCTGAGATATGGAATATTCCAGAAGGTTATTACGCTATTGAAATTAACATTTAAATATTATAAAATTATGAATGATAAAGATATTAGCTCTATAGAAAATCCTATGCTAAGATTTGAAAAAATAGTAGAAAATCTTAATAAATCTAATAAAAGTATGAGAGTAAAAAGAAATGAGTTAATCTTTTTAAAGGATTATCATAATACATCAAAAACTCCTTGTTCAGATTGGCTTGATCATAAAAGAGTAGACTTGTATCCTATCAATGAATATACAGAAATACCTACAAATGCATTAGATCCAGGGGTATGGAATATTCCAGAAGGTTATTATGCTATTGAGATTAGAGATTTGGATTAGTTTCCAAATCTCTTTATTTATTTCTATTTTTCCAAGAAGTCTATTAGTATTATCTGAGATTATTTTCTTAACTTCATTAATTTCATGGATTCTAAATGCATTACTTAAATGTTTCTTTCCAGATTTTTGTACTTCTTTTGGAATATCATATAGCTCTTTATTTTTATTTAATTAGTTCCTGGGCAGTTATATCCCAAACTTTCCCAGGATTTATAGTTTTACACTCTATATTCCTTAAAAGCCTTATATATGTAATAAATAAAATATATAAGATTATGAAAGGATTAGGATTATTTATTGGTTATCGTAACTTTTTTAAATACTTTCGTCATTTTGGAAAGATATTTTAGTTACGATTTATAAGAAAGATGGTATTAATTATTTATCATCTTTCTTTTTATCTTTTTCCTTCTCTAATTTTTTCTTTTTCTTTCTATATGCAATTCCTCTAGCTAATTCTGACATTCCTGCATTAGTTACAGCAACTCCAGCATAAGTTCCTAAAGCTACACCTAGGTTTTTTCGACTAGCTTTCATTAATTTCTTAGAGGCACCAGCTTTTTTCATTAAATCTAGACCATGTTTACTTGCCATAGCCTCTGATACTAGCCCTGGAGATTGAACAGCTAAACCAGATGCCCATCCACTATGTCTGGAGAGTTTTGATTCTTTTTCTCCGGCTGCTTCTTTTTCTGCTGCTTTTTTACCTGATCTAACACCTGCTATTATTCCTGCTGTAGGAGCTAGAACTGTATGATTCAACATTCCACCAGTTTTTAGATAAGCTTTATGAGCAACTTTACCAATAGCATCACTTACTGATTTTACTTTTCTTTTATCATAGTGAGCATGTCCCATTTCATGTGAAAGAACATCAGCTGCTTTTGTTCCACTTGTATAAATTTTATTATTTTGATATGCAGGTCCCATTCCAGTATATGTAATATTATCTACTTTATGTCCTCGTCTAGAAGCTAATCTTTTTAGTTTTTCAGCTATTTTTGCAGATTCTTCTGAGGGTTCGTCTTGCATATGTTTCATTATTATAGGTGAAGCGATACCTTGACCCGCTACACCTCCAAGATATAAAGCAGTTCCTTTTGCTTTTGAACTAGTGTCATTGGAGTTTTTATTCTCCTCTTTTTTACTAAACAGTTTTCTTTTGATTATCATAATAATTTAATTAATGAGTTAAGTTAATTTTCTAATTCTTTTTTAGTTCTCTTCTTATACGGATCTATATATTACCGTTTCTTTTTCCCATCATTAGTGACTAATATTACGTATCGTCTACCAGCTTCAGTAATGCCAGGTTCAAAATAGGGTACGAGAATTTCTGAATTTTTAGAAAATAATTTACGTTTTATAATCATCTAATACTCGTATCGAAGAGGAATTGTTATATTTACGCTTTTACCCCTCCCCGATACAAGATTTTTTTTTCAAGAAGAGGTAAAAGCCTTATATGTGTAATAATTATAAAAATTAAAGAATATGAAAATTTTAAAGATTGGATTAGCTATAATTTCAGTTATAGCAGCTTGGAAACTTGGAAAAGCGAAAGGATATAGTGAAGGCATTGAGGATATGTACAAGTATAAAGAAGATCCGGATAGCCTTTCTGAACCTGATAAAATCATCCTTGAGGCTGTGGGTGATATCCTCAAAGAAGAAGGAACGCTAAAAAGTATGAGTGTGAGTGATGGTATTACTTATACAAAGAACCTCAAAAAGAAACTCGAGGCTCTAGAAGCAAAAGAAGAGAAGGTTGAAGTATAATATCACCTCAGAGAAGATTGACAGAAATGTTGATCTTCTTTTTTAATTTCCTGTCTTCTTTTTATATTTTGCTAGAAGTGGAGCTTTTGAATATGCATCTAAATCTTTTTCATATCCTTCGAGTGCTTTATCAAAACTTTTCTTTGCATGATTTAATTCTTCAGGTGTTGCTCCTTTTTCTTTCATTAACTTTAATGCTCTGTCTGAAGCGTCTTTTTCATTACTCAGGATTAATCTTTTGTCAATTAATTTTCGTTTCCAAGATTTTAACTTAGGAAATTTTGAGTTATTACTATCACTTTCAAAATATGTATCGCCATCTCTTTTATCTGCTTTATTAAAACTACCTCTAATAGAGTCAGAGTTTGCTATTCTATTTTTAATGCTATCTTTTTCTCCTTTTATATGACCTACTTCATGAGCTAGAGAAGCAGGTCCTCCTTGATTTCTATTATAATAAATCGCATGATCTCTATTATCTATTAACTTAGATAATTTTCTTTTATCTCTTTCAGAAACTCTATCACTATTATTAATCGAGTTTTTAAGTACTTCTTTAATTTTCTTATCTTTAATATCTACATTACTATTCTCTGCGTATCTAGTAACAAAAGAATTTTCATTAATAGCTTCTCTTTGAATAGCTCTTTCTAATTTCATATTTTTAGGAGCTCTTTCATCTAAGTTACTCAATTCTCCTTGTATTTTACTTTTTTCATTTTTTAATCTATTAAGTTCTCCTTTATATCTATAATATTTCTCTAAATTTCTTTTTGAAATAAAGCCTTTCATTTTAGAGAGTAATCCATATTCTCGTTGTTCTAATTCCCAACCTTCAGAATATAGTTTTTCGACTAATTGTTTACCTGTTATCATCCTTTTTCCAATTGATTAGTATATACTTTCTTACTCTATTTATTTCTAATTCAGTTTGATAATCTAATTTTCCGGAAAAATCAAGAATTGGAAATCTAATAAAGTCATAATTATTTAAATTACCACATTTAAATAATGTGGTTAATTCTTTATCTGAAGATAACTCTTTGAAATTGATACCTTCTGGAAGTTTAAATAATTCTTTTCTTAGGAGGAAACCAACTTCAGTGGGAAAATTACCAGAAATTCTGGTTTGGATATGCCAAGTTTCTAGAGTAGGTATCACATCCTCATCTTTTCTAGTTATAGTTTTTAATTCCTCTAAGTAATCTTTTCTTGTTTGAAGCGAATTATTTCTAATATAATGTGGATCATAGAAAAGAGTTTCTGTATTTCTTTCGATTAATCCAAGTTTTTCTTCAAGATTTTTTATCTCTTGGTCTAACATTCTTCGTCTAGGAAGTAATATATCTAGTAAGTTCATAATAAATAATTGTTTTAGTAGAAGAGTAACCGATCAAAGTTACTCTCCTTTATTATTTTTATTTTTTAAATATTATCAAAAGTTCTTTCATACGTTAATCAATGAGTTTTATCCCATGACAGACTATATCACCTAAGAGATTTTCTTAGTCTACATACATAGTCGTTGAACCTAGATTTATGTTAATATCTAGGATGCTGATTATTTGTATACAAAGATACAAATTTTCCAGCAATTCTTGTAGAAAACACCATGAAATTTTCCAAAATGTTCAAATTGCTTTAAAGTCATTAATTATTTTTATCAATGAATAGACTATATCATCTAAATTATATTTCAAACTTAGTTCTATATTTAGTCGTTGAGAAATTAGATCTTTTCTAATTTTTGCTGATTATCTATTTGATATTCCAGCATTTTAATAGAATTTTCATAAAGTAATATAAACTTTATGCTTCTTCATTTGAAAAAGCTTACTTGGATATCTGCTCGCATTTGTTAATATATATTAATATATTATAGACTATATCATCTTAAGAATTAATATTTCTTAAGTTATACATTTAGTCGTTGAGAAGCTATTTTTAATAGTTTTTGCTGATTTATGTTTTACATTTTCCAGCATTTTAGTATAATTTTCCTATTATATAATAGGCGACTAAGCAATTAATCGGTTCCGTCTTCTGTTTGCAATAGGTTACTATAATATTTTATTATATGTTCAGAATATAAATTTAACTTATATTTCATTATAAGTTAGTAAGTCTTTATTCGTTACGCTAAGAATTTTTATGTTCTCAGTTCGGTATTGGGATTATCCTTTCACCGAATTTACTTACTACATTCTAGAGTATTACTATTTCTAGTGGGCCTTAAAAATTTTTTTAACCATTTTCGTCGATCGGTGCATCCTGAAGAATACAGTTATAGAAATTAAGAGTACGAACTTTGATACGGCTTGAGTTAGTTAAGATTAATCTAAGGTCGCATACTAAGTCATCCTTTCTGAAAGAATATTTAGTATCACGATCTGCAATTTTCTGGCGATAGTCCTTATGGTTTTTGTTTTAAATCATACTAGACTATATCATAAAGAGGAACTATGGCTTAACCCTCTTTCTTTGTACTTAGTCGTTGAAAAATAGAATCATATCTATTTCTGCTGATTATTTTTTCGTTATATTAGGTTCATCGCTCTTAATCCTAAATCTTAAGCGATGGAGATAACTATAACGAGATATTTCCAGCAGTTCACAAAGATTCATTAAGGAACTTTTAATCTCTTAATGGACAACTTTTAAATTATCAAACCAGTAAGTAATTGCCTGATCTTCCTTATCTACAAAAGCCAACGACAGGGTTCCAGCTGTGTTTTGACCTGTCTTCTGAATGATAGTATAATTACCACGCATTCTCTTTTCAAAACCTGATACACTATAATCAATACCTACCTGAACGGCATTTAATCTAGCATTGAAAATATCAGTACCAGGGAAATAAACTCAAACATTTGTTCTATGTTTAGACTATATCATAAAAGAAATCTATGGCTATTTCTTTTCTTTGCTAATAGTCGTTGAGAAATAGATTTTTTATCTATTTTTGCTGATTTATCTTTACTTGATCTTCCAGCAGTTTACAAAGTTTTACTAAGACAATTATTTATCTTAGGTACATTAATGAATTGAAGTTCCCACATGTCACCACGAAGGAATTCTTTATTATTATCTTTATATGTACTTTGATAGTCAATAAATTTCATGTATCCGTCACTTCCGCGGACTAAACTTGCTACGCTTGCCATAGTTTTTATTATTTTTTATCGTAATTTAAAGTTATATCGATCGTCATATCATTATCTACTAAGTCGCTCATTCTAGATTCCACTTCAAGTCCTAGTCTGTTATTTGGTAAGTCTAGGTAAAATCCAGTAATAACTAATGAATCTATATATGAGTACCCAGCTGATATTCTATTTAAGATCTGTTCTATTCTAGCTCTTATATCTCCGGCTGATTTAGTACTAAGAATTTTCCATTTATTCTTTTCCAATTCTCTAGCCACTTTTCCTATACAGAATCTCATCCACCCTGAAGTATTGAAGTCTTGTCCATTTTGATATTTTTTATAATAATATATCTGGTTATTAAATACTAGATAATTACTTTTGTATTCTTCAAGTTTTTCTTCTGGTGATTCAAAGGTGTAAGGATCTGTTGTAGGTGTTTGATATAAGATCTGATCGCTAGTTATTGAGTAAATATCTTGTAAGAGCCCTCTAATATGTAAATAATATCCAGGTCTATCTTGTCCGAAAATTGTTTGCCCTCGATAAAAATATAAGAGTCGATTATCAGTGTCAGAGGTATAATTAAAGACGTAGTTATTTCCGGCCGTATTAGTTTCCTCAGGATCAGTTGTTTCTATTAAGTTTCCGTTTTCCACTTTATAGAATTTTACTCCTCCAGTGGGTTGTGATACTATATAAATTGTTCCTGAGGTTATATTTTCGGCCGATGGGAGTTCTTGAGTTTCTACGTAGGTCCATCCATTATCAGAATTTTGGAATAATACTTGAAAACCTAAACTCCTTGCATACCCTAAAAATCTCTCGTATTCTGGATAATAACTAGTCTCTGAGCCTGTCTTCATTCCGGCCGAGTATTTATAGATATCAGGGACTAAGAAATAATCGATAATTCCAGCGTTGTCAGATCCAAAAATAGCCTCTGCCGCTTTCCAATATTCCCCATTTATATCTTCGGCCGTTTCTTTCCAGGCTCGTTTAAGATACCATGTTCCAGAAGGTAATTCAGATTCTTTAGTACCTTTTTTATATTCTACCTCTTCACCTGTTTCTCGATTTATGTAAGATGTTGAGAGAATACATCTAACTAACTTAGACTCTGAAGTAATTATAGTATCAAGTCTTTCCTGTCCAATAGTAAATAAACCACCTTCATAAATTTCTTGATATTTATACCTCTCGATTGTTACTCTATACTTATCATCTCCTTTCAGTTTCTCAATATTTACACTAATATCACTATCTAAGTATTCGGGATCTCCACCTTCAGTACCAGTTGTTTTAGATATAAATCTCACTCTAGTACTTCCGCTCGAGATTTTTGATAGTATATTGTGTGTAGTGTTAAAATCTGGTTCGAATAATAGATCAGTAATATTAGTAAAATAAGTAACCTGAACAGAATATGATGTGTATATTTTGTAACCCTCCGAGATATTTCCTTCGACTGTATAACCTAATTGACTTGGAATTATAACTTCTACTAACCTCTTGAAAATTTCCTTATTACTTTCTTTGGCTTTGATTTCGACCTCGACTGCTTCATCATAATACTGACTTGGAATATTAGGGATACTATTAATTTCCTCTTTAAACCAAATCATTATATTTTCATAAGAGTCATTTTTAAGTTTTTTCAGGATTATATATTTAGAAGTTAATCCCTCGTCTATCGGGTGAAAATCTATCTCAGGGTTATATACTAAAGAATAAGCTAAAGTTTCATACCCTTTTGATACTCTTAGCAAGTCAGGAAGATGAGATAATAATATTTCTTCATCAATTTTTTCAGTATAATCAACATCTCCTTCCTCTATATATTTCGGATAACAATATTCAGGTCCAATAAAACCTGGATAATTTATGTTTAATACATCCCTATTTTCTAGAGAACTCGTATTATTAGTGTCAAGATTTTGTGGTAATTCTAGGATTTTCATATATTCTCCTAGATAATATATATAAAGAGTATACCACAAATTTCCCTCTTTATATTCGCCTTCTCCTGTTACTACCTTATACAAAACTTTATCTTCTCCGATTTCTGGAAGTTCTGTTAAGTTATAGTATAATTTTTGATCTATAGAATACTCTTTTAGGTCAACATAGTCAGGAGTATTAGTATTTTGTTCAACCTTAATTGGTCTATATAAGAATAAAGTAACTCCAGATTCTAAAAGTTCATCATAATAATCTTTCCCTGGAAAATCTGATCCAAACCAAATATCAAGTTCATCAGGAGTTCTCACAAGTATTGGTTTCTCATATGACATCTTAGAATCTACAACTTCAGAAAATACTGTAAAATCATCTTGTTCAGTGGAGTACTTTATATTAGTTGTTCCTAATCTTAAATACATAGCTTTATATTATTTAATTAGTTTCATTACTGAATTTACTCCACTTTCTACTATAGAACCGTAATCTGTTTTTGAAGAATTATCGGGAGCTTTATGTTGTATTACCTTAACTTCTGGAATTTTTCCTTCATTTGGATTCTCTCCTACGATACTAAATGATACCGTAAGATCTCCTGCACCGTCTCCAATATCCCCTGTATACTCTTCAGAGAAATCTTTCATTACTAAAAGCAAATCAAATTTTTGAATTGTACTATATTGTGGTGTCATAACATATATTCTACATCTGAAGCATATATTTTTATACATAGCAATACACACATTATTAGTATCTATTGCTGTAAGTGAATATTCATCCGGGGGCAGTATATAATAATCAGATGTATGTCCTTCGCTATTATAAATTGCAGCTTTAGCACATTCTTCAAAGTATCGTCTCCAAGATTTATATTGATCGTCGGCGATAGTTATTCGAAGTTCATTAGTAAATTCCATTGAAACAGGATAACTAATTTCACCATCATACAAGCTCAGTGTTTTTGATGTCATTTTAGATTTTTGAAGATCAAAACTAGTAAATGGAATCCATTTATTATAAGCTGTATTTACTCCATGCATTACGATATTTCTTATATTTATTTCGTGGATTCCAGGAAGATAATTAAGATCTCCATTTTCAGGCCCTGCATAAGGTTCAAGAGCAATTTCCCAGAAAGCATTAGTATCTAATGTTTGAATATTATAATTTGAATACCCTGTTGAGGTAAATTTATCTGGAGTTGTAATAAATGGGCTAGATTTTAATACATTATATAAACCTTCTACAGTATTAGTATCGTCAGTATCGCTAGATATCCCACATAATTCCTCTAGAGTAATTAATATACCTTTACCTGAAATATAATTATTTTTAAAACTGTATGTTCTTTCTCCTCCAGAAGATCCTAAAGCCATATCTTTTAAAGCACTACCTGCTTTTTTCCAAAAGGATGATGATGAATTTTTCTTTGCTCCTTCATTAGTTATTTTACTTAAGAGTTCGATCTCATCATAAGAAAATACAGATTGACTTTTTATAGGATTAGAAGCATTACTACTAGTTGATCGTGTATTCGCTTCTTCAAATCCATTATATTTAAATTTATTTTCATCTGGTCTATTCAAAGGATTAGATATATCTACTGATTTGCTTCCAACGATACTATTAACAGCATCTCCGAGCTTGTCTCCTAGGTTGTCAAGTGCACCAGAAACTCCTCCAGATACTAAATCACCCAATAAACCGCCATCATTTCCAGGGAGTCTATATCGATTTGATTTAGTTACTTTTTCAAGCTCGTCTCTAGCTACTACCAAACCAGCTAGTGTTTCATTAACAAGAAGTTGTCTTGCCTCTCCATGTACTCCAGTCCAGCCCACGGCTTTTTCAGCAGTCCATCTAAGATAATTACTTAAATTAAGAGATTCTAATCCAAATTTAGGTAATTTCATAGGAGGACCTTCTACTTGTTCAGAAGATAGTTCAGGATTTTCTGAATATTTATAAATTTCTTGTCCATCAGGAGCTTGTGCATCTGGAATTTCTTTTTGTTGGTTATAGAAATAAGTAGGATTTTCTATGATTTTTTCTACTTCTTCTGGAGAAAGATAATTTTCATTATCTGTTTCTGGAATTTCTTTTTGTTGGTTATAGAAATAAGTAGGATTTTCTATGATTTTTTCTACTTCTTCTGGAGAAAGATAATTATATGATCCTTCTGTTTCTACTCTAGGAGCTGAATTTCCTTTAGCTACTTCAGGTAACTTATCTTTATAATTATATTGTTGTTCTGGATTTTCTATGATTTTTTCTACTTCTTCTGGAGAAAGATAATTTTCATTATCTGTTTCTGGAACTTCTAGAATAGAATCGTAAAAATTTCCAAGATCTCCACCAAGACTATCTAACTCTTCTGGGCCAAGAGGAGTATAATCTCCAGATTGTCTAGGAGCATCAGCTATTTCTGGAACTTCAAGGAGAGAATCATAGAAATTATTGATATTTCCACCAAGACTATCTAATTCTTTCGGACCTAATGGAGTATAACCTTCATATCCATCTCCAGAAGTTTCAGGGAGTTCGAGTTTTTCATCTTCTAACTCAAAATCTCTAGTATCTTCAAGTTTATCTATAAAATCTTCAAGACTTTCAGGTTCAGCTTCCTCTGTACCTTTTAAATCTATCCTTTCATCTTCTAAAGAACTTGATTCATATTCTTTAGTACCCTCTAAGTTTATTCTCTCGTCTTCTAAAGATTTAGGTTCGAATTCTTTAGTTCCGGTTAAATCTATTCTAGTGTCCTCTAACTCAGAAGCCTCATAATCCTTCGTATTTTCTAGATCATCAAGATAATCCTCAAGTTCAGACATCTCAGCTTCTTTAGTTCCAGTTAAGTCTATTCTAGTATCTTCAAGAGAATTATTATCTTCTACACTTAAGTTTTCTCTATAATCCTCTAAAGTAGATATCTCAGACTCTTCAGTATTTTCTAGATCAATTCTTTCATTCTCTAGAGCTTTAGGTTCAGACTCCTTTGTATCTTCTAGGTCTATCCTTTTATCTTCGAGACTTTTAGGTTCGGATTCTTCTGTTCCGGTTAAGTTGATTCTGGCATCTTCTAACTCAGAAGCTTCGTATTCTACAGTACCTTTCAGATCTACCCTAGTATCTTCAAGAGAATTATTATCTTCTACACTTAAGTTTTCTCTATAATCCTCTAAAGTAGATATCTCAGATTCTTCAGTACCTTCCAAATCTATTTTAGTGTTTCCAAGTTCTTCTAATACCTTTACAGTACCTCCAAGAGTTATTTTATCTTCAGGTAAACTCTTTAATTCTTCCCCACTTCTAAGAGACTCTTTATGATTCTCTAATTCATCTAACTCCTCCGGCGTTTTCCTAAGATTTTCCCTATAAGTTTCTAACTCTTTATCTTCTACGGTTCTCTCTAAAGATACTTTGGTTTTAGAAAGTTCAGCATCATCTACTGGATTTCTGAGTTTAACTTTAGTATCTTCAAGTTCTTTTAGATTATCTTTTCCACTATTTAATTTTTCTCTGTGATCTTCTAACTTATCTAATTCCTCCGGCGTTTCTTTAAGATCTTCTCTATAACTAGATAATTCAGAAGTTTCAATTGTTTTTTCTAAAGATATTCGAGTAGTATCTAATTCATTTTTAGAATCTACTTCGAGCTGTTCTTTGTATGATAAATCTTTAAATCCTTCAAGGTCTATTCTTGTTAGATCTAATTCTAGGTTGTGATTATCAATAAGAGATTCTCTTTCTTTTCCTAACTCTAGATCTTTTTCTGGAACCTTAAGATTTTCTTTTGTATTTATATAAAGATTTCTTACATCTCTAACTCCTTCTAGATTTAACTTTTCTGTACCTAGAGATTTTAATTCTTTTGGTTCCTCAGTTAATTCTTCTCGGCGGTCTTCTAGGGTTGGTTCAAGGATATTTTTTTTATTTACTATATCCTCACGATGTTTCTCTAGTTCTGTTTTCCTAGGATCATACAGATTTTCACGTGTCTTTTCTGTATACAACCCATGATTTTCCGCCGAGTCAGAGTTTCTATTATCAGAAAGTGGTTCTCGTGATGATTCTTTATATAGACTTTTAATACCACGAACCCCATCTAATCCCTCTATATAATCTTCGAGAGAATTAATTTCTGGAATCCTCCCTGTTGTTCTTCCAGGGAGTTCTAGATTATCTTTCTCTAGGGAAGTATGATTTTCTTGAGTTGTTCTAATACTTTTAAGATATTTACTAAGAGCTTTTACTTCCTCAGGTCTAGTAAGTTGATCACATCCAGGAATTTTATTTCGCTTCAGAATCTCATTTTCTATATTTCTTTCTCTCATAATTACATATCTAAAGTTTCAATAATACTATTCAATGTATAAATATAGAATACTTCAGCTACTTCAGAGTAACCCATTTTAAGAGATATTTTAAATCTGAATGTATATTTTCCACGAGTATATTGTAATTCATCCCCTACTTCAAGAGATCCATCATCTGTATATACTTCTAGATTATCTCTGTTTCGATTCCATACATCTCTTAGTTCATTCTGATTTAATATCAATATTGTAGTAAATTGATCATAATCGTTCTCTAATGTACTACTTGATGAATATGTACCTCCAAAAACATTTTTCCATTTTGAATTACTCTTTGGTCTGAGTACTACAAATTCAGTCCCAAGAAGTTTTAATTGTAATTTTATATTTTTCATTCCAATAGAATAAAGCCTATTTGCCTTATCTAAGTTTTTTGAAATCATATCCGCCATAATAGTATATATTTAGTTTAAAGATTAATCACAGTCAATAATAGTACAAAATTCTTCTGTATCAATTATCTCACGTATTAATTTATATATCTGTTCAAAAGTAAGAGATCCTGATAGTTTCATTACATATATATCTCTCTCTAGGATCGTAATTGTTCTAATATGAGCTGCCATAGATCTAATGAAATCATCAATTTCGTACTGACTATATTCAAGATCTTTTGGAATATATATTTTAATTGAAGATGGATCAGGATATATACTAATTACATCTTTGGGAATTTTACTAGAAACTTCATAATCCCCGATACGATCTTTATCCAATTTCTCTGTTAATTTCGTTATCATCTTTCTAGCTTGTAAATCTGAAAAATATCGAATTCTAGGTACTATCATTTTTCAAATATATTAGGTTTTACATCAGTTGACATGAATTTTTTTAAGATAAAATCAAATTCATTTCTTGTTTTAATTGTGTAGTTATATACAACTACTTTTCCAGTATCTACCCTATTTACTATCGTTTTTAAGTGATTCCAGAAAATAGAATCAATCTTCTTAAGTTCGTTGGTATCCTCTTTATTTACTGTTATTACGAATATTCCAGAGATCATTGACATATTAATACCTATATCTCCACCAAATTCTCCAACAGTATAATCTAGACCTTCAACATAACGAAGTCTTTTAAGGCTATTTTCTAAGTACTTATTTCCAAAGTCTCCTCGATATGTAGGAATTATATCAGGATCATTAGAAAAAGTTACTGCAGCACTATAAATTAAACCGATAAGATCTTCAGATTTACCGGAAAATAGAAATTTTCCCGTTTTCCCAATAAATTTCTTTAAATCATATTTATTTAAAGACTTAACCGAAAAATCCTTCTGTTCAACTTCCTTAATTCTATTTTCAACTAAAGCTTTGTTATCAAGAAGATTTATTTTTACTCCAAGAGTATTACTGAGTTCCATTATAAAGTTGGCTATAACTTGATAATTTGTAAATACAATAGCCACTGAATAAGAATTATTTCTAGAATTGATTGCATAACTACTATATTCCATCCCTGTATACTTCTTACAGTAATAGTCTAAACTATCTGAAGTCTTTTCCAATTCCTTAGAGGTCATTCCAAAAGTATACATGGTAATGGAATTATCTTGTATTGAAAAATTTAATTTATAAGCTGTTACATTTCGATCATTAAAACTAAACTTCTCATCTATTTTTGCTCTTTTATCTAATGAATCTCCTATAGTTACTCCAGAAGCTCTATAAATACCAAACTCACGACGAATTAATTTATCTACTTCTTGAAATTTAATAGATGACATTGGATTGTGTAAATAGTTTAAGAAGAATTTTAATACTACACCTGCTATAGTTCCATATTTACCTCCAGTTATAGCACCACTGGTAATACTAGCATCTTTTAGGAGACTACCTGTAACTCCTCCAATACCAGCACCAGCTAAGGCAGATTTTCCGATTACTTCTATAGCTCCTGGAACCTTATCCATATCCTTAGGACCTGTATAGTGACCCTCCGGAATTGTATATTGTTTTTGTCTAAATTTTGTCATACCATAAGATTTTTAAAATAATTAGTCGAGCTATTTACTATATCTTCTACAACTCTACCTCCTTTACTATCTACATACTTAGATGCAGCCTTAGACATTTTATCACCAACTCCAATCTTTTTCCACATAGTTTTCTCTGGTTTTCCTACTACACTAACTAAAGCAGATGTTCCAGGAATAGGTACTGTTTTCATAGCTACAGAAGTTATAGGTGCTTCTATAGATGGTTGAATTACTTTAGTATTTACAACTCTTCCTGGATTAATGGCTGCTTGATTTGCCGCCATTTTTACTCCTTCTACCTTATTTAAACCTCTTGCTACTCCAGAAAGAACTTTATTTTGTGTTTTTATGGCAGATCTTTTTGCAGCCATTGGAGCCTTTCTAAGAACTTTTTTATTAAATCCAGCTAATATTCTAGTTCCTGTAAGAGAATACAACTTTCTTTTTATTATCATAATTTTATATATTAAACAAGTAAATCTCCATACCATCCAGATTGGAGTATATAATTATCACACCTAGATCTAAGCTCTTGATATGCAGCGTCGATATTATTAAGAACTTCCAAACCAACATTAGGTAACATTAATGAAGCCTTTAGGTTCCTAATATAGTCTAGTAAATGAGTCATACAGAGATCCATAAAAAATGTACCTCTCGACCCTTCTTCTACATTCAGCCAATAAATAGCTGCTTTAGATGATCCTGGATTAAACGTTTTATCGGGAAGAAAATCTGGAATTATCGGCCGACTACATATTCCTCTAATATAGAATTGATCGTAACTGGGCATATCCATCATAAAAACATAAGGACGTCTATAATCTGTGAAGTAAGTATAGTTTCCTGGAGCTGGATAAGATATAGACCCCACCCTGTACATAGGAATAGAGTTTGGAATTAATATAATCTGATCTTCCGATATTTTACAATCAAGAAATAATGTAAAATTACTCTTAATCTCACAATACCCTTCAAGTCCCATGTTCTCACAACTACACATCTGAGAACGGTTCATTTTCATCTCCAGAATCAATGGCAAGGTATGTTCAAATTCTCTTAACGACTCCTTAATTATCTCCAGTAATATCTCATCTGGACTCAAAAAATCGTTCAAGGCTAAAATTTCATCAAGAGACGTCAAACTTATAAGAGCACTCCTGATAAATAACTTCTTTTTAAGATCTATTAATAATGTTTTATCCATGATATAATACTGGTAATAATTTAGGTTCTACTTTTGTTGTTATATCTTTTCCTTCTTCGAAAAATATCTTTATGATTTCAGGGATTCTATTATTGTCTTTATAAGAAATTCGAAGAAGTTTTATATTATTTTCTTTGCAATATTGTTCTAAACATCTATCTCGGTTAACTTGATTTACGAAATTTTGATATGTGGGTTGAAAGAAAGAAGTAAATTCATAATGTTGTTTTCCATCATACTCTATTATTACATTTAATTTTGGTATGTAAAAATCTAAATAAAATATTCTATTATTTATTATTAATTTATATTGACGAATTATGTTTAAATAATAACTATTTAAAATAGAGTATAAAGAATTTTCCATAAACGAAATACTACTAGTTTTTGAACAATATATACAGTATTTTCCTTCATGTTTTAAAAATATACCTAGTCTAGTAGTATCCCAAATATGATTATGAATATTACATTTTAGTATTAGATATGTATTTTGATAATTAAATTCTTCTTTAAATCCTAAAAATTCTAAAGATATATTATATTTTTTATTTAAATGATTTACTCTATCTATTATTAAGTTATGATATCTTTTCTTTTCCTGTTCACGTTCAAATAATTCTCTACATTTAGGACATAGTATAATATTTCTACTTTTATCAGTCATTAAATAACTATAATAACATGAAAATTTTCCATGTTTATAACAAACTAATTCAACTGGAGAATTATAACCTGTGTAGCTATTATGAATATTACAAAATATTGACGATTCATTTGTAGAAGATGATTTATGAAATTCGATTATATTATTTTCTGCTTCTAAATTAGTTAATTTTCTTTTTTTTCTTTCTTTTGAACATTCAGGACAACCAATTAAATTATTCGAAATAAATCCATTATAGGTCGTTGTTTTCCAAATAATATTATGAATATTACATTTTAAAATCAATTTTGTTGATGAGCCTTTCCAAAAATTTACAAATCCTAAAAAAGATATATTACTCCCTTCATTATTTTTCTTTAATATGGATTTTTGTATTCTTTCTATTGCTATATTTTCTGGAAGTGTTCTTTTTATTTTTGAACATTCAGGACAATGCCATCCATTTAATATAAAACTAGAATATTTTATAATTTTACTTATATTATGTAATTTACATCTTAAAATAATTTTTAATTTTTTTGTAGATATATCTTTTGAATAGTTTTCTAATCCTAGGAATTCAATATCTTTAGTTAATTTTGAAATAATATTATATATTATTTCATCTTTTGTAAATTTTTGCATATTCTATTATTTATAAAGGATAGTATGCCAGATCTCTCCAGCATACTATCATGTTATTTATTATTCAAGGGCTGCTCCTCTAGTATCTTCGTACTCTGAGACTGCAAGTTGCATACCAACGTCGAAAATGTCGTGATATCAATATGTTTGCTAAGTATTATCTACTCATGTTCAGACTATATCTTTTAAAATCTTCATGAAATTTTAATTATACATCTAGTCGTTGAGAAATAGAATTATATCTATTTTTGCTGATTCTTTGGATTTATTAAGTTCCAGCAATTGGTATAATAATCGCATATACTTTACGATGACATATTTCAAAGCTCTCTGGTATCTAACCAAAACGTTAACCACCATTTTATTCTGCATTATTGTTAAACTTAAATATAAGATTAATATTTAAGATCAGACTATATCATTTTAATAAGTACATAGTCGTTGAGAGAAAATTTTTGTAAACTTTCTTTGCTGATTTATTTTATTATCTTCCAGCAATTCTCTTATTTTTCTTGGTAATATAAAAATCCAAGGCGCAATTATTTACGCTGAATTTGAACAGGGTTATTTGTCTCATCGATGATAATACGGTAATCATCGATATTATAAGACATTGGGAGAATAGTTGATTTAAACCAGTAATCGATAGTTCCAATCGCACTTTCCCATAGTTTTGGTGCAATTCTCCAGCCTATATACTGTTTAAGTAGTACAGGCATAGCTTTTGAGATACGAATAGCTAAACGAGAGTTACCTTCATCTGAAACAATATTATCCACACTTTGCTTAGTATAATTCGTTTTAGAAAATTATTTGGTAATTTCGCTAGACTATATCTTGAAAAATAATAAAATTTATTTATCTTTTATACTTAGTCGTTGAGAAAGGATTTATATTAGTAATCCTTTTTGCTGATTTTTATTTTTTTATATAAATCCCAGCAGTTCATAAAAATTCAATTTCAATAAATTGGACAATTTTGTTTATCATTCATGTTCCAAGCATTAGTTTGATAATTCCAGAGTACAGTATTTACTCGTTTAGATAATAGAAGTTGACGAGTTTTTTTATTAAACTCTGTCATAGGTCTCTGATACTGAACAATACCATTAGTTTGTCCAAGTACAGGAGCAAATTCTGCATTATTTCTACGGTTTCTAGCTACAGCTTCCCAGTAAACAACAGCAGGTGAGCAATAATATTTCCATCCAAATGTACCGGAGTCGATATCCCAAGGTGCAGACAGATAGAGTTTATATGAATCTTGTGCTATTTTAGTTGCATTATTAGCGATAGTCATATAATTTGTGCTCTGAACTGTTGATACTGGATAGAAATAGTTAGAATTGATAGCCATATTAGCCAAGTAATTCTGGAAACTTAGTGATGTATTTCCAAGGTCACATAATCCTTCAACCACATAGATTTCCTGAATGTTGATTTCGTCAAGTGCTTTCTTAAGATCCGATTCAGATACATCAAGAATATCTGTTTCAGTTGGATCTACGCCTAATTTTGCATAAACTTGATCTCCACCATTTTCTTGATATTCATAGTACTTATATGAACTTCCAGATCCAACTCGGTAAACATCTCCAACTGACATACCTTTTGAGTTGTAAAGATCAGTCATTGAAGAAACTGTTTGTTTATAAGAACCTGCATTTGGGTCATTAGGATCAAGTTCTACCCATACTTTATCATCAGCTCCGTATCCATAGTAGTTCAATCCAAGCTCTCTCATATCGTCAGGGAGTTGAAGTTGAATCATACTTAGGAGTTCATTGAGTTCTGATACTTCCATATCTCCACGGCCGGTTACTTTACCTATATTAAAGAACTGTACTTCGTCAGAAATATTAGGATCAAGAACAGCGACTTCATAAAAATCTCGCTGTAGGATACTTTCTGACGGTTCTACTGTTCCTTTCTTAGTATAGGTATCTAGAACGGCCGATAGTACCATATAAGGAGAATCAGAGTTTTCGTTCAAAGCGGGGTTAGTTAATTCTTTGGTAACTACTGCATCATGATTAAAACGTCTAATTCTAACTCTCAGATCAGTATTAGAGTTATATTGATTAACTGCATAATATTTCTGTTCTTCGAAACCAGACCAAGCGGAAGCATTAATATCTATAAGTTTTTGATTAGGATTATCACTAGTCCAATCAGGTTCACAAATCACGATATACTGCTTTCCTAGTGGACATCTAGAGTCTGAAGTATCTAGCATATCCTGTCCTAGATAAAGTTCATAGAATACAACTGCCTTTGCTTTATCGGGATCAGTTGTTTCATTTTCAGAGATGATATTATTAGGATCTGTGAAGAATTTATAAGATGGAGAGAAGAATTTATTAGTTTCATTCATTTGATTTACTAAGTCGGGGAGAGTTCTTACATAGTAATCATATTGAGGACCATCATCGGTGGTACGATTACCAAGAATACCTACTCCATTCAAATTAATTGACCATCCATCTTGATCATGTTCTGCATCATCACCATCAATATCAAGAACAAACTTAACGACACCTTTATCAGCATCTCTAAATCCCTTCATTAAAGCACCATCTCTAAGGATATATGTACTATAATCAGTTTTAGTCATGGGTTTAGCGTAGTAGATATCGTTAGCTTTAGATGCTCTACAAACCAGCATAACATTAGAGCCAGCCAATCTATAAGCATTCATCCACATTGTTGCAGCTACATTTTTATCTCCTGTATTATTAGCATCATGATAAAGATTATTCAAGGATGCCATATAATCTTCTGTTAAGTCCCCTGAAGCATAAGTTTTTAAGAATTCAGATTGACTAGAGATCAGTGTAGGAACTGCTGGGCCTGCATCAGAAATTAAAGTCACTCCGATAATTAAACTTTCACCTGCAGTAGGATTAAGAGCTGCGGTATGTACTCTCTCTATAACTTTTACATACGGTTCGAGAGTTTCAGTCCATTGTGCCATAATTTAAATATAATAATTAATTGTTTTATTTAACCAACTTCTACGAGATATACTGGATATTTATTTCTTATAAATTTTTCACATATTCCAGCTATTAAACCAACATCAGCGGTTCCATCAGATATAGTAGTTATAGAAATCTCATTATATCTACTTTTACTTTCTTCTGTTACTGCACTTGAGTTTGGTAGATTTCGTATTATGTTTTTTGTTATATCTTTTAGTTTATTATCTGCTATTGTATTTACTAGAAGTCTAAGTTCACCAGAATTTCTTGTTATAGCTACACTTATTGCTGATTTAAGAGAATCCGCCGTTTTAGGATCTCTTGTAAAATCGGAGCCTTCTTTAAAACCTGTTTTCTTAAGATCCTCTACTACTCTATCCATTAATCTATTGTCAACTGTTAACTTTCTGGAAATAGCCTCATCACCTTTTTTTATAGTACCAACTAAGGCTCCAAGAGCTGCTCCGACTAATGTTCCGGCGGCTACTACTCCAAGTCGTTTAGCAAATGGACTTAGAGCATTTAATTTTCGGAAAGTAGGGTTACTTCCTTCATATTTAATATTTTTAGCATCTTTTCCGGATAATGGTAAACTTAGAGTAGCTACGTTTCCACCAATTATAGCTCCTTTAACAGTATCAGATAATATACTAAAGTCTTTTCTTCTAAATGTAATCATATTATTATCATTTTTCTCGGAAAAGATTTTTTTAAATTTATAAGAGGTTGTCTTTTTAGGTTCTTTTACTTCTACCTCTTTTAAAGTTTTATTAACTCCTCCAAGTGCTTTAGTTAATCTATCCATTGCTTCTAGCTGTTCATCTTGATATTTTTTATCAGAATTTTTTCTAGTAGCATTAATAGCAAGATTAGTTCCAGAAAATCCAGCAGTGGCAGTAGTAATTTTTGCCGTAGGGTTATTTTTATAAAACTCCTTTACATCTCTGATTATTTTCTTTGGTTTAAATTTTGCCATAATTTTTTATTAATTTTAATAGGAATAACCATCTCTTTGAGTCATATTTGTCTTCCAATCCTGTTTTTCTCTTCGTCTAGCCTGTCTCTGAGCATAATTAAGTCTTTTATTATACCATTCATTATTTTCAGCTTGTTTATTTCTATTTCGAAGAGCCATTCCACCTGCTAGAAGACCACCAACAACTAATCCAGTTTTTCCACCTTTACCCATTCTTCCGAGTAAACTACGACCTGCCTTATTCTTTCCAAAAGCTCCAGCTACAGAACCAACTGTTCCACCAAGAGCAGCCCCACCAAGAGCAGCCCCAGCTACAGAACCATATCCAGGAGCCTGTTTTGGTTTTTCAGCAAGAATATCTGAATCCTTCATTCTTTTAAGATTATCAGTATCGTCGTATTTAGTGAATAATTTTCTTTTTATAATCATTGTATTTCTTGATTTTTAGAATCTTGATATTTGAAAGCATCTTTATCTAGAGCCCGAGCTGTTTTATTTACTATTTTCTCTCCAGTTCCCCATGTTGCTCCTAAAACTGCAGCACCGACTGGAATACTACCTGCTAAGGCTGTTTTGGGGTTATCCATAATGAATTTACCTGCTTTTTGAGACCATACTGAACCTGAGTGTTTTCCATATCTATTTAACTGATGACCGAATTTGTATACACCTTTTCGACCACCTCCGCCAGATAAATTAGAAAGTCCACCTAAAATTGTTTGTCCAGGAGTTTTAAATATCTGTGAATTTCTTACAGATTTAGAAGCGCCAGTAAGTAATCTTTTAACTGCCATTACTCCAGGGACTGCATAGTTTCTCTGAGTTAATGCCATCTGATCTTTATATTGAGCTTTTTCAGCAGAGTATCCGAGAGCCATGGGAGCAGAACCTAGAGCAGCCATCGTTATTAACGTTCCTTTATTTTTTTTTGCAGCTTCTCCTAAAACTTTTCCAGTACCTTTTACTGCTTTCATTATAGATCCAGCAGAATAGGTTTTTTCAAGAGGCATTCCATTTTTCTTCATATCTTTTTGAATTGCTTTATCAGTAAGATATGAAGCTCCTGCCATTGTAGCTCCCATCATAGTTCCACCAATCAGCTTATTTTTTCCTTTCCACACAATTTTACCAACATCTTTAGCGAGACCTTTAGCATTTCCTAAAGTTTTATTATTCTTAAGAGTTGCTGTAAGTTTTGCAAAATTTATTTGAGCAAACTGTTTTTGTCCCATTACATCTGCTGCTTGTTGTGCTGCTTGTGGATTATTTTTTGCGTTTTCTGCAATTTTATTTAAAGCTTTGGTCATCTTTCTATTTTGCTCCTCTGCCTGTGCTGCTTGTTCCTCAGCTTGTTTCATTTGATCAGAGCCTTGTTTTAGAGAAAGACCTGTACCAATAGCCCCTGCAGCATTTAAAGCCATTCCCAAAAAAAATTCTTTTTGTCTAAACTTAATCATAATCTAAATCCTCCTATAATTAAGTCTGCATATCTTGACCGGCAGTTTTAAGACCTTTTCCAAGACCTCTAGTAGCTGCAGAACCTAAGAGATAACCAGCTCCCATACCTAAAATACTTCCAAATGGTCCCCCTATCATTGTTCCAATAGTTCCTCCTAATTTAGTAGCTCCTAAAACACCACCAGCGATTCCGGCTACTTTATTATCAAGAGCTTTACCAACTCCTTCTGTAACTCCTCCAAGTGTATTTCCGGCAGCTTCAGTTAGTGCATTGTAACATTTTCTTTTTAATCTGTATCTTGCCATTTACCTCTTCCTCCACGATTTAATTCTTGATTTAATTTTCTCATTTCTTTTCCTAAATTACCGATTCCAGCTAATTCACGTTGAGAAGTATTCATTCTACCCAGTCTATCCATATCTGTATCATATTTTCTCCCTTTAGTGAAACCAAGAGCTGGGTTATTAGTATTTAATATCTTGGTTTGAGAAAATCTCTTTACAATCATCATGCATTAAGTAAATATATTTTATAACCTAATCCGAAGGGTAATATATTCAATGCATTAATAGCATCTTCGATAGATTTGAATTCTAAGACCAATGATCTTGATTTTTTATCATATTTGATAGCCTCTCCAAGCAATTCAGAAACTTCATAAGATAGATCAAAGGAAGGAGAGAATGAACCAGATAGATAGGGATATTGTTTATCACCGCCTTTACTCTTAAATTCTCTTTGCTCTAAAATTGATCCTGGAAATTCTGAATACTTCTTTTCTTTCTTTTTTCCACCTCTTCTTTCTTCAGGATTATCATTCCTAGGTCCAGAAGTGTCTCCTAAAGAAGTATTATTATTTCCTCCATTATTGTTATTATTCCAATTTGGATCACTATCTTTTGGCGCAAATATAGAATGACTTACGTTTAATTGCATATTTCCAAGACGTTTATCATATGTTTTACCTGGAAGTCTAACCTCATCTGGTAACTTTGCTTTGGCACCAATTTTTAGATACATTCTATATTTATCTTTTCCAAACATAGAAGTACTAATTACAAATCTTTCGATTACTACATTATTTCCTCTAAGAACAGGAATTAATGCACTAGTATCTATTACTCCGAATTTATTTCTATCAGAATATCGCATAAGTTTTACATAAAGACTTCTCATTGCATCATATTCTGTAAATTCTTTCTGTCTAAATTTAATCATGCCACAACTGATAAATTATATTTTGTAGCGAGAATTTCTATAATATCAAAAGCTATTCCTAAGTGATCAGTTTCTGCTGTGATTACTCTGGTTTCTTTATTAATATCAGTTATTCTCATTCTAAAAATATCTTTGATTAATTTTTGAGTATAATTGTATAATTCCTTATCCTGTACTTGAATTTGATAATATCCAGACTCATTTTTTATAAATGAAACTAAAACCATAGCCTTAGAATTAACTCTACTAACGCTATCTGCTTGCTCTGGAGTTATAATATTAGGCCGTAATCCTTGTTTCTTTAAATATTCAATAGCGTCCGGCATTAAATTTTGGATAAGGTATTTCTTCTTTCTAAAATTTATCATAACCCTTTGTTTATAATTGTTGTTTCAGTATCAACCGGAACTTCATAATGATAATCTGGATTATTTCGTTCAAACTCTATATTCTGAACTATTTCTTCTAGGAATTTATATCTATCATCAATTACTTCATAGAAAAATAGTTCACATCTGAATTGACATTGATAAGAGAAATTTGAATTATCATCTTGTTGATATGTCTGGTTAAAATCTTCAGTTATTCCTCCCCATTTTATTGCAGCTGTCCATCTTTGTCCATATCTATCTGATGTTTTGAATTCACAGAAATTAGTAAGTAATGTGACATTCATATATCTATTTTTAAAGTCAAAGAATAATGGCATATCAGTACTTCTTAGATAAAATTCAACTGGTATTTTATGCTGCATTACTTTATCATCAGAATACTTAGGATGATTATCTTTCACTGGAGTCTGAAGAAATTGATAAACAACATGTGATGTTTTAGTTAATGTAGTTTCTTTATTAATTCTAACTAACTCTAAACCATAATCATCTAAAATTTTACGTAATTCTAGAATAAATTGATCTTGATAATCTACAGCTCTTATAACATAATCATTATATTTCCTTCTTAATGTAAATATTGTTTCAGATTCAGATTCAAGTGTAACATCATCTGAACTAATTATAATTTTAGGAAAATTTCTTATCTCATAACAGCTTGGTCTAGGTCCAATAGGTTGAAGATATATAAGATTTCCAGAGTAAAACAAGAAATTTATAAACTCAGGATTTTTATAATCTCCTTCCGAAACTACTATTGTTGTATAATTATAGTTTTGGATAACTCTAGATTCTGAGTCATTTACAATAACTATATTAATAGTATGTGGATCATAAGTTAATTTTCTTAACTTAAGTCCATTTAATGTAACATAAGTATTTTTAAATAATTTAGGAAGTCCTGTAGGGAGCATGTCAATTCTTTTTTCAGTACACGGTATTCCTAAAAGATCTGATAAACTTCCAGAAGTACTTCCTGGAGAATAAGTTAGAGTGAGAGTAGATCTTGAAGTATCCTCTACTATAGAGCTTATTTGTCCTTCTTTTACTTGAAAATACCTACATTTATTAGAAGAGAGTTTAAGACCTCTGTAAATTACATCACTCATAAAACTTATTTTAATATTTTAAAATTAATTTTCAGGGATTAACTTCTTCCTTAACTATTAGCTTTATTTTCTGCTGCTAAAAATGTACCAGCACCTAATGCAGCAGTTCCGGCGGCAGCAACACCTAATCCTTTACCTATTCCAATAGTGCCTCTTCCCACAGTAGAAGCTAAATTCTTAAAACCTTTGGCATTTTCTCCTGCTTTAAAAGCTCCTTTTGCTGCAGTCCAATTTGCCGCTGTTTTGGCGAATGGAGAAAATAATCCAAAATTTTTTCTTTTAAGCTTATAAGTTGCCATAATTATTTCATAATTTTTCCAAGTGCCTGCATACCTTTTTGATCAGCTTTTGCATTAAAAGCTTGTTTTGTCATCTGAGATCCTGTTTTCTTTAAAAGTGCATTATCAATTTGTTTAGCTCGTGCAACTCCAAAATCCTTAGCCCCAGACATCATCATTCTATCTCCAACTTTTCCTCCAACAGCTTTACCAGCTTTCATTAGTCCAGTATTAGTTTTAGCCATTATGTTAGCACCAAATGCACCTTTTTTAGCCCCAAGAATGGCTGCACCTGCTGCGAGGCCACCTAAAGCTAATTTTTTCCCAGTACTCATTCCGCCTTTATCATCAGAATATAATTTTCTCTTTAATCTAAATGTACTTGCCATAATTGTAAAAATTAAAAAGAGAAGGAACCTTAAGTCTATAAGACCTAGGGAATCCCTCTCTTTGTTTAAAATCATTTTATTCTTTAGGGATTTGAGAGTTTAACGATCCAAATGATTTTTATGGTTTAATTAGATACCGAATTTGAAAGTAACCTTCTGTACCAATTCAGGAGCCATATACTTAGTACCTTCCTGATAGTAGATACCAGAAGCCATCTGAGTTGGGTTATTGTAGTTACCAATAGTCGGAGTATCAGTCAAAGGCATATAGATACCACGTGCAAGCGGAGCCATCTGACCATCTTTTGTTTTGTGAATTGCATAGAAAGTACCTTCACCCGGAGCTTCAGCAATATCAGTAGAACGAAGTACAGGAATACCATTATACCAACCCAACAGGTCATTGATATAAGTCATCTTAGTATTACGTTCCCATTTACCAATCATTCCACCCTTCTGGAATTGATTAGATGCCATATTACCAGCTACATAGGCAGTAACATCAACACCCTTAACAGCTTTAGTTGCCAATGCACTTTCAACATTAATCAAGTAAGCATCGAACAAGTCAACTCTAGAACGATAATCCATGAACTGACCAGTCATAGCACCCTGAGTCAAATCCAAGTCAGCCATAACGTTACCATTATAACCTTCTTCCAAAGTAGAAACCAATTTATAGTTAATTACCTTAGTATACAATTCACGAAGCTTAGTGAACAAGAAAGTAGCCATATCAGAACCAGTTGCTTTCTTCATAGCACCTAAAGCAGCAATATTATATTCAGCTACCAACATATCAGGTACAGTAGCCAAACCAAGCTGTTGCATCTTAGCGATAAATCTCTTATCATTAGCATGTGCGTTAGAAGCGCCGATAGTGTTACAAGGAGTACCAGTAACATCTTCTTTACCTACAATAGTGATTGATTCAGTAGCAGCATCACCAGCCAAAGCAGTAGCCAAAGTAAATTCTACACGACCATTCAAATAGTTGATAGTACCGTTAGAAATCTTACCAGCAACAGCCATGAAAGCACCCTGACCATTATCGATCAATTCGAATTTTTCAGTTGCAGTAGCAATCTTAACACGTACTGTACCAGGGATAATCTTACGACCAATCAAAGAAGAGTAGTCAGCATTAGTAGTCGGAGTAATATTCAAAGTAAAGTTACCCATAGCTTGAATATCCTGATAGTTATCCGGACCTAAGTTAGGAATAACAGAACGCATATCAGTTACACCCAAAACGTCGAACCAATAGAACAAACCATTAGGCTGATCAAAGTCACGTTCGATAGACATATAACCTGCGAATGAGCTTACATAAGAAGCTACAGAAGCATTGAAATACTGAGTAGACAGCAACGGAGTTTCTGCATAACCAGAGAAAGTCTTCTGCAGCAAATTACCTGCATTACCTAGACCAAACAAATCTTTCATTTCATCGTTACGAGAGAACATCTTAGCATATTCACGAGAACGAAGGTTAGCATCTTCTGCTGATACTGAGCTATTAATAAGAGCCTCCATCATTGAAGGAGTCTGCATCATTTGCAAATACTGTGTATTCATAATATATATAATGTTTTTATTATTTTTAGTTTATGTAAAATGGTTTTTGAGGATAACCATAAACCTATCTATTTATATTTAATTACTTACGAAAACTATTTCCAGTCAACCATGATACTAGAGTATCATTTGTATCACTGAATTTCTTTTCTGAGAACTGAGCTTCCTGAAGATCTTGTTCTTGAGCCTGTGCAGGAGCTTGTTTTGCTTCCATAATTTGCTGAGCTGCTTCTTCTGCTACTGCTTGGATACTTTGAACTGCCTGAAGTGCTTTATCTTCAATAGCTTCAACACTAGTAGCACCACCTTGTGCAGGAGCAACACCTGCCGGAACTGCTACTTCCTGAGGAGCTACAGCATTAGGATCAGCTAAAGGAATTACAGGAGTATTAGGATCTACTTCTCCAGCAGGAACAGGAACTGCACCTACAACATCTGAGAAGAATTTATTAAGAATAGGATCTTCATAATCTCCTGAGAATTTCTTTTCTTCTTTATCAATAGAATGTTCTTCAAGTTTGTCAGCTTCTTCTTCTGATAATGGATGACATTCAATATCATCTTCACTCATAGTAGCCTTAGTAAATTCACCATTTTCCTTATCTTCTATAATTGCTTCTGTAGCTGAAATTGGAGTAATGATTTCTTTATCTGTTTCTACTTTCTTACCAGTTTCAATAGCTTTTTCTACTGGACAATGACCATCTTCTTCAGAGAATAGACGAACCATATATTCAGTAAATTCCTCACCTTCAGAGAAGAATTTAGTTTCTGCCTCATTACAGTAGATATCTTCAGAAAATTCTTTTTCTTCATGATTTTCAACTTTATCTTCTACTGCAATACTGTTTGTTAGATTATCGGCTTCTGCTTCTGAGATAGGATTAACATCAAGAACTTCTTCATCCATCTCAGCTTTAGTAAATTCGCCATTTTCTTTATCCTGTATAACTGCAGTCTTAGAATCGATAGGCGTAATAATTTCTTTATCTGTTTCTACTTGTTCGCCAGTTTGGATTGCGCTTTCAATTTCAGCAGAATCAGCCTCTTCAGAGAACAAACGAATCATATACTGAGTAAGTTCTTCATTTTCTGAGAAAAATTTAGTTTCTGCTTCGTCACACCAAACATCAGAGAATTCTTTTTCTTCTTCCTCATCTTCGTCTTCCTCTTCTTCAGAAACAACGATATGATCTGTCAACTCTTCTGCTTGATCTTCGCTTATCTTTTCAAGCTCCATTTCTTCACCTTCTAAACTAACTTTAGTAAATTCATCTTTATTTTTATCCTGTATAACTGCAGTCTTAGAATCGATAGGTGTAATAACTTCAGAATCTGTTTCAATCTCATCACCATTTTCAATAGCATCTTCAATAGCATCCTGAGTTGCACTAATACTATCTACAGATTCAGAGAAGAAACGACACATAAAGTCTGTATTATCAGCTTGGAATTCAGTTAAGTAAATAGTATGATCTGAAAATTCTGCTTGTTCAGGTTCTCCAAGTTGTTCATCTTCAACTACACCAAGACCATTCAAGAGATCGATAGCATATTCACGAGCGTCTTCGGGGTTATCAAAAATTCTAACTCCTGCTACTCCTTTTTCTGTTAAACTCTGAACTAATTCTTGAGCTGATGCTTCGTCATACTCTGGAGCATCTACAATAACATGATTTACTGGATCTACTCCTACTACAAACAACGGATCAAACTGTTCTGCTTCACTAAAATTCTTAGATTCTAGCTCAGTAACATCCATATCTTCACCATTAAACTCTACCTTTGCTTGATCACCTGTAGATTCTGATGTAACAACTACTTCATTTTCACCAGTTTTCTCTACTTTAAGATCACCTACTTTAGCTGTTTCTTCTGATTCAATAACTTCTGAGAATAATCTTTCACAAAATTCTTGATCTGAGAAAATTCTAAGAACTACGCTATTATCAGTACTTACAGAGAATTCTTTTTCTTCGCATTCTTCTACAGCTTCAGGACCTTCTTGTGCAGTAATTTCTACACTTTCTTCATGACCAGCTGCTGGATTTAAACCACCATCAGGAAGATTTGGTGCAATAACAGCACTACCATCCATATGATTTTCAACTTCCTCGTCAGCTGCACCTACCTGATTACCCGGAGTTACTCCATCCCCTTCCGGATGAAGATATCCCTCGATTTGTTCAGATTGTTCAGCTGGATACATATCATAAGTATCATCCTCATCGGAAGCCTTTTCAACGATAGTAACTTCGCCATTTTCTTTGTCTGTTACTGAAACTTTACCGTCACCGATATTTTCATATTTTACTTCTTCAGTATCAACAGAGCCATTAGCCTTAGCATCTTCAATATCTTTGGCTACTTGCTTTGCTAATTCTTCATCCTTATCCTCTACAGCTGAGAATAGGACTTCCATAAATCTTGTATTTTTCATACTGAGTTTTATAAATATTTTATTTCATTATATCAACTTGATTTCCTTGAATTTTGATTACTCCACGATCAATTAATATATCTATTATATTATCTGGAGCATCATCATATCTCTCTTCTAGGATCTTTGTAAATTCTTTAATTCCCATTGCAGAATTACCAAACTCTATCTTTAAGTCTCCAATAATTCCAGAATCTTTAATCCAATCCTCTACTTCTTCAGTGCTAGAGAACTCAACTTCTTTCATTTCTTCAAGTGGAAGAGAATGAGCTTTTTTAATTAGCATTATACCTTTCGGTCCTAAAGATCCTTTAGATTCTAACATATTAATTATGTCTTCCTTAGGTCCTTCTATTGGGTCTAAATCCAAAATCTTAGTCACTGATACGATTAACTTAGAGAATAATTTAGATTGTAAGAATGCAGTTTCAGGAATAGTAACTTTATTATCTTCATCAATACTAGCAAAACCTTTTTCAACTAAATCTTCGGCGGAAATACCAAATGCCTTAACAACTTCTGATTCATTTAAAGTTTTGCCAGAAAATTCTTTTAATTTTACCTCAAATTCGTTCGACGGTTCTGAAAATTCTTTTTGTACAGCGGCATTATTATCTCCGCCGAATAACGAACGTCTTGAGAATCCTTTTTCTACTTCTTCAATTTTTGATACTTCGACTTGTACAGCTTCAGGAGTATTTTCAGGACTTGGTGTAACTTCTAAAACATTAAATCTATTTACAGCTCCACATTTAGGACATAAGAAGTTAGTTGTAGTGGCTAAAGTATCCATAATATAACCACAATCTCTACACTGAATTTTCTTATATTCTGCCTGAGTTACTCCACCTGAAAATAACTTGCGCCGTGGAGAAATCGAAGAAGAGAATAATTTACGTCTTTCTACTTTCATAATCTTTTTAACTGTTTTCTTCAGGGTTTTCTTCTTCTACTGGCTCTTCTTTCTTCGTACCATTCTTCGGCGCGAATATTTCCTCTAACATTGCATTAACAAAGTCAGAATAAGCAGCTTGAATTTTTTGATATCTTGCCTTAGATATTGCATTAGTTTTAGATACCTCAGACATAGCCATCTTATATGGTAAGAACAATTTTTGTACACTTATCAATGTATTTATAAAATTTATTTATAATTTAGACTATATCTTCTGTCTATTTTGACAGTTTATATACATAGTCGTTGAACAAATCACTTCTTTAGATTTATCTAAGTATGATTTGATGCTGATTTATCTCATTTAGATATTTCCAGCAATTCATATAAAAAACGCATATTATTTACGTACATTCTTACCTAAACTAGAAGCACCAAGTAATGTTCCTGGATTTTTTCCATTCATGATTTCTGGTGTAATCGACTTCATAATATCCAAAAGATCTGTAGTAAACAAAGACTTCATGATTTTAAGTGTTTCTGGATCTATTTTCTCTGGGCCGCCTTGCTGTTTTAGAAGTTGTTTGTAAGATAGAATCAATACACGAAATCTTTGACGAGTTGAATACTTTGATTCACGAATTCTATCTCTTAATGCAATTACTGAGAAATCTTTTTGAACAGGTTCTTCTATTACAGATTCACTAACGATAGTATCTTCTATTGAATTTATTTCAGAATTAAATGAAAATGATTTAGCTTTTAATTGCGTAAACTTTCCATTAATCTTAGAAGACTTTAATAAATCTCCCGAATCGAAGTTAGAAAATTGCTTAACTTTTATTTTTGTATCCTTATAAGCTTCAGGATCATACTCTATATCAAGTTCAGAGAATGTTTTTTCGCTCTCAGAACCATCAATTGAAACTATACCCGCATTTTTCCAAGAAGGGTTTAATGTAAGGTCAGCCCCTTTTAGCGCAACCATACGCTTTAAATAGTCACTTCCGCTAGAATTTTCCCAATATCCCAATTTTTTTTAATATATTGCTTGCTATTAAATTTAGACTATATTATCCTAAAAATCTAGGTTCCATCTTTAGTCGTTGAACATCTCGCTATCTGCTAGATGATGCTGATTTGATTCTAACCTTTCCAGCATTTTATGAAATTTTCTTAAGAACTTATGAATTTCTTAAGTCTCAGTTAATTAAAGAACGACACAGGAAATTCCAATTTTGCAACCATTTTTAAGAAGGCCCTTTACTCTTCTGATTCTTTGTATAGCTTCATCGTCTAGGCCATCTTCGGAGAGAACCTCAAACTCCCCATAGCACCAGCCGTCATTTTCGAACCAAACTTTAGTTAACACATGTGTAGGTGAACTTTCGCCAATTAATAACTTAACCTAATTGATTTTAAAATCAATAATAGACTATATTATCTAAGAATTAATCGGTATTCTTAGTGTTTACTCTAGTCGTTGAGAAATAGATTTTATTATCTATTTTTGCTGATTTAATTTATTATTTTTTCCAGCAATTAAAAACATTTTCATAAACTTTTTATCTATGCCTCTCATTATTAGCAATAAAGGAGATCATCTTTCCCTATAGTCTTAGATACTGCAGGACCACCATTTTTGGCAGATGATAGATTTCTGGCTAAGTGTGTTAATGTTCCAAAGAGCTTTCTATCCTCTAAGGCTTGTTTAAACTCTTGGCTACTAAAGAAAGATTCCGCAACATCTCGAGGTATCATACTACTGTCAGATGCAGGTAGCATTGTCGAAAACAATTTTGCAATAAATTTCATATTTCAATTTAAATTTTATATTATTTTCCTTTTGTAGTTTCATATAAAAGATTATAATCTACTAAAGTACTTGGATCAATATTTTCAAAAACTACTTTATTTAAAAATTCAGAAACTCTTTTAAAAGAACTTATAGTGTAAGGAATTTCTACCAACATTATATTATTCTGTTTGCAATAAATTCTTACATTTTCATCTCTTCTTTTTTGGTCATCAAAAAGATTTTTATCATATTTGTGATATAGTGAAAAATATGTATAATGCTGAATTCCATTATATTCAATCCATATGGTTTTCCCACCATAGTTAATAATAAAATCAATCATAACATAATCTCTACACCTGCCCTCTATTCCACTTACTTTAGTATTCCACTTATAATCCAATATTTTATCTGAATTTTTATTAATCCAAAGCTCTACTAATCGTTCTCCCTTTGATTTAGTAACAGTACTAGGATCTGTAAGTCCATGATATAATAAATTCTCTGGATCTTGTTTAAATATAGTATTTGTTTCCAGATCTAAAATTTCCACAGTAGTCTTGCAATTGATAAAGTTAGATATTAACTTATACTTTCCAATTCCATAAATATTATCCAACCTATTTTGAAAGTCTTGATTAGAAAACTTTCTATCTTCTTTTATAGAATTAGTATTACAAACTGGACACCCACCATGAGAACTTTCTAAATGTGTTTTTGCTAAAACTGAAAAAGTTGTTCCGCACTTATTACATTTAAAAGTCATTTTATCAATTCTTCCAGTATATTCAGATAAATATTCAAAGGAATTTTCTCCAAACTTAGCTTTTGATTCTGTAATATAAGTTTCTGTTGTCTTTAATCTACTCGAATGATATTCTTTATTACTAAGCGTTATTTTTCTAAGTTTAGCAGCATAATACCTACAATTTAGCCCTCTTGAAATAAAATCTGAATACGTAGTATAGTATTTTTCATATTCATTATTATCATTTAAATACTGTAAACATATTTCATCTGTAAGTTTTTCGATTATTTTAGGTACTAAATCATAATTATATACTATGTCTATAAAACTACCCTCCCGAGATTTAATAAATATATCCATTAAATCCTCTTTAACCATAACACCCGTAAATACATAATCATTATCTAACAATAATTGATCTTTTATATAACTTTTTGTATTTGGTAATTTATTTTTATAATAAACTTCTATTATTTTATCTACCCAAAGTTCTGAATACATATCAGATGGTTGTAATTTAAGTAACCATCTATTTTCCCAGTCCCTAAAAGTTATATTTAATTTTTGTAATTTCTTAAAAACTGAATTTCTCATCTTTTCTAGTACCTAATTCTGGAACATACGTATAATAGTTTAATCTCCCACTATCATTTCTTCTGGGAAGTTTTACTCTCATTACTATTGGACAAGAATACTCTAAAGGTACTGGTAATAATTTAGTATCTATCATGAATTAAATTTTATAGCTTCCCGAGATATCAAACTATCCTTGTATTATTAACATGTCATCCTTAGTAGTGGAAGAGTAACTCGCGACTTTTACTCTTCCTAAAGGTTTATAATTCATGTTAGTAATTCCACGATATCTCATCGTCTATTTATCTAGGTCGAGATGACACGGCTCAAACGTGCGACTTCTTGGTCCCAAACCAAGCGTTCTATCTACTGAACTACATCTCGAATCTATTCTATTTATTCTTCTTTCTTTTTTCATTCCATTTTCGAATAGCTATTTTCCCTGATACATATGCACCACCAATAGGAAGTGCTGCAATAGTTCCTGCGATAGCTGCTTGTTTTGTTTTTCCAGCTTTTGCAAGTTTGGCAGCAACAACTCCAGGAACAATATCAGATGTTCCAAGAATTATAGCTTCATCTGGGTGTTTCTTTACATACTCCACCACCTTCTTACCAGTTTCTTTAGGATGAGTTACTGTATGTTCAATAGATTTTCCTATTTCTTTAACTTTATCAGTAACTTTACTAAATCTTTTAACTCTCAACATAGTTTTTATTAGTTATTATTATTTTCTTTCGTTGAACTATCCTGACTCGAACAGGAAATCCCAGAACCAAAATCTGGTGTATTGCCAATTATACTATAGTTCAATCATTTCTCCATAAAATATATTTTTGGAGTTTCTGATATAATTTCAAATCCAAGTTTCTTATATAAATTTATCGCATTTATATTTTTCTTTGATACTGTAAGTTTATTAGCCCCAGAAGAATTTATCAAATCAGTTGCTATTCCTTTTCCTCTATACCCCGGAGAAACTTCTAGAGCAATAATAGTATCTTCTTCGCACGCTATATATCCCACCAACTCATCTTTGGCTGGGTTTATTAATAATTTTCCAGCCGTTTTTCCTGGTGTATTTCTTGCGTGCTTTAACATATTCTCCTGTGACTTATATTTTTCTATATTTTCTTTGGTCCAGGGAAGTTCTTTATATTTTTGTTTTCGTAGTATTATCATAAGCTCTAAAAACCTTATATGTGTAATAATAAATATAGAAAATTATGAAAAATTTAAAAGTAGGAGATAAAGTTAAATCTCGTAAAACAGGATTTTATGGAGTAGTAACTGATGTAGATATTACTCCTAATAAATTATTTGTTAAAGTTAAATTAATGTTAAACGATAGAGAAGTAGAAATTCCAAAAAGCGTTCTGGATTATGTTACTCCAGAAGAATGGGAATTTGTAAAACGTATGGAAGAAAGAGATTGAAATATATCTCTTTTCTTTTTTTTCTGTTCCTAGGACTTGATCGAACAATAGACCACTTTCCTCTGGCCATCCTAGGAATTGATTATATATTATGGAAAAAGAATCTTAAAATATATTTTCCAACATGTTTTGAAGTTCTTTTTGTGACTCTTCTCTTGGATCCGCTGTTATTTTAGTAAGAGATTCGAGTTGTTTAGCTATTCCTGAAGAATATCCCATTTCTTCGCCCTCATCTAAAAATTGCTTTAGCCCATATAGACTCTGACATAAAGCATCCCAAATATCTTTAGATCCTACACCGTTATTATTATCAAATATTGTAGGATTCTGAGTAGCTTTTTTTGGATGGTCTACTTTAGATTTTCCTGTCTTAGTAGTAACATATTTTAAATCATATGCTTCTCTTTGCAATCTCTTATGAACAGGAACTTCTAACAGTTCATTGTTTATTATATTCTTTGCATATAAACTAGGCTCAGAAGGACTATTATCAGTACTTATATTTAAAGTTTTTATACCTTCTCTTTCACAATCCTGAAGAATTTGCCGTGAAAACGCTTGATCCGCACTTACTACTATATTAAATCTCTTTTTCAATGCCAATATTAAATCAAATATATGAAAAAGAGATGTTTGTTGACCCTCTTTTCGAGATACTCCTAATAAAAAATGACATCTAAATCTTGGTAATTTTGTATCATTAATTATCTCCCAGTGATCAAAACTAGAAAATGCTAATCCAGTTATATCAGAAGTAACCCCTAAATCGAGTCCTAAAACGCCAAAAGTTCCTCTAGGTAATATAGATATCATAGGTTCAACCTTAGATATCAATCTATCAGTTTTATCATAAAAATCAACTACAACAACTTCTGGAATTCTATTTCTTATAGTTGAACAATTCTTTAAGTGCTCTACTGTTCCACCAAAAAAGTTATCATTAGATGAAACAGATACACCTGCTTTATCCATTAAAGCGGTATATATGGAGGTTTTGAACTCAGGTAATAATTGAATAGGAACTTTCAATACTTTATCCGGATCTTGATCAAAACCTAATTTATAATCCTCTGGTAATATTTGTGGTGGATATAACCCATCTCCACTATAAACAGAAAAAGTTTTACCATTACTTTTTTGGTAATCCTGCGGTTTCACGGCCCAATGTGAGGGCGCACAGTTCCATGTTAATTTAGGATCTGTATTATCCAAGAACCAGTTTGTAACCGAGGAACTCCCTTTTGCACTTGAGTCAATAATAAATTGTCCTACTTTTGTGATAGCATCATCATTAAAACGAGAAGTGAAGCGAATTAGAGAACTTGATACTCTTCCCTGTGCAGACTCCTGATTATCCCAAAAATTTATTTCTCCCATCAAAAAGAAGACTACGTCGCTACCCAAACCTCCTCCTCCACGAGGACCAGATGTAATTATTTTAAACTTGAAATTTGGTGTTATGTTCTTAAAAAATGGAGAAAATTCTAAAACTTCTCTATTAAACCAATTCTTGAACTCAATTATCGCTGTTTCTTCCGATCGGTGGAATATAACAGCTGAGAAAGGTTTAGGAGATAGTTTCAGTGTTCTACTAGGATTCTTCATACATAACATTCTAGCATAAGTTTCTGCAAGGCATAATCTTGAAATTGTTGATTTACCTATTCCAATTGCACCTGATAGTACTAGAAAGGGCTTAGCTGTAAATACTTCATTTGGAAATATCGTAGGTAAAGAATCTTTCCAAAATTGAAATAAATTATTTCCATGATCAAAGAACTTCTCCCCCCCTAAATAATAATCATCAGAATATAATCTTTGTATACTTGGTGGAATTCTATTGTATCCATGTATTTTACAAAACACTAATAATTTTTCATGTTCTGTAAGATTTGTAAATTGATCCTTAAGATCTATAGTAGCCAAGTCTTTTTCTATATTTTTAGTAGGATCTGTATGATTTATAAAATTATTATCCATCTTGATCCTCCTTTCTATACTTAATTTCTGGTAATTTTCCTATTACAGTATTTACATCCTCATGATTTATAAAAATTCTTTTTATTATATTAAATACCTTATCATAATTTTGTAATTTAGTATAAGGAATTTCAATATAAATAATATTATTGGACATACTATAATCGGATATAGATTTATCTCTTTTTAATCTTTCCTTAAATTCAGAAGTGGTAGCATAAAAATACGGTTTATCTATATAATGTTGCTGTCCATTAACTTCTATAAAATATTTTAAACCATTGTATTCAACATAATAGTCTACTAATATATAATTTCTAATATCTGATATTTCTAAATCTTCTCCTTTAATTTTAT